TAATTAATGGTCAGAAAACGGTCGAAACCCGCTCCTATCGACTCCCCACAAGATTAGAGGGAGTTGAGTTGGCACTAATTGAAACTCCGGGGAAATCGGCTAAGTTTAAGAGTAGAATTATCGGAACCATAACTTTTAGTCATTGTTTTCAATATCAGAATAAAGGTCACTGGGCTTTTGATTATGAAAGACATTGTGTTCATATTACTAATGAGTATGGTTGGAAAGATGATAAGCCTAAGTTTGGATGGGTTGTAAAATCTGTCAATAAATTTGAAAATCCAGTTGACCCTCCAGTTAAACGTGGTATAATTTACGCTAAAGACTGCCTTTTGGAGAAATTTACATGAGATGGGTTTTTATTGTGGCTAGAAATTCAACTATCGAACAAGTGAAAGTATTTGACGATTATTTTCAGGGAGAGATTCATGCTAATGAGTATCTTAGGATAGGATTTGGGGTCAATGAAGTTGATTTTCCAGAATATCGTAAGGGAGAGTATTATCAAAGTGCTGATTCTGGAGTGAGCGTTGGTCTTTATAAGGACAATACCTAAAAATTCAAGTTGACTGCTGAGTATGACGATGTATAATGCAAGGGTATCGAAAGGTTATTTTAACAAACACAAACCGGAGTTTTATTATGAGCGTTTTTAAGATTAGTGTTTTGGTTGCTGCTTTTTTGAGCTTTGCTCTTAGTGTTGGTCTTTGGTTCAGTGGTATGCCAGAGGCTAAAGATAGTGGACTTTTTGTAGGTTTGTGGGTTCCTAGTATTCTTAGTCTTGGTAATCTATTCTCTTATAAGGGAGATTAATCATGGAAATGTTTATTTTTTTTGCAGGACTGATTATTGTTTTGATTGTTAGTTCTGGTTTAGCTATTAGTATTTTGTTTTTGGGTGACATGAATCCAGACTCTAAACAAAATCGAAGAGTTAATTATACGTTGTCTGATCTGAAAGACAGTGATAATCTTAAAAAACTCATAGCAGAAGTAAAGGACTACAAAGAAAAAGTTCCTAGTTGATTTTTAAAGTTGGTTGTTGACAAAAACCGATACTCTAGTATAGTAGGGCATACCTTGGAGAAAATCTAATGAGTCCAACAGTTAAACAAAAAGTTCAAAATTTACTTGATAAGTATTTTATTGGTCAGAACAACTGCGAGTTGGTTATTAAACAAGATGATCTGAATAGTTTTTTGTCAGAGTATAATACTATTATTATCACTCGCACAGTGGAAGTTTGTGGTCTACACTAATTATATTGGAGAAAAACATGACAGTTCAACAGCTTCGTAATAATGGATATAAGGTTAGGGTTCTTCATAATAGACTTTATAATGGTAGATTTAAGTGGCAAAATCGTAAAATGGTTTTTGAATCGCCCAATCGTGTTATGTATAGAGTTGATAGTTCTATTGAACCAGATACTAAAGGTGGTTCCACACACATTATAATTGATAGTCCATCTGGCGATCATTATGAAGGAGTAGCTCTTTGTAGTATTAAGGATAACTACAATAAGAAACTGGGCGTTAGAATTGCTCTTGGGCGATGCAATATTAAACAACCTATTTATGTTAAAGTTGAGGTTGAAAATGACTAATGAAGAAAAACTTGAAGAAATTAAGCTAATGTGCTTGGGCATTATGCAAAAATGGAGCCAAAAATCTTCATATAATGATCCTTATGAAGATGGTAGAATTGTTGGTCGATCCACATTAGCAGAAACTATTCTGGAGATCATTAATAATGGCTAAAAATTTTGAAGATTTGATGAAGAAAACTTGTTCCAAAGATGTGATCGTTCAAGGATACAAGAAAACTATGAACTATTTTGCAGAATATATTGGACTTCATAAGAATGAATACAATTTATTGCCGGATGGTTTTTCTAAAATTACAACCAAGGGAAAGAAACCAAAAAGGCGTGACCCGTCACGAAGATGGTAATGAGAACGTATAAAGAAAAAACTATAAAAGTTGTTGATACGATCATGTGTGATGTCTGTGGCAAAAATTGCACAGATGATTATGGTAATCATGAAAATGCCACGCTTGAAGCTTTGTGGGGATATTCAAGTCGTAAAGATAATCAAAGATTTGAAATTCATCTTTGTGAATATTGCTTTGATGAAACACTAGACCTTTTGAAAAAGAAAAGAAAAAGTATTTTGGGGCCGTTTAGTTATCCTTATGAAATTGACCCTTTGGATGGAGTATGAATAATTCAATAACTCTTGTCGGGGATATCCACGGCAAATATAAGCGTATGCACGAAATTATTCGTGAGAAAAACAAACACGAATATATAGTTGCTTTAGGCGATGTAGGATTTGACTTTTCCACATTGAATAATGTTGATCCAGATAAATTCAAAATTGTTGGTGGCAACCATGACAATTATGATAAAATAATTAACATTCCCCATTACTTGGGAGATTATGGATATACAACTCTTAATGGAATATCATTCTATTTTTATAGAGGAGCCTATTCTATTGATCGTCAATATCGTACTATAGGTATTGACTGGTGGGAGGATGAACAAAATAATATTGAAACTTTTATGAAAGCTAGAGAACTATACAGAGAGATCAAGCCAGATATTTTTTTAGCTCATGCTTGTCCAGATTTTATGGTTCCTGAATATATAGGACCATATGCCAAAAGATATGAGAATATTACTGGCTGGGCTTTAGGAGAATTGTATAAAATTCATCAACCAAAGCTTTTTATTCATGGTCATTATCATGTTAGTAAGAATACCCAATATGGGGACACTAAATTTGTTTGCCTTAATGAATTAGAAACCTATAAAATATGATTTTTGGTGTATGGATATATGTACCCAATCATAACACAGGATCTTAAAAAATGGAAAAGACATTAAAAAAGCTATTCATAACAGAGCAAAAATCTGCACCAGAAATTGCCAAAATATTAGGATTTACTACAAATCAGATATATGGTAAATTGAGTAAATATGGTATAAGAAAAAACAAACCCAGAGTTACTCAATGGTTCAATAAGACGTTGAAAAATTTAACAGATGAAGATATTTACTTGTTGGGATTTTTATGGGCAGATGGATATTTAAATGCTCAAAATGCTAAAACAAATAACTATCACAATCTACAATGTACAATAGTTTATAATGATTTCCTAGATCTTAAACCAATCTTTAATAAGGTAGGTAATTGGGGAGAATACATAAAAGAAGCAAGTATAAAAGATGGAGTATGTAGACAAAAATCAATTATTTTAACAATAAGCGATACTAAGTGGAACAGTATATTATGCTCTGTAGATTTTGACAAGAAAGGATATGTTTCTCCAACCAAGCTATTAAAAAAAATACCAAAAAAGAAACACTATCTTTTTTATAGAGGATATGTTGATGGTGATGGCTGTTTTTACATCACAGATAAAGCAAAACATTTTTTTATAGGTAGTACATATAATCAAGATTGGTCACATATAGAATCTTTATTTACAAAGTTGAAAATTAAACACTACAAAATAAAAAAATATGTATCAAAAACTGGCTATAAAGATTCAAGAATCAGAATTTCTAGTATTGATGGTATTGAAAAAATAGCAAAGTACCTCTATCAAGATAGATTAGATATGGGACTAAAAAGAAAATACGAGAAAGTTAAAGTTTATTGTTGACAAATGACTATAAAGAGATACAATCAGAATGTTGATGCCGAAAGGTCGGGGTAGCGGGTATCCTCACAATCAACTTCCGTAGGTTTTGTTTGCAGAAAAGTTTTCGTAAATTAACCAAAACCAATTCTGCTTTAATATAAGGAATAATTATGAGTGAAGATGAAAGGTTTGTCCTATTTTGGCTATACAATACCGTTGCTAAAAAGATGCCAGAAAATCCCTATGGTTCTAATGATATTATACTGAATGGAATTAATATTACAGAAACCGTTAGAGAATTACCTAAAGATAGGATATTTATATGAGAGACTCCAATAAACTAACTTATGACGAGTTAGTTCAAATAAATGACGAACTAAGATATATCATAGCTGACTTGAAAAAAGAAAAAGCAGAATTTGAAAAATGCACAGCCAGAGTTTATTCACCTAATAAAAGTTATAAAGACTTAGAAGAAAAACTAGCAAACTCAGAAGAGCAAAGAAAAAAAGATATAGATGAATTATGGACAACAAGAATAATCCCTTTACAAAAGAAAACTGAAGAACAAGATATTAAACTTAATAATGCATTTAAGTCTGATCTTAATAATTTGCAACGAATTAAAGACTTGGAAAGAGTGATAGAGAAACAAAATGTTGTTATTAATCTTGCTGCTGGCTACATTAGTTCAACTCCTCAGTTTAGTAATGAGCATCCTATCAATGTAAAAAAGTGGTTGATGGGAGGAATGGAGTGAAATATATTTGTTTATTGATTCTAATACTAATGCCTATTGGTCAACACTATACTTTACAGCATAATACTCCAGTATGGTTTTGTATTCCAGATGAACTAGGTTGGACAAGAGGTAATGTGGTATACTTATGGGGATATTACCCCATGATACATAGCGAAATAGGATTAATGGAATTTAATGATGTTATATGGGAAACAAGATATGAATAAATATAAAATATGTAAATTTGTTAATGATAACGATGAAGAATGGTATCAAATTTTAAAAAAGGGATGGTTATTCTGGTCTTATATGTCATCGTATACAGGAGTTGGGCCGCTTAGAACCATTGATAAATTCTCTAATATAGAACAAGCACAAAAACATATTAATGATGATATAAAATACGATAAACGTAAAATAATTAAGAAAGTAGAGTGTTTTGATTATGGACTTTAAAAACTATACTGATCCAGTAACTACTTTTGTGGTTTTTTTCGTAGCCAGTTTTGCCGTATTGGGAGTAATAACGGCATTATGTTTGATTGGACTAGGAATATGGAAATTTGTGGAGTTAATATCGTGAATACTAAAATAGAACCCTATCAACAGCTTCTTATAGTATCCGCTATAATTTTGTTCATATTATCATTTTTTATACCTGAAAAATATAACTTATATGACTATCTAAAATCTATACGATTACAATCTTATAACGAGAAACATAAAGAAATCTTCATCAAATGCTTGTATTGTAAAGGTACTGGGGAACGAGAAGAAGATGTTAATGAACTAATGTATCAAGCCAAAATGGCATTATGGTTCAATAAACACATCAATATTGACAGATGCAAAGTTTGTGATATGATTGAAGACAAAGATCAATATCCTTTTGGTGGTAAATTTCTTTGTTCATTAGCTCAAACCACATTTATGAATATGATGAAAGAATATGCTGAGATGGGGCCAAAAGTAGAAAAAACAGGCTGTAGTAAATGTATGGGTATGGGAACATTCTCAAGTTTTGATATGAAAACAGGAAAGTATTTAACTCAAGAAGAATACGAACTTAAAGAAAAGGCTAAATCAAATGACTGAAGATGAAAAATTTGCAATTTTTTGGTGTTTTAATCGGGCTATGGAACGTGTAGAACAAAGTATAGTCACCGATTATAGAGATATTATTGTTGATGGTGTTAATATACATGAAACAATAAAAGAATTACTACAGGATAGGCTGTTTGTATGAGCGAAGAACTACCAGACAGTAAAATACCTTGGTTTGATAATGAGTATGAGGGTGTGTATAGTGATGATCCAGAACATGGATACCCATATGATATGGGAACAAAAGTACAGGAATAACTATGCTTAAAAACAAGAACCCAATGTTTGATATGGACAATTATATTAATCAGTTACAAAAGACTATTGATCAACAAAAATATATCATAGAATCTCTTAAGACTGAGATTAAAACTCAAAGAAAAGAAATAGCAGCACTACGTGAAGAGCGTAGGCATTTCCTAAAAGATGATCAACCACCAAATTTTGACTACAACCCATCAATTGAGTAAATTATTATGAATGAAAATGCTACACCATTAGATGCTATAATTGATTTTGCTTTGAAGTCTGGCGCTAGTTTATTTATTACAAACAACGCCAAAGATGAACTAAAGAGACTGCGTGAAGAGGTCGATAATCTTCATAGTCAGCTTGACAAACCAGTAGCATGGGCTAGAATAAACAAACGAGGAGACTTGTATGATCTTAGACTATGTTTAAACCCATACATCAATCCCCAAGAAATCGTACCACTTTACGCAAACAGAAAAGGATACAACAATGAAACTTGAAGTTTATAGCATTGGCAGCAAGGTTAAGCTGGCAGAGGACGTTTATGGAACTATAAATAGTATTGCTATTCATGGTGATAATAGCGTAACATATGAATGCGGATGGTGGAATGGTCGCTCATACGATACTAGATGGTTTTATAATGATCAAATTGAAGTAACAATTGCTGAAAAGACAAAGATAGGTTTTGCTTGAAAGCGGCCCCATAGTTAAATGGATATAACAACTTTCTTCTAAAAAGTGATTAGGGGTTCGATTCCTCTTGGGGCTATAATATGTTTGAACCAGAATGGATGGAATATTTTCAAAGAGAATCACCATTTTCGTATTATTGTGTTATATTTTTATGGTACTTAGCCAAGATACTATTTTATTTTTCTTATCTAGTTCTACTGTTTCTTTTAATGGTTCCTTTCTTTATGATATATTCTGGCACCAAAGCAATTAAAATTAAACTAATAGAAGACAAGCATCATAAAAAACTACGCAAAGAAAAAGAAAAGCATCAAGAGATTCATCAAAAATTATATTTTGACCATTTAGATAAAAATATAAACAAGAAGAAAAAACACTAATGAAAATACAAACAACAGCAACATATGAGTATGATCTTGTGCGTACTTGTTTTGCTTGCCCAGAACAATACGAAGTATATGATAAAAATAATAAACGAGTTGGGTATCTCAGACTCAGACATGGAGAATTTACAGCGGAGTATCCATACTGTGGCGGGAAAACAGTTTATGAGTCGTATCCAGATGGAGATGGAATCTTTGAAGAATATGAAAGAATGTTTGAACTAACAAAAGCTATAGAAGCAATTCATGCACAGCTAGTTATAGATAATAAAATATGATAGCACAAGTTTCTATAGTTCGTCGCCCAATATGTCCGACATTTATTCATGATGACACAACAAGAATAATAGTATGTTTAATTGGATTAATTGTTTGCTGCACGATCTTTTACAAGATAGCAAAAAATTTTAATAAGTAATTGAAAGGAACAGTATGTATATACCAAGTGTTGATGATCTTAGGAATATGGGATATAAGGTGAAAGTTATTCATCAGAGAAATAAGGATAATGATGGCACAATCATGACAAAGGGTGGAAAAACAATTATTTTTATTACTGATGAACATGGGAATACTATTGAATCTCATGCAAGGTGTTCAAGTTTAGACGGTTTTAATAAGAAGCTTGGTATTAGAATTGCTATCGGGAGGGCTTTAAGTCAGATAAATAAATAAATAGGTGTATTATAATTTAGGGACGAATATTCCTTAACATAGGAGTCTCTATGAGTAAATCAAGTTTAACAACCGTGTTATTACTATCATGTTTAATGTTTATGGCAAGTGTTCAAGCAAAAGATAATAGAAAAGTATTAATAGTATTTTCAGCATCTTGGTGCCAATCGTGCCAAATTGCTAAAAATGACATGGAAGTTGATGAGAATCTTGTAGAAACTTTGAAAAATTATGAGATCATCGAAGCGGATTATGATGTTGACAAAGACCTAGTACAAGGCTATAATATCAAAACGATACCAACGTTTGTGGTATATAGCGGTGGAAAAGAAATTAAAAGAAAAGTTGGATATGACGGGAGAGCTAAAGGATTGAATAGCTTTCTCAAATAAGAAAGAGGGCCAGTAAAGGTATCGACAGGTAAAATAGATATAAACTGCATTAACTGGTTAATCGAATGGCCAGTATAAAAATCGATTAAAACTGTTAATTGGCGAAGTAACTCTCGCTCTCGCTGCCTAATTAATTAGGTAATGAGTGGGGCGGCATGAGCCTTATTACCAAATCATGCTGACGCAGATAATCTGATATGGTAGCCTTACCAGACATAAATAGGGATGATGATTGTACTCAATCTGACTCAGATAATTCTGATAGCTTTGTTAATTGTGCGATAACAACTAACTAATAATGTAGAAGTTTATATTGATGTTTATTCTGGACAGGGGTTCGACTCCCCTCTGGTCCACTGTTTTGGTTTGAACCACATGGATGTGGTATAGTTTTTAACTTAGGAGAATTTATGAAGACTTTTATTACATGTGTTGCTCTTTGTTTTTGTGTCAACGCCGCTAGTGCTGGCGAATGTGTTAATGGTAGCTGTAATCTTCGCAGCCGTACTGTTACCGTAGCCCGTGAGCTTATTAGTGTTCCTGTTGAGGTAACACGACGCACGGTGGAGGCTACACGAAATGTTGGTCGCCGCACGGTAGCTCGCGTTCGAAGCGTTGTTCGTTGATTCTAATGTGGTTCTCACATAAAGGTTGAGATTAAATCTGACGCCGATTCCCCAATAAGGAAATAAAAGCAGAGCCACGTTCAAACTGGTACAATATGTCTGGAACCAAAGCTTAGGTATAACTTTTATGATTACTTACCGATAGTGAGGTAATGATGTTTTATTGGGGTAGTTATCGACCTATACTGAGATTGATCAATCAATTGCGAAAAATGGATATGCGAACAATCCATCCAATAGCATTTAAATCCACGCTTGTTCGTAAAAAAGAGGGTAACATGTCACTAGTTTATAATGTAACCGCTGGGCCAGTTGTAGATAACGATGTTGTCGAGCGTAGGCTAACAGTAACTGTTAATGGTGAAGTATCACAGGTAGCCACAAACTCAAATGATACTACTTCATTCGGAGAGTTTTCCTTTGCAGAAAATGACAACGTTGTTCTAACACTGGTTGACGTTGATGATGCTGGAAACGTAAGTTCCCCAGCAGTATTAGAGTTTACCGCTGCCGATACCATTCCTCCAGCAAAGCCGGGAGAATTTGGAGTAACTTTGGTACGAGAAGAGTAAAAAAGTCAATTTATTGGCACAGATAAGGGGATAGCCAATTGGCTATCCCTTTACTGTTATATGGAAAGGTGTATATAGTATTGGTAATTTCATAACTGGCACCGAAAGGATATCGCCATGAAAAAGCTAATATTAATACTTTTCTGTCTATTTCTAGAGAATAATTTGATAGCTGGCACAATAGATCAAAACGTGCCAGATTCTAAATATGTTGAATATGGCGATAAGCATGAGTCAGTAGTAAAGCAAGAAGGAAATCACGACAACAAGGATAATACATATTTTTACGCATCAGCAGTAATTATTAAACCTAGATGGTTATTAACCGCCGCCCACGTAATTAAAGGTAGTAAAAATTGTAGAATTGTTGTTGGTAAAAAAACTATACCAATAGACTTCATAAAGCATCACGCCTCATATGAAGAAAATAAATTTGGAAAATACGATATTGGAATAGGGCATTTAAAAGAAGATGCTGACATATCTTTTTATCCAGAATTATATAGTAAAAATGACGAAGTTGGTAAGATTTGTAGCATGGCTGGATATGGTATTACTGGAACATTTCAAAGCACAGAAAGAAAAGTAGACGATCTAAAAAGAGCGGGATCAAATATAATAGAAGCAACCGACAAAGACTTATTGATATGTTCTTTAAAGGATGGCCCAAGAACCAGTTTAGAATTCTTAATATGTCATGGTGACAGTGGTGGTGGTTTATTCATAGATAAAAAACTAGCAGGAATAAATTCTTGTATTCTTACGGAAGATAAAAAATTAGATTCAAATATTAATGATTGGTCAGGACACACCAGAGTTAGTTTATTTATTGATTGGATAAAAGAGGTAATGGATACCATAGAAAAGGCAGAACAAGCCAAACCATGATTTTTCAAAAACTACTACAGTATTTTTTCAGAACAGACGAATATGGTGCTAGGTCGCCACGATGGGCTATAATAAGGAGAGAGCATCTAGAAAATAATCCACGCTGTGCAGCATGTGGAAGAAATAAAAAGATAGAGGTTCATCATATAAAACCATTTCATTTAAATCCAGAATTAGAATTAGATCCAAATAATTTGATTTCTTTATGCGACGATCCTTGTCACTTTGTGTTTGGTCATTTAATGAATTATAGGAGTTGGAATACCAATGTTATCGAAGACTGTAAAAGATATCTTGACAGAATTAAAAATAGGCCATAAATTTTATATAGTATTGAGTATACAGGGTTTTTGTTTAGGATATATGATTGGATTTTTAATGTCTTATTTTGAAATTCTATAACTTGCTATTGACAAAATTGACTTGGTGGGCTATCATAGTTAGATGCAAGCTCACCCAAAAGAAAAATTGAACATGTTAGACTTAAGAGAATACAACAAAGCTCCCTCTAGTTATTTAGAGGATAAGCAAAAAATTAAAAAATTGATATCAGATGTTGGTTATAAACATCTTCTTGAATATCTTATCGAAGATATAGATAACTATGAAATCCTTGGTCACGATGACTTATGGATATTAAGGATGGCAGAAAGTCTAGAAGATGCTTACAATGTATTTATGCAAAAGTATAAGGACGAAGACAACATAGATAGTAGGATAACACCAAATGAGAATTGATCATGCATTAAATGTTAAGGTTGGAGATCATCTAATGAATACATTCTTGGATGATGTTGTTGTAACCAGTATATACAAAGAAGGTGGAGTCATTGTGTTTGGCACAATCGACACAAGACTAAGACAAGTAGCTTACTCTTATGATTATGTATACTTAGTCGATATTGGTCCAAATGATATTTCTGATGAAGAATCTAGTTTTATAAATTGGGCTAGAGAAAATAGAGAAAGCATAGAAGAACAGTTAGAAAATCTAGATTTAATAAAACGGTCTTATATGCAGGGGTTTGGCATGGGCTATGCTTACAAAAAAATAATGTCCCATGAGGAGTTAATGCAGAAATGAGCTATGTAAAATTAATCAGCATTACCGCAGACTGCGAAAAACTAATGGCATACTGTGCTAGAGTCTCAAATCCAAGCGGACAAAATAATGACAGTATTGCAAAACTCTTAAAGTATTGCATCGCTCATGAACATTGGAGTATTTTTGAGCAGGGCTTTATGACAGTAGAGATTAATACTACAAGAGGTATTGCCGCACAGATTCTTCGTCATCGTAGTTTTACGTTTCAAGAGTTTAGCCAAAGGTATGCTGACGCTACGCTTTTATCAGAGGATATTCCACTTTTTGAATTAAGGCGACAAGACAACAAGAATCGCCAGAATAGCATAGATGATATATCTAATGAGACTAAAGTAAAATGGAATGCTCAAATTCGTGAACATTTTTCTAAAGCCAAGGCTATTTATGATGGCATGATTGCTGATGGAATAGCTAAAGAGTGTGCAAGATTTGTATTACCATTAGCTGTTCCAACAAGATTATATGTTAGCGGTTCAATAAGATCATGGATTACATATATAGCATTAAGAGAAAAGCACGGTACTCAAAAAGAACACATTGATATTGCTAAAGGCTGCAAAAATATATTTTGCCAGCAATTACCATTAACTTCTGAAGCTTTGGGAGGGTTTGAAAAAGAATGGTGTATATAAGAATGTATACTATACATATATACATTCTAGGAGACACTATTATGCCAAGGAATAAAAGTCTAAAAATAGGTGATATTATAGGTTATGATAATTTAGAAGTAATAAATACAAAAACTATAATAGAAGGTAAAACTCAAACAAAACGTGCATGGTCTGAAGTTTATTGTAGATTGTGCGGAAAAAAGAAATGGATGAGAAACAACATCTTAAAAAGAGAAAGAACTTCAAGTTGCGGATGTGCTTCCAGAGATTCTAAAACATGGAAAATAAAAAAAGATAGGAATATGACTTGGCAGTTAGATCAAGGAGAATCAGCATTCAATAATTTATATTATCAGTATCTTAAAAGTGCAGAAAAAAGAAATTTATCTTTCGCATTATCAAAAATAGAGTTTAAACAATTTACAAAAAATCCATGCTATTATTGCGGGAGAGAACCTCATAGAATAATAAAAGGTCAAGGTAAAACTAGTGGAGATTATGTATACAACGGTTTAGACAGAATCGATAATAACGATGGGTACAATTTAGATAATATTGTTAGTTGTTGTTTTGATTGTAATTCTAGCAAAAGAACATTTTCGCAAAAAGATTTTTTTGCACATGTAAAACGAATCTATGATTTACATCATGAAAAAATGTAATAAAATTTATTTAGGTGAGAAATGATCAAACTTGAAATGTCTGAAAGCGATATTATTAGGGCGGTTAAAAATCCAGCCACATCCCCGCTACAATATTTAAGTGCCAGAATCTTTAAAAGAGATGTGCGGGATATTGATGTTGGAAGAGATGGGATTATAATCTGGGAAGATTATATAGATGACTATATTTCTTATAGATATTGTGAAGAGGATATTCAACTCTTAGATCAATTCCTTTATGAATGGGAAGAGTTTGTTGATGGGGAAATAAGTGATTTTGACTTAGAACCCATATCTTTTTGCGTATATCAGAACGGCTGAAAAATTTTTTAAGTCTGCTGCTTGACAACGCCGATACATGGTGTAGAATCAAAGCACATTCAGCCACTTAGCACTTTTAGGAGATAAGCAATTATGAAACTTCACGCTAGCACCAACGTCATTGAAAAGTCTGGTAACTTTGAAGAGTCGAAGTTCAGCATCGAAGCTTCGTCCAAGGCGTTTTTCATTCTGTCTGACGGTCTTTATTCTAACAAGATTCTCGCGGTTGTTCGTGAGCTTTCTACCAATGCGTATGATTCGCACGTTGAGGCTGGCAAGGTCAGCGTTCCGTTCGATGTTCATCTGCCCACGCAGCTTGAGCCTACGTTTTTTATTCGTGACTATGGCACCAGCATGGATCATGATAGCTGTATGCAACTTTATACAACGTATTTCCGCAGTACGCGAAACAATAGTAATGACGCTGTAGGTTGTCTTGGTCTTGGTAGCAAGGCTCCCTTTGCTTATTCTGATAGTTTTACTGTCGAGGCTTTCCTTGATGGTAAGCGTAGGCTTTATGCTGCCTATAAGAATGAGGATGGTAGCCCCGTGTTCTCTCTGATGGACACTTTTGAAACAACTGAGCCTAATGGCATTAAGGTTTCTATCAATGTTCAAGATGGCGACGTTAATCGATTCATTCGCGAGGCTCATAAGGTTTATGAGTTCTTCAAGGTTCGCCCCAAGTTTATCGGTGAATCTATTTCTTATGAAAATCCCAACAAGGTTATTGAGGGAACCAACTGGTATTTTGATGATAACAGTTCCGATAATCTGATCATCATGGGTCAGATTGCGTATCCTCTCGACCACTATCAGCTTATGAATAGCGGTTTTGATAATAAGACTGTTAGCTTTATTCAAGATTCCAGCGGTCTGCGTCTTTTCGTAAAGATTGGTGATGTTGACATTACTCCCAGCCGCGAATCCTTGTCTTATAGCAAGGAAACCAAGACTAATATCGTCAACATGGCACGTACCATCGCTGAAGAAATTGCGGTTAAGATTCAAGAAGAAATTAAGAGTCAGCCGTCTTTGTTTAAAGCGCGTAAGAAATATGTACAGGTTAGCGACCAGTGCCACTCTATCAAGACTGCCGTTGAATCGCTGCACAAATCTCTTACTTGGAATGATACCAAGCTTTTTGATAGCAATGCTGCTGAAAGTGTTGGTATCAAGGGTTGCAGCGTAGATATCTTTGAAAAGTCTCAGTGGCGTAAAAAGATTGAAGTTAAGAAAAATACCGAGCATATGTTCTTCGGTACTAAAACTAAATTTATTGTTGACGATCTTAATCGCGGTGGAGTTAGTCGAATTCGTCAAATGATGCGTGATGCTAATAATAGTCAGGTCTGCTACTGCTATAAGCTTTCTGAAGGAGAGACTGTTGACAGTTGCAAGCTGTATGATATCATGGGTGGAGCAACCAAAGAGGATGTGATCCTTACATCGAATCTTCCCAAGGTTGAATACAATCGTCAAAGCTATGGTAATTCAGACGGTTTGCCCGCTGTTCAAATTCAAGTCTATAATGAAGAAACTGGCAAGTTTGAAGTGTGTAACATGAGCGTAAAGTTTGAAAACGCCCACTACTTCATTGAATCGAAAGATACTATCAAGATCGGCTACTCACATGTCGATACTAGGTATCTGCAAGATGTACTGACTTGGGTTCATCAACACTATAGTGAAGTTGTTAGCGATGCCACGTTTTATATTGTTAAGCCTTCTGTGGCTAAGAATCGTAAACTGGAACAGCGAGACAACTGGACTAATGGTTGCAATTTGCTTGAGACTGTTTTTGCAGATGCTGTTGAAAAGCACCGCGAAGATATTATCACTGTGAATACTCGCAGCCCATTGTCTGCCTCTAGGAATGATCGCTGGATTGATATTCTCAACATGACTAAGACTAATTGCAAAGCAAAGCAGATTGCGACAGAGTATAATGAATACAGGAAGAGGATTGACAACATCTCAGCCGACATGTATACTATTCAAGGTATGGCAGAAAAACTGCACAACGTTGAAGCAGTCAATTTTAGCAACGTGAAGATCAACACTGATAAGTTTTCGAAAGAATTTGATAAGGAAATGATGAAGTATCCCATGCTTAAGTTCGCCGCCAATGTCTGGGGCGAAGCTGATAAGCAACTTGTGGCCGATTATATCGACTGCATTGAGAACAATAACACACTGTGAAAGGTCTAAACTAGGAGTATATCATGAAATATATTATTGCAAACGACGGTAACGTTACAGCGGTGGTCAGCAGTCAAACGTATAACTTTGGCAAGGCTCACCCAAATTATAATAAGCTGGTCAATCATCTTAAGAATAATAATGTTGAGCATTTCGAAGCTTGCTACGATATCGTGTCTCATCTTAATTCTTATTGCGAGGGCTATGTGAATTGTGCGGACGGTGTTCTGAATTGGGACGGTATTAAGATGCCCAACATGTTCACCAGCACAATTCTGGATATGGTCAAGCAGGGTTTTCCTTTTGAGCCGATGCTTAACTTCCTTGATAATATGAGCCAGAATCCTTCTGACCACGCTATCGTTGAATTGTTCGACTTCATGGAGAATAAGCATATGCCTATTACTATGGATGGACACTTCTTGGCATACAAGGCTGTTAAGAATAATTTCAAAGATATTTACTCTGGCACGTTTGATAATTCAGTTGGTAGCGTATGCTCTGTGCCTCGTAGTCAGGTTGATGGCAATCGTGATAATGGTTGCGGCAAGGGATTGCATGTTGGTGCTATCGACTATGCCAAGTCTTATGGCGGTATTAATCTTGATGAAGATGGCGATAACGACGGTGGTAATCAGCTTATGATTTGCAAGGTTAATCCCCGTGACGTTGTTAGCGTTCCTACAGATCATAAGTTTCAAAAGCTTCGTACTTGTCGATATGAAGTTGTGTCTAAGTTTGATAGTGTTTTTGATAAGATCATCCATATGACAGAGCAGGACAAGGCTTATATGGCAACCAAGAAGCGTAACCGCGAATGGGTTGTTGAAGTCACAGCAAAGCTTGACAAGATTAATTTGGTTCTTAGTAAGAAGTTGATGAGTGTGTGATTGAATGTTTGAGAGTATAACGGGGATGGGGAAACTCACCCCGTTTACTCTTAAAATAATTACTGTCTTACCTTTTCCATCAAGATTATTTATAAAACTATGGATCTATTAAAATACCAGTTATTGTGTAGATAAATATATGATCGGTACACAGCAAGAGGTATTAAAGTGAAAAATAATATAGGCGACAAAAAATATAATCTTCAAATATTAGAAATTATAAGAGAAAATAACAAAATTTCAAAGTATAAATGTATTTGTGAATGTGGTAATGAAAAGACGATACCAACAAATAAGTTTGGAGTAACAAAAACGTGCGGTTGTAGAAAAACAACAATAGGATCATTGCATAGAAAATGGAAGGGATATAAAGACATACAGGGTGGAATATGGTATCAATATATTAGAAATGCAAACAAAAGAAATATTCTATTTGATTTAAATATTAAAGACGCTTGGGATATATTTGAACAACAAAATCAAAAATGCGCATTATCTGGTTTAGATATAAAATTTGGACGAAGAGGAAAATTGCACCATAGAATAGAAACCACAGCATCTCTAGATAGAATAAATAACGATATGGGATATACTAAAGATAACGTGCATTGGGTACATAAAAAAATAAATCAGATTAAAATGGATATGAGTATGCAAGAATTTATAGAATTATGTAAGAAAGTTAGCAATGAAAATAAATAATGACATAAAATTAGATTTTGACGACGTTCTTTTGCTCCCAAAAAGAAGTATGGCAGCATCTAGAAAAGACGTAAATATTGAAAGAACATTTAATTTTTTCCACTCGTCACAACAATGGTATGGAACGCCAATTTGTGCTTCAAATATGGATTCTGTTGGCACGTTTATTATGGCTGAAGCATTGCAAAAGTTTAACGCCATAACATGTCTACATAAACACTATGCAATAGAAGAATATTGTGAAAATATTACAGATTTGAACACATACTGGTATAGCATGGGCATCAAAGATTCAGACATAGAAAAACTTTCTGTGTTAGTCGAAAAAATCCAAGACGTTCCTAATATTTGTATAGATGTGGCGAATGGCTATACTGATAACTTTGTGAATTTCTGTAGTAAAGTTAGAGAAACTTTTGGCAGTCGCCCCATTATAATGGCTGGAAATGTCTGCACACCAGAAATGGTACAAGAACTAATTCTTCATGGTGGCGTGGATATTGTTAAGATTGGAATTGGGCCGGGATCAGCATGTACAACCAGATTAAAAACTGGCGTTGGATATCCCCAGCTTTCAGCTATAATAGAGTGTGGACACGCCGCTCACGGTTTAAAGAGCGAAGATAAACGCATGGGGTTGATTTGTGCAGACGGCGGTTGTAGAACTCCAGCAGACGTTGTAAAGGCTTTTGCGGCCAATGCAGACTTTGTGATGCTTGGGGGAATGTTTGCTGGTGCGGATGAATGTGAAGGCGAGTGGGAATATGAATATCGTAGTGCAATCATTAATAATGATGGAACAACAAAATCAGAATGGTGGCAACCATTTGATCCCGGTTACAGCACAGAGACAAGAAAAAAGACACTTACATTCTATGGAATGAGTTCACACAAGGCTCAAAATAAATACGGTGGCATTAAAAACTATAGAGCTAGTGAAGGTAGGACTTTATCCGTTCCATACAAAGGATATGTTTCTGATATTATGTTAGATATATTGGGTGGAATAAGAAGTGCTTGTGCTTATGTTGGTGCAGACTCTTTGAAAGATTTACCAAAATGTGCTGAATTTATTCGTGTGAATAGGACTCACTTTGACAAGACACTCTAATGGCAGCAATAGTTAGTATTATAATTTCAACAGTATTATACATGATAAATTCAATATCATGTTTTATACAAAAAGATTATTCTCACTCATTAATGTGGGCTGGATATTCATTTGCAAATTTAGGATTATTATGGTATGAATTTAACAAATTGGGATAAGAGATTTTTAGAATTAGCTGAACTGGCATCATCTTGGTCAAAAGACCCTTCAACAAAAGTTGGAGCAGTTATAGTTGATGACCAAAATATTATTGTTTCAGTTGGATTTAATGGTTTTCCAAAAGGCATAGAAGATAACGATAGATTAAATCACCGAGATTCAAAATATCAAATTATAGTTCATGCTGAAAATAATGCCTTAATGTTTGCGAAGCGTCCTCTTGATGGTTGTACAATATATACTTATCCTTTTATGCCATGTCCAAGATGTGCTGGTATGATTATTCAATCTGGAATTAAAAGAGTAGTGTCATACAAGAACACAACAGATAGAATGAGATGGGAGCTTGATTTCTCAATATCAAGAGAGTTATTTAATGAAGCTAACATACAACTGGAAGAGTGGGAAAATGGAAGAAAATAAAAAAGATGTAGATGAGATGATACAGTTAATAAAAGAGTGTATCAAGAACAACAATTTAGTTTTTATTGCCACACTAGTTTGTAAACTTCAAAATGATTATCAAGATCTTGCTAAGTTAAGCACAGATGGTAACTATCAACCAAATTGGACACACAAACAAGTATTAGATTACCTAACATACGAACAAAAATTTTGATTGCATCCACCACATCTAGGCAGTATAATACTTCAAAGGAGACATTATGACGATACAAGTTTTACAAGAAATGGCTGCTGCTCACCTAGAAAATGTTAAGAGAAAAATTAACGAACTTAGGGCGCAGCAGCAAATTCTAGAAGAAGAAGTTAACAAGTTGATTGAATACTACGAATCTCACAGTAAAGAGTTGCAGAATAGTTTTCAAGTTCCAGTAGAATGATCTAGTAATATATTAGGAGAAATTATTATGAATTACAGTCAGTTTTTTGATCGATTGGAAAATGTTGCCAATGCTTACCATTGGGATGTTAGTGATAATAAAGTTCTTGCCACTATTCAGAGTGGAACATTCAAGGGCTTTACTTTGAATCCAATCACAGCTTTAGCTCATAAGTCTGGCTATGGCTTTTTTGATAACACAAGAGAGGATACAGAATTTGCAGCAAGGATTCTAGGACTCTCAAGAAATTTTGCTAGGAATATTTATAGTGCCACGCTAGGTACTTATAATCATGGCAATACTCAGGTAGTTCGTGGTAGAATTCGTTCAGCACTGGAGGTATGAAAGTATGAATATTAATACATGGCTAGGGTGTGGTCGTTTAACAAAGGATGCAGAGCATAGCGTTACCCAGAAGGGTACAACTATGGCTAAGTTTAGAATGGCGGTCAATGACCGAAGGAATGATGAAACATTGTTCCTTAATGTTCTATGCTTTGGTAAGATGGCAGAAGCTCTAAAGGATCATCTCACAAAAGGTCGTTTAGTCGGAGTTCAAGGAAAGATTAAAATTGATGATTATCAGGATAAGGAAGGTAATACTAGGAATTCCGTTTGCGTAATGGCAGATGAAATTTCTCTTGGACCGTCTAATACTGTATCTCAAGAAATTAAAGAGTGAATTCAGTTAGCTAAATTCTATTGTGGAAAAGTGGCCCGATTCGCAGAAATGCAGTCGGGCCATTTTTTTCAAGTTTACCCATTGACTTTGACGAAAGATACCGTATAATGATCTTTATTGTTGCCGAACTATACAGGAATACAAGTATGAATCCTCAACCATCTCAAGAAATCGCACAGGTCTTTGCGACCATAGCATTTTTAATTGGAGCATTTTATGCTTTCATGGCATATAATAATGTTATGTCTGGTTCTATGTCGGCACCGAACTATGATCTATTTACTCTTGGAGCTATTGAAGATAGTCCAAATCAAGTCGTTGTGGTCGAAACAGCTAAAACAAACTCATTCGAATCACAGCAATTGTACATTGATTGTATAGATACGCTTGTTGCGATTGGCTATAAAAAGACTGAAGCTAAGAAGAGAGCAAAAGCAATTTTTAGTAAGCACAAGCCAACACCTACTAATGTTCAAGAATTCCTCAATATAGTAATGCAAAAATGAATATAATAGATCAATCGTTTGAAATAGCACTAACCCTTCTGCCAAAAGCCAAAATAAATAGAAACACAAAAAACAAATTTTTTCATTTTGCATTTGGATACAAGAAAAACAAATTACTTGCTATAGGTCAAAATAATCCAGAAAAAACTCATACACAAGCACTACTATTATCACAAAGATTTAATATAGACAATGATTATCCATATCTACACGCTGAAACAGATCTAATATCCAGACTGTGGGGAAAACATTACATAGACAGTAGCCTAAAAATGGTGATCGTTAGACTTAATAAACGCGGTCAATTAAGATGCAGTAAACCATGTGAGAAATGCGAACAAATAATAAACGCTTTAGATATCAAAAAAGTCTGGTGGAGTATAGATAATGGATTCAATAAATAGGTTGAGAAATACAAAAACATACCTAGTTGGAGCTATGGATAGAGTTCCTGACGGTGGAGTAACATGGAGAAATAAAATATGTCCAACTCTTAAGTCTTTAGGTGTAAAAATTTTAGACCCATGCAAAAAACCAGTAGTAAATTCTTTAGAAGATGATTATACTCGTCAATGGATTGAGTATTATAAAGAAACAGGCCAATATGACAAAATTAAAAAGAACTATGCTATAATTAGGCGTGCGGATTTAAGATGCGTTGATGTGTCTGATTTTATTATTGCTCATATTGATTTAAATGTACATGCCTGTGGCACATATGAAGAAATTGTTACCGCTAATAGACAAAAAAAACCCGTACTAGTATGGTGCGAACAGGGTAAATCAAAAGCTCCAAATTGGTTATTTTTTATGTTGCCACATCAACATATCTTTGGAGACTGTGGATCGCTAATAAATTATTTAGGCCATGTTGATTCAATATCAAATATTAATGATTTTGGGCGATGGGTCTTTTTCTCCAATCAAGGATAATTTATGAATACAGATTTTCCAGAAGATATATTTAGCCCGCCATCAAATACATCTCTTTATAAGTATAAACTTGAGCAGGGAAACAATATATGCAAAACAAAATCGATACTTTTTTGTGGCATAGGAAGAAATATAGGAGCAAATCTAGACTTAAATATACAAAGGCTACATAGAACTGGAAGTATGTTTAAGTCATATAAAATATTTATCTATGAGAATGATTCAAATGATAATACTTTAGAAATATTGCAAAAGAATAGATCGAATACACTTACTTTTTTGTCAGAACGCAGAGAAGATCAAGACTATCGATCAAAAATAGAATCTGGTGAAGATACTTGGCATTATAATAGGTGTATTGTTTTATCAGAATGTAGAAATAAGTATTTATCGTATATTGAAAATATAGATGAAAAATTCGATTACACATGTGTTTTGGATTTGGATCTATGTGGAGGATGGTCCTACGATGGCATAAAACATGGTATTTTCACATTAGAAAATGATAAATCACATGCGGCAGCTACTTCTTATGGAGTATTAGCTGACAAATTAGATACTCTATCTTTAGAAGATACATCAAAAAATGAATACGTCATGTATGATAGCTTTGCTTTTAGGCCAAAAAACTGGAACATAGGCTTACACTTATTATCAACTCCAGTTTTCAATTCTGTTAGAGTAAGTCGTGGAGATGATCCCATTGAAGTTCATTCAAACTTTGGTGGAATGGCGATTTACAAGCAAGACGCTCTACTAAACAAAAGGTATGGTGCTAAACAGTGGGCTTATGGATACGTAGATCCAGATCACGTTGTTTTACATAATCAGATGGTACAAGATGGATGGAAAATTATTTTTGATCCCAGTATGATAGTATCATACTCACACCACAAATATTCAAAGGTGATTAATGATTAATGTTGTAGGTCCAATCAATCAATTGGGATATGGTATAACATCTTTAAATTTAGTTAAATCTCTGGCAAAAAAAACTCCAGTTTGTTTATGGGTTATCGGTCAACCGCAAGTAACAAATCAAAGCGATGCTGAATTAATATCAACATGCTTGCAAAATAGAAACTATTTAGATTTTGATGCTCCATGTATAAAAATATGGCATCAGAATGATATGACACAATTTGCCGGTAAAGGGAAAAGAATAGGTTTTCCTATTTTTGAGCTTGATGAATTTAACGAGCTAGAAAAACACCACCTAAACTCATTAGATAGTATATTTGTTTGTTCTAACTGGGCAAAAAATGTTGTACTAAATAATATTAACATAAGTCCTGACAATGTTTATGTTATACCATTGGGTGTTGATCAAAAAATATTCAAAATTGATGAAACTAAACAGCAAAACGATAAAACTATTTTTTTAAACTGCGGAAAATGGGAAGTTAGAAAAGGTCATGATATTCTATATAAAATCTTTAACATGGCGTTTGAAAAATCCGACAACGTAGAACTTTGGATGCTTTGTGAAAATCCCTTTCTAAAGCCAAACGAACAACAAGAATGGATAGATTTATACCTAAATTCAAAATTGGGAGATAAAATTAAGATAATTCCACGCCAGCAAACTCAGCAAGAAGTGTATAATATAATGAGAAATGCTGATTGTGGAGTATTTCCATCTAGAGCAGAGGGCTGGAATTTAGAACTATTAGAAATGATGGTCAGTGGTAAAAGTGTAATAACGACAAATTATTCTGCCCACACGGAATTTTGCACAAGATCAAACGCTAGACTTGTCGATATACAGGATGTGGAACTGGCCTATGACGGCAAATGGTTTCATGGAAAGTGCGGAAACTGGGCAAAAATTGACGATCAAGCTATAGAACAATTTGTTAACCACTTAAGAGAAGTCCACACCCTAAAACAGTCGAACTCCTTAGTATTAGATAACTCTTCTCTTAAGAATATTGAATATTTTAATTGGGATAATTCAGCAGACTTGGTAATCAAATATGTTTAACTTCTTCAAGAAAAAACAAATAAAAACCGAAGAAATTATCGTTAGTGATAATAAATTACCAATAGTCTCCATAACATATAACATCAATCAAAAGCTTGAAACTAGTGTTGATATTTTAATGGATGATTATGGTGCTGAATCTATAAATGCTATATGCAAACTCCTAGACACTCTCTCTAGTGATAGTTTTTATATAGAAACCGTCAATATGCTAAAGCAAGGGCTTATTAACGATGATCAGCAAGAAATATTGCTAACTATTTTAACCCACGTTGGTCAACAGGCCAGATACAAAATAATACAGTCCCATAAAGATAGTACAAAGGACGAGCCTTGCATTAAACCTTCCGATATGCTATAATGGCAAAAGGAGTTCCGGTATGCAAAAGTATACTAAAAAAATTGGATGGCAAAAGTACGAAGATTTTCTAGAAAAGCAATTCTCATCACCGCTACTAAATACAATTATACAAAACATCGCTATGCAGAATTTGACTTTAGAGGACGATGATGAAGAAAGTGAAATGGATGATATTGATACTGAAGAAAAAGATAGCTCTCATTTAAATATGATGCTTCCAGTTACAAGGCAATTAATAGAAGATGTTACAATGCTATCTAGTTTTGACTGTTGGATAGCTCATACAAACTTTGATATAACTCCCAGAATAAAGGATAAATTAAATTCTATACCCGGAATAGAGTTACTCAAAATTTGTAGTAGATATAGATTCTTTATAGGAATAGGTCAGATGTTTGATTTCAAAGAAGTAAGAAATAAAATTGAAGAAAGCTTAATAAAAGGAGATTGATATGAGTTGCATTGATGATAAAATTGAAGGCGCACTAAAAGATACAAATATAGTCAAAATAATGAATAGGGCTTCCAAGAGGTTTAAGGGTCAGCTAGATAATGATACTATCTATACTTGCCAAATAAATGCTCTCTGGAAGGCTTTCTTGAACCATGATCCAAATAAAGCGGCTAAATTTACAACATATTTGTATAATGGTGTTTTTATAGAATGTATGAAAGAGATAAAGTTTAAGAATAAGTCTAAAAGATACGGTGGCAAATTGCATGATAATATCTCTGATAATAAAGATCCATTTTTGATGGTCGATATAATGGACGAGCTTAACGAAGAAGAAAAGCAAATCTTTGTCGATAAAGCAAGCAATATGACTATTTCAGAAATGGCTCAAAAGTATGGCACTAACAGGGAAAGTACTAGAAGAAAAGTGCATAAAATTATCCGTAATATTAATAAAAAATTCGCATAGTTGTGTATTAATATCTAGGAACAGGACTTTGTAAGGACATGGATATGACAAATTTACTAAATTATTTTACTAGGAGAAATATCTATGTCAGATACAACAGCCAAAGCTGGTGCAAAAAACAACAACGGTGGAACAATTGTTCATGCCGGTAATGTTAGTGGTAACACCAAAAATCTAGAACTAAATAATATTAATGCTTCAGTTAACAACGGTTATGGCTCAAAAGTATACGTAAATACAGCTACCAGTAATGGAACTAGTGACCCTTTCGGTATCGCTGTTGCCAAAGATGGCGGTGGTGGAATTGCTTACAATCCCGCTCCCGGCACAAACTATATAATGGTAAACGCTGGCGACAACGCTGCTAAAATTAATAATGTAACATCAACAGTACTAACCATCCCCGGCGGTGCTACCAATGTAACAATGAATAAACTTGTTACAACTCGTCAACTTGGTACATACGCCACTGCCGCTTTCGACATTCTCGCTGTACCAAATGGTGGTAAGATTGTTCCCGGTCGAACTAAGGGTAGCGGTGCTGGCACACTTGTTAGATACGTTAAGGCCGAAGATGGCACTACAGCCGCAACAGACGCTGCTGCAAGTGTTGGCCGTGCGGTTCCCGGCAATCTAACCTACTTCTTTGGTTATCTATCCGGTCCATCGACTGTTTCTTATAAAGCTAAGAACACTTACGAGTCTTGATATTTGTAATAGATTAAAGGTGCCTCATAGCATTAAGTTGTGAGGCACCAATAATCGCTTTCGCTCTTGGAGAAATCATGATAGATTTTAAAAATCCAGAGTATATTACTCTTATTTTAAGTTTACTTGGTGGTTTAGGCACCTTTTTGAGTTTGGTATGGGTAAAAGTTGTTGTCCCAGTTATTAAACTTATGAATGGTCAAGAGCTAGTAAGTAAAGGAATAAATGATATTAAAAAGGAACTTACCACAAATGGTGGAAATAGCCTAAAAGATGCTGTAATTGATTTAAGAACTACTTGTCATAGAATGGAAATGCGCCAAAAAATTATCGAACAAAGAACAAAAGCCGCTTTACATTATAGTTTAGTATCCTTGTTTGAAACCGATAGTAAAGGCAGAATAACTTGGTCTAATGAAAACTTCTGTAAACTAACATCTGATAAGCTTCAACATGCCGAAGGATTTGATTGGGTTTTATACATTGACGAGGACGAAAGAGAAGAATTCCTAACAGAATTTAAATCTTGCCTAGATATGAATCGCAAATTTATGCGAATTAGCAAAAACTGTGATGGTAAACTTGTTCAGATGGTAGGATATCCCTACAAGATTAATGAACATGAACATGGTGGTTTTTTAGTCAGTGTCTCAGAACTCAAAGAGGTATAATATGTTAGACTCTAAAGCTTTCGAATTTAATAAAAATGACTTTTTATCATTGGCCAAAAATGCTTTATTAGTAGGTTTGGCTGCTGTTTTAACTTATGTTGGTCAGAATTTATCTCACATCGATCTTGGCGCTGGTACAGCTTTAGTTGTTCCAGTTATAACAATTATGATTGATTCAGCAGTAAAATGGGTCAGAGATAACACAAAGTAAGGAATATGTAATGTTTAAAACTCCCAATGAGCTATTAAAAGCTTACAAAGATGGTTTCAATGGCTCTTGGTGCGATCCAGAGGATGTGGCGAAACTCTTAGGGGAATTGCCACACCCTCTATTCGGCGCATCTGCCTATAATTTATCTGGCACAGGCGAAGGTAAGCTCGCTCTATTATTCAAGTCAATTATGAAACATGATCCAGATTTTGGGCGGTCTGAAAGACAAGTCCAAGGGGATTGTGTGAGCCATGCAACGCGAAATAGCGTTGATATTACACGATGCTGCGAAATAATAGGTGGCGAAAAAGAAGAATTTGTTGCCAAAGGAGCGACAGAAGCTATTTATGGATCAAGAGGTTTTGGTGGAGAAGGAATGAGTTGTTCTGCTGCCGCAAGATTTGTTAATAAAACTGGCGGCATATTACTACGCAAAAAATATGGCGAAATAGATCTATCAGAGTATAGTGCTATTGGTGGCAAATGGGGAAGTCGCGGAGTTCCAGAAGAATTAGTAAAAGAAGCTCAAAAACATCAAGTAAAAACAATAAGTTTAGTTAATACCGTCGCCCAAGCTAGAGATGCTCTAGCCAATGGTTACTCAATTTCTGTGTGTAGTAATTCTGGATTTTCTTCTCGTAGAGATAAGCATGGAATAGCTAAAAGAAGTGGAAATTGGGGCCACGCGATGGCATGGGTAGGAATGGACGATACACGCGAAATACATAATGAAACATTATTTTTGGTCCAAAATAGTTGGGGAATTTGGAATGGTGGTGATAAACGTCACGATCAACCAGATGGAAGTTTTTGGATTAGACAAAGCGATGCTGAAGAAATGTTGGCCGCTAATGGTTCTTGGGTATTTAGTGATGTAGACGGTTTTCCTGCACGTAAAATAACTTGGACAATTAACGAAGTATTTTAACAGTTAAATAAAGGGTTTAATATGTCAACAGATTATTCAAAAATACAACTTAGAAGAGCAACAGAAGCTCAGTTTATAGCCGCAAATACTATGCTGGCATCTGGCGAACCCTCGTTTGCGACAGATACAAAAATAATTAAAGTAGGTGACAGCGTTACAGCTTGGCAAAACTTGCCAAATACAGTTATTAGCAATGTTAGCGGCATAACAAACGCTTCTGGGGTATATAATCTAGTAGCTATGAGTCAATCAGATTATGACGGACTAGGCTCATATAACCCTAAAACCATTTACTTTATAAGATAATAATTATGCTTAAAATTGGTAGCACAACAGTAACTAAATCCTATATTGGATCAGTAGAATTATCAGCTATTTATGCTGGTAATAATTTGATTTATTCGTCTGTTCCAACAACAACTAGTGCGCCAACCACAACAACGACTACTACGGCAACGCCAACAACAACAACAACTACTGCACCTACTACCACCACGACCACCACAACAACATCAACCACCACCACCACCACGACCACCACAACAACATCAACCACCACCACCACCACGACCACCACAACAACATCAACCACCACCACGACCACCACAACAACATCAACCACTACTACCACCACCACTACCACTACCACCACTACAACTACGGCAGAGCCAACAGTTGACCCGTTTTTCAGCAACGTCGCCCTATTGCTACATATGGACGGCAACTTAAGTACGTTTACTGACTCGTCTTCCACTCCGAAGACAGTAAATGCCATTGGTACAGCTACGCAATCCACAACACAAAGTAGGTGGGGCGGTAAGAGTGGTTATTTTGGCGGCGATGGCGACCGTCTTACCATTCCCGATGCGACTTCGTTTTATTTCGGAAGCGGAGATTATGTTGTAGAAGCGTGGCTGTATATCCCCATCCTAAATACTGAAGGCGGCGGGTATTTTTTCTCTCAGTCAGCAAACATATCAGATAATAACAACAGGCAACATGCTTTTAGCGTTAATTCTACTGGCTTGTCTGTGTATTTCACTACAAGCGGGGGTAACGATAACTCTATCTCATTCTCAGCCACAATTCCTACTAACCAATGGTTTCACGTAGCGTTTAGTCGAAGTAGTCAAATGCTTAGTGCTTATTTAAACGGTGAGCGCGTAGGCGAGCCTATTTCGAACAACGCGACTTATTACAATAGTTCAGCAAATGTATGTGTTGGGTCTTTTGGAGAATACGCACAAAATGGATACGAATATTTAGATTTTACGGGCTTCATAGATGACTTGCGTGTTACTACAGGGAGCAACAGGGGTTACGTTGGAGCTACAATCACGGTTCCAACAGCCGCGTTCCCAGATTCCGCCCCTCCTACTACTACCACTACAACTACAACTACGACCACGGCAGATCCAACAATTGGCGACCCGCTGTTTAGCAGCGTGTCACTTCTTCTCCACATGGACGCCTCGCCATTTGTTGACTCGTCTGCAAATGATGTGGACATTGAAAGCAACAGCGTATCGGCAGACACTTCTATTAAGAAATTTGGCAACGCTAGTATGCAGGGGAACTCCAGCTACCTATCTATTTTAGATGCGTCAGCAGTAGATTTCGGCAATTACGGAACCTTTACCATCGAAATGTGGTATCGCAGAAGCGCATCGCAGTCGGCAGATGACACCCTTTATCAGACGTTTACCAATACAGGATCGAATTCGGGGCATATAGTCGCTGTGAATACGTTAGGACAGCTTATCGTATATGAGCGCGAGCGTTATTTAGTACAGAACGCTGCGGCTTTTCCAAACACCGATCAGTGGTATCACTTCGCGATCTCCGTCCAAGCTGGGGCTTTGTCGGCATATGTAGATGGCGCACTCGTTGCCACCGGCTCGTTCACATCAAACGGCGGTGCTGGAACGATGTCTACTGATCGGAATTGGATTGGGGGAAACATTTACGGCGGGAGACTCGCGGGCTGGATTGACGATTTTCGCGTCACCAAGAATCACGCCCGCACCATTACAGTACCCACAGCCCCATACCCAGATTTCGGCCCGACAACAACAACCACAACAACCACAACAACGACTGCCGCTCCCGCTGTGTCGCTATCAACACCATACGGTGCTGTTACTGGCTCTGGCACAGTGTCATCTAAATGGACATGGCAGTCGGGTTCTGGATTTTCGGAAGGAACTAGTGCAAAACTTCTTACAGCGAATAGCAGTATCACTTTACAAGCAACTCTCACTCAAACCGGGGGCGGAAACTGCGATAGAGGCGAGACTCTAAGTCTGGGGATTTATTCCGCCGCAGATGTTCGGGTCAGGACTATGTCGGGCAGCGCAGAAACTCTCACGGCAGGTCAATACATTTTTATGGAACTAGACTGCGCACACGCAAGAGCGGAGGTGTGGGTTGTTTAATCACATAGCTTTGCCTCCTAAACCAACCAGCTTTCTGCCTCGCGGTGTTGCAACTGATCCGCTAACTGTTCCACCGCTACAAGACGTTCCTACGGCTGAAAACGGATTGTTTTCTGGCTCATGTGCTAAAGACTTGTACGGCGAGTCATGTACAAACGTAATCTGGTATCCTCCCGGTGGCTGGATGGATTGGCACACAAATAGCAATAATCCCGGCAAGCGATTATATGTATCATGGAGTGAAACGGGTAAAAGTGGGATGAGATGGCTTAACAAGAAAAATATTGTTGTTGAAGATCCAGATAAACCCGGATGGAACATAAGAATTTTTAATACACCAGAATGGCATATGGTATATGCAGATTGCTGGCGATTTAGTATAGGATGGAAACTATAATGAAACATTTAGCAGAATTTTTAATTTGTGGAACCATTGGCACCTACTGTGTTTTACGGTTCGTATCTCTGATGCCTCGCGTGATCGCAGAAGCGCAGACATTAGTACGTGTAGCTACAGAGCGCCGTCAAGAAATTGAAGAATTATCAGATGATATAGATAACTCTAAAATACATGATTATGGTTGGTAACTAAAATACAAAGGAGATAATTGTGGCAATAACAACAACAGACGTAGTAACAAATGTGGTTCCCGGTAATGAAGTAATTAAAAACGCTTCATGCGTAGTATATTGTTTTAATACTGGAAATTATGGATCAGTACAAAGTACATTCCAAGGATCATTCACATATGATGAATTAGAAGATAAATATACAAGTCGTTTTGATAACATTAGCTACTACAATGCCGTAGATGGTGGTGGACCATGAGATATCTATTATTAATTTTATTACTTGCTGGATGTTCAACAAATAATTGTAAATCTCTTCCAAATACAGAAATTACAGAAATGTATTCTTCTTATGTTGAAGAATGGAAGCAGCAAGCACAAACATCTTTCAAAGAAGCTGAAGATAAAATCTTTGTTGTAAACCCATTACCAAAACCAGATATTAATGATGGTACAAATCCAGATCCCGCAAAATGTATTTGCAAAGGCACAGGAATTATTGTCCAAGGAGATGGACACAAAACAGCATGTCCGTTTCACAGTAAGTCACAAAAGTAATTTAGGAGATTAAAATGAATATTGAGCTTGTTCTTAGGATTTTAGCAATCGTTGCCGGTTTATTATTAGTAGCATCTTGCTATTGGGTAGATTTTAATTATCTTTTAGCTAAAATGCTATTAAAGAAAAAACCAGTAGTAGAAAAAGACGTTGAAGTTGTTGTAGATACTGGTGATCAATTTTTACACATCATTGATCTATGGTATAAGCTACGTGCCCAGTGTGTAGATGCTAAACTAGATTCTGCCACACAAAAGCTAGACGAAGTTTTTCCACTTTTAAACAAGACTGAAGTCACAATAACCCCTGCTCCGGTAGCAAAGGTAGAATAACATGGTTAAAAAATTAATTGCGGCACTATTAATTGCCTATGGTATTTTTGGTTTAGGTTTTCTTAAAAATATACCTATTCCAAAACCAAAACCAGAACCAGTTGTAATATTAAACGTTGATAAGCCTAATCAAGAGGTAATAGACTCTGTTAAAAACTTATCATCTTTGGTTACTGATCCATTAGATAGAGCCAAAATAGCTATTTTTAATTATGAGTTTGCCACCAGAGTAAAAAATTATAATACAGATTTGCAAAAAGTAAATGATGTTTATACCTTGGCTGGCAAAACTTTTTTTAAAAATGAATTGGTTGGTAAATATAATGGACTTGGTGAGGGCGTAGTCAAACTAATAACAAGTCTTGTTTCAGATGATAATCACGACCTATCTCAAGAAGGAAAAGACAAAATTAGCGAACATTTTATGGGGCTAGCTTGGTCTTTACTACAAAAAGAGTAATAAAATGAATTACGACATAAGCAAGGTAAAAGATATTTTTAAGTCTGTTTTTTCAGACATGGGATATGAGACTAGTGGAATGTCTTTTAAATGCCCATCACCACTTGGCATATCAATTGCCGATTCAGCAGACGCAATTGATATAAACTTTACAAATAGTAAAAACTTACCCGTTGCAACCGTTAGGAAATTAATCAAGTTTAATTTAGATATTCTTGGTGTTAATTTAGGACCAACTGGTGGAGTAATCAAAATAAAGTTCTTCCCAGATATCAAATTTGATTATAATGGGTCTGTCAAGTTTGGTGATTGCTCAAATAATATGGCTTATGAACTAATTTCTCAGGAAATCGATGATGAGTATGGCGATCCAGAAAGAAAAAAAATTGCTCAAAGATGCTTGCAATATGGTAGTGAATGGGCTACAATAGTCAGTGCCTCACAAACAGAGCCAGTGACTTATTCAGAACGAGAGAAAAGAACACTAAGAAAACAATGCTATAATTTCATTTATGAAAATATAAAGAATGACAAAGAGATAGAATGCAAGTTTGTTATCTTAGGCGTTCTATTTTTAAACTTTGTTCTCCCAGTGATAATTGGTTGGATAGTCACGAAGATATTGAATCACTGGTTTAAATAATCAATCTTACCACGATTTAACGAAACGATAGGGATAATATGCAAGTTCAGAAGAGAAATGGAAATCTTGAAAAATATAACGTAGAAAAAATTCATAAAGTGGTAGAGTGGGCGATCAAGGATATCAATAATGTTTCTTGGTCAGATATAGAAATGAACGCCAAGCTTTCTCTTAGAGATGGCATCACAACACAAGAAATTCACCAAATTCTTGTCAAGTCAGCAAATGATCTGACTTCTCCAGCAAAGCCAAACTATCAGTATGTTGCTTCTAGATTATTGAATATGTCTTTACGTAAAGACCTGTGGGATAGATACGATAATCCACCATCACTATCTAAGCATATTAAATCAAATATTGAAAAGGGAGTTTATGACCCAGTATTATTTGAAAAGTGGTCAAAGGAGGATATCAAAGAAATAGAGTCCTGCATAGATCACGATAGAGATTATTTATACACATATGCTGGTCTACAGCAAATGATAGATAAATATCTTGTAAAGAATAGAGCTACTGGCGAGATGTATGAAACTCCACAGTTTGCTTATATGGCTATTGCTATGGCTTTATTCAACGTTGTTGATGAAGTTAAGGATGCCTATGAATGCTTCTCAACATTTAAAATTAATCTTCCAACCCCAATTATGGCTGGAGTTAGAACTAAAATCAAGCAATTCGCTAGTTGCGTACTAGTTGACGTTGAAGATGATTTAGATTCTATCTTTTCTAGTATTCATGCTGTTGGTAAATATACTGCCCGCCGTGCGGGAATAGGATTAAATGTTGGGCGAATTCGCCCAATTAATTCTAGCATAAGGGGCGGTGAAGTTATTCATACTGGTCTTATCCCTTATCTTAAGATATTTGAATCAACGGTTAAGGCCACTAGTCAGAATGGTATTCGTGGAGGTTCAGCCACTGTACATATTCCATTTTGGCATTATGAAATTGAAGATGTAATGGTTCTTAAGAATAACGCTGGAACAGACGATAATAGAGTACGAAAGCTAGATTATTCCGTTCAGTTTAATAAGTTATTTTATGAACGACTAATTAAGAATGAAGATATTACACTATTTAGTCCAGAAGAAACTGGTGGACTATATAGCTCTATGAATAATAACGAAGATTTCAAGAAGCTTTATGAAAAGTATGAGAATTCTCGAAATATTAAAATGAAAAAGAAAATCAACGCTAGAAAGCTAGCAGAAATTTTCACTAAGGAAAGATTAGAAACTGGGCGAATCTATGTTATGAATATAGATAATGCTAATGAGCATGGATCATGGGATGCTCCAGTTTATATGAGTAATCTTTGTCAAGAAATTATTCATCCCACAAAGCCAATTAATTCTATTGAGGATAAAGAGGGCGAGATTGGTATTTGTATTTTATCAGCACTTAATCTAACAGAACTAGATAGTGATGATGATATTGCTAATGCTTGCAGAATAGCTGTAAGAACTCTTGAGTCAGTTATAGATTATCAAGATTATCCAGTAGCTGCTGGAGAAAATTTCACAAAAAATCGTAGATCATTAGGTATTGGTATTACCAATTTAGCTGGTTTCTTAGCTAAGAATAAGTTAAAGTATGATGATCCAAATACTCTACAGCTAGTACATTCTACTATGGAAAAGATTCAATGGAATCTATTAAATGAATCATGCCGTTTGGCAGCAGAGCTTGGTTCTTGTAATAAGTTTAATGAAACAAAATATTCTAGAGGTTTACTACCGCTGGATTGGTATAAAAAAACAGTTGACGAACTGGTTAAGCCAGAGTATAATATGGATTGGGAGGGTCTAAGAGCCAGAATTAAAGAATATGGACTAAGACACTCAACCCTAACCGCTATAATGCCATGTGAGTCCTCTAGCGTTATCCAGAACAGCACAAATGGCATTGAGCCTGTCAGAAGTCTACTTTCTTACAAGAAGGCTAAAAACGGCGTTCTAAAGCAGTTGGTGCCAAACTATGCGTCACGTAAAAACTATTATTCATTAGCTTGGGAAATGGAAGATAATAAAGCTATACTTAATATATGTGCAATTCTACAAAAATTCGTAGATATGAGTATTAGCGTAAACTTATACTATAATTATGCTCACTTTCCAGAAGGTAATATACCCTTGAGTGTTTTGATCAAAGATCAAATTTATGGTTTTAAATATGGTATTAAAAATTTTTACTATTGCAACACTCCAGATGGAGATGGAGCAACGGAGAAAGAAACCTGTGAAGGTGGATCGTGTGCAATTTAAAACGCATGTGTAATATATGTACTATTGAAAAACCATTAACATCAGAATTTTTCCATAAAAAATTAGACACTTTTCATTCTATATGTAAGGAATGTAGAAAAACTCAAGAAAAAACTAGATATTTAAAACAAAAAGGCAAAAAGAATATACAGAGTAAAGAGTATTATCAGAGCCACAAGGATAAACTTAAGTTATACGCCAAAAATTATAGACAAGAAAACACAGAAAAATTAGCAAATTATGAAAAATTAAGGTATAAGAAAAAATCAGAAAAAAGAAAAATCTTAGCCTCTAAAGATGGTTCATCAAAAATACTACATAATATGAGAGTGTGTATTAATAGGTGTGTAAGAAATAAACAAAAGTCATCACCAACACTCAAGTATCTGGGATGTTCTTTAGAGGAATTTAAAATACATTTGGAGTCAAAATTTGATGAAAACATGAATTGGTCTAATTATGGAAGACCAACAGGAACAAATCGGGATGGCTGGCACATAGATCATATTAAATCATTATCATCATTTAAATTTAGTAATAATGATACATCAGAGCAATTTGAAGAAAAACTTAAATTAGCTTGGCACTATACAAACTTACAGCCCCTTTGGGGTCTGGATAATATATCAAAAGGGAAAAAATGAAAAAATTAGACTTAATTTATAAGGTTGATGCTAATATGGATTGCCCGCCAGCTACTCAGGATATTGCTGTAAATCTAAAAAATAGGCAATATGCTATAAATGTAGCTAATTATGGTCCAGCCAATCCAAACAATGAAGATGAAGAATATTGGCAGAAAAAAGCAGACCAGTTTAAAACATCCATAGATCAAGCTAAAACTATGAGATGTTCCAACTGTGCGGTCTTTATTATCAAAGAAAAAATGATGAATTGTATACAAGTTGGTTTAGCATCAGAAATGGAAAACGCTAAAAAGATGATGGATTTAGCAGATTTAGGTTATTGTGAATTATTCGATTTTAAATGTGCCGGTAGTCGCACATGTGACGCTTGGGTGGCAAATGGACCTCTAAAAGACTAGTGGAGAAATCTTTAAGATAATGAAAACTATATTGAATAAAAATAATATCGACTACCTAACACAACCACTATTTCTAGGAGAGGATCTTTCTCTACAGAGATATGACAAGTTTAAATATCCTGTATTTTTTGATCTCTTTAAGAAACAAATGGAATTCTTTTGGAGGCCAGAAGAAATTGAATTGAAAAAAGATAGAAACGATTTCAAGAATGACGATATAATGTCAGATAATGAACGCTTCATCTTTACATCTAATTTGAAATATCAAACCATGATGGATAGTGTTATCTGTCGCGGTGTTCCCACGCTGCTAGAATATGTTTCTAATCCAGAACTAGAAGCATGTATGAATGTGTGGCAATTTTTTGAACAAATCCATAGTTATAGCTATACCTATATTATTAAAAATGTGTATAGCAACCCAAGCGATATTTTAGATAGTTGTTTAACAGACAAAGAAATTCTCAAACGAGCTAATGTTGCTATTAAAGAGTACAATACTTTAAGAGACTTGAAAAAGTCTGGAACAACAAAAGACATTAAGAAACAAATATACTTAACACTAGTTAGTGTAAATATACTTGAAGCTGTGCGTTTTTATGTTTCATTTATTTGCGCTTTTGCTTTCGCAGAGAATAAGAAAATGATTGGTAATGCTGATATAATTAAGCTAATTAAAAGAGATGAGGCATTACATCTATATAATACTCAAGAAATTATTAAAATTTTGCACACTGTACCAGAAGAAGGATTTGTTAAAATAGCAGAAGAATGCCAAGAAGATGCTATTAAAATGTTTGAATCAGCAGCAGCAGAAGAAAAAGCTTGGTCAGAATATCTATTTAAAGATGGGTCTATTATTGGACTTAACGAAAAAGTTATGGCTCAATATGTAGATTGGCTTTGCATGACCAGAAGAAAGAATATAGGTCTACCATACGATAAGGGTTGCAAAAATCCAATTGCCGGATGGACTGATCCGTGGATGAATAGCGAAGCTGTTCAAGTTGCTCCACAGGAACATGAGATTACTTCATATAAAATTGGTGCTAGCACAAACGATCTTGAGGATACAGACTTGGGAGGATTTGATCTATGATAAATACTAAAGATCTTGCTTGGACTGTGTGGTGCAAGCAAATTGAAACAAATGCAAAAACTCCAACTAAAGCCAACACAAATGATGCTGGATGGGATTTGTATTCAACTATTGACACCATTCTTCCACCAAAACAAAGAAAAACTGTCAAAACGGGGATAGCACTAGAGATGCCAGAAAATATGGCTGGATTAATTTGGCCACGATCTGGACTATCTGTAAAACAAGGGATTGACGTACTAGCTGGAGTTGTAGACTCTGGCTATAGGGGAGAAGTCATGGTTTGTTTATACAATACCTCTGATGAGAATGTATCGATAAGCTGTGGGGATAGAATCGCGCAGATTATATTCCAAGAGGTTCCTCGCGTCATGATGATTAATCAAGAAGGGCTAGGTTCCTCGCAACGGGGAGACAACGGCTTTGGCAGCAGCGGCAAATAATAAATACGACAAATCGAAGAATACCAATAAAGAAAACCGTAAGAAGCAAAAAACTTCTCAAACTAATGTTCTTGTCGCCAAAACGGAGAATCAAAAAGATTACATCAGATCTATTATAGAAAATGATGTTACGTTCTGCACTGGACCGTCTGGTACTGGCAAATCTTTTATAGCTGCCGGTATTGCTTCTGATCATATTCAGAAAGATAAGATTGACTCTATCATTGTTACTAGACCGCTAGTATGTACTGGTAAAGATATTGGATCATTACCGGGAGAATTAAATGATAAAATCAAACCATATCTGGCCCCGATGGAAGAAAATCTTAAGTATTTTCTAGGAAGAGATAAATTTGGATTGTATTATAATACCAGAAGAATTCGTTTTGAACCATTAGAAACCATGAGAGGGGCAACCTTTCATAACGCCTATATGATTCTTGACGAAGCTCAGAATTGTACTCTTGATCAAATCAAGATGTTTATTACAAGAATGGGCGAAAATTCGAAGGTAATTATTAACGGTGATACTAAGCAAACCGACCTATATAGAGATAGTGGTTTATATTACTGTCTTGAAAGACTTGCTGGATTGCAAGGTATAGGAATTTGCACTTTAGATTACCAAGATATCCAAAGAAATGGTATAATAGGAAGGGTCTTGATGGCTTTAGAATCATAAGGAATTTATATGTTGTATGATTATTATTGTGAAGAATGTGGCAATGAACTAAAAGACGTTCAGCAGTCTATCAAGGATGATGCTCTAATCACATGTCCCGACTGTGGAAAAGATGCCCTAAACAGGGTAATATATGGTGGGATAGGCTGCTTCGTCAAGGACATGAAAACGCTAGGACAGATTGGCGATAAGAACTGGTCCAATATGGGTCACTACAAGAGATCCGAAATTGAAATGGCCGCGAAGGAGAAAAGTGAGAAGGAAACTCCTTACTTTTCTTCTTTCGGTTCAGCGACTCCCGCGAATAGAAAACAAATTAATAAGATGACACCGGCACAGAAAAAGAAATATATCATGGGAGGGGAAACATGAAATTTGTAGAAAGCTTTAATAAAGAAGACTTTGTAAAACCATCGGAATCATTAATGGTTGATAGGGTTGGTAAAAATACCGATGATGAAAAGAAGGCTTTTGCTAAATCTATGATTATAAGCCTTGGTGACACAAATCAAACCAAGTATTTTGTAAGAACACACAATAACGTGCCATACGATCCAAATGGTCAATATAGCCATAGAGAATCATATTTAAGAACAGAATTAAAACCTGTAACAAAACAGACTTTTGAAAGTTATGTTGCATATCTACAAACAAAGAATCAATTACACATGACAAAGGCTCAAAGGAGTTTTATCAATGGCTAATAAAAAAGGACCGCTAAGTAAAGTTGAATCTTTTTATGTTGAAGCTCAAGTTAAACTTGGCACTAGCGTAGAGGATATAGCTACTGATTTAAATAGACCACAATCATCAGTAGAAAGCTATATAGCTAAAACTTCTAAGAAAAAAGAAGCTACAGCAACGAGCGATCAGTTTGCTAGACAAAGTGGCGCAACAATTATGACAGAAAATGCTTCATCAATGATCGACGCAAAGAGAAAGAAACCATCACTGCCAGCAAAAACAATGTCTTGTGTTACTAGAATAAAAAACGTATGACTAGAATTGCTCTGTTCACAAGTATTTCTGCTAATATCGCAGAAATTGCTCATTTAACAACGCCAAACAAGCTAGAGTATTGTTTAAAACACGACTATTCTTTAATAATTGATAATCAAAAATATGAAGAAGCTATTGATAGAGTACACTCAATTATACATCTATTTGATGAATATGATATTGTGTGGACACTTGATGCTGATGCTATAATTACAAATATGAGTATCCCCTTTCATACATTAGAATGTTTGGGAGATAATATAACAGTGTGCGAAGAGGGGATGGTTTATTGGAATATAATTAATTGTGGGTCAATGATTATGAAAAACACCCTTCAAACAAAAACTCTCCTACAATTAATCAGTATTAATAAAAGTAACTGGAAAAATTTACCAGCGTCGTGGCAAAGCTGGTTAGGATTGAACGCTGATGTATTTAGTAATATGTTAACCATTGCTCCTGTTGGATCGTTCAATTCTGTAGAATGGAATCTACCCGCTAATTCAGCAGCTTGGGGGCCACCGGGAAGCAATTGGAAAAATGGACATTTGGTATATCATCCATGCAGTATTTTCCCTAGAGAAGAACGTATTAAATATTTAAAAAACGCCCTAGAAACTAAAGTGATAAGATGAATAACTTTATAACATCTCATGAATGTTGGCTTGTTGAATATCGTAAAGATAAGTATAATGTTTGGATTAGGGCAACCCTTTCTAACGGAATAGAATATTATTTACCTAATCATGAACAATGGTTGGAATTAAAAACTTTGTGTGATCAGAAACATCTTAAAGTACAAAAACTTGGGTTGCAGTATCGTTCACACTTTGTTGAGGTTGACATGGGCGATGCAGAAGGTGTATACTTGGTTCGATCCCTCATCGGAAGAATGGGAGAAAATAGCAAACAGGCTATAACAATTGGAAAAGTTTATGGGAACATTGTTAAAAAGACGATGTGGGTAACTCCAGAGTTAGTTGAGGATTTGTCAGACGAAGATCCGGTCGAAAATTGTTTTATGGAAGCATTGATATTATATGACAAAGAAGAAAACAAATAAACCAGAATTATTCAACAAAGATTACCAAAAAGAATGGTCAGAAACTCATAAGTACAAACATATCCACACTGGTGAACACTGTACTTTCGAAGCTTACGTTGCAGAATATATAGTATTGAGAAGGGCTGAAAAGCTCAACGATGGAAAACCATCATATAAATTTTGGACAAAGGGAGATCCCTTACACTGGTTGTGGAAAAAGCAACACGGTGCAGCTTTGCAGCTTAAAAAGAAATATAGCGAAGAAGCTATACTGTCGGCTATCAAGTCAAAAGATTTTGATAGACTGCTTGTTTTAGGGGTCCAGAATGGGCGAGGATATAAAATAAATCCAGAAGCTGAAAAAGTCATAGCTAAACATCAAAGATATATAGACGAGCAGCAAAATAAACTAACTGTCAATCTAGAGCAAGAAGTTGAAGAAAAGAATCTTGAAACCAGAGCTACTCAGAGCTATAATAAAGGAAAGAAACCAACCATCAGTCAATTGAGGAATCTATGAGCAAAGTTAAGAAAGCAAGTAAGTTTACAACAGATTTGGTAAGTAATAATATCGTAAATAAATATGGCGATGTTGTTAGAAGTGGAACGGAAGTTTTAGAAAATATCAACAATCTTAATGTCATTGGAGTATCTCCAGCATTAGATATTGCTTTGGGTGGCGGTTTACGCGAAGGCTCAGTGGTTGTAATGACGGGCGATCCTAAAAGTGGAAAGACTACAACCGCATTACATTTTGCAGCTAAGTGTCAGCAAAAGAGTAAAAGAGTAATCTATGTAAATACAGAGGGCAGATTATCTAAGCAAAACTTTGTTGGCATTAAGGGGCTTAACTCTGATAATATTCTTATTATTGAATCAACTGATGAAAGAGTTTTATCGGCAGAAGACTTTCTCAACATCATTGAAAGCTATATTAATAATGATCCCGGCTGCTTGATTATAGCCGACTCGCTATCAAATATGGTTCCAGCAGTTGAGCTTGAGGGTGAAGTACGAACCGGCGTTAGAAATGCTCTACCACGACTTCTTTCCATGTTCTTCAAAAGAATCAGCGGAACACTCATGAAGAATAAGACCATCCTAGTTTGTATTACTCATAACATTGCTAATACTGGTGGTTCACCATACGCCCCACAAAAGATGGCAGATTGTGGCAATATGTTGCAATATCAAGCTGGCACCAATATGGTTATTACTCATAGAGGCAAGTGGCAAGTTCCAAAAGATACTGGCCCACACGTTGGTCAGATTGCAAACTGGTCTATTAAAACTTCATGTGCTGGCGGTAGACCTAATAGCACAGCGGAGAGTTGGATTAAGTATGGGATAGGCATTGATGAAGTTCAAGAGATTATTCATATCGCTTGTGAATTTAGACTTATCAAAGCTGCTGGTGCTTGGTATACTATTCAGTGTGCGGTTGATGATCTAAGCAATCCAACCGTGAATGAAATGCTAGAAGAAAATAAGGTAGCAAAGACTCCAGAGGATATTGAAAGATTTTTTAAGTTTCAAGGCGTTAATGCTGTAGCTGATTTCTTGAATAATAATCCAAAGATGGCATCTTTTGTTTATGAAAAGATCAAGGAGTTGCATTGAAAGTTAAAGGAATTAATGGGAAAGAATATATTTGGAATCTTACGAAGTACGATATATTCTACGATGATGCTCGTAAGCGTTCAAAATATCATATTCGTGCTAGAAACTTATTAAGAGAAATATTTCACAGCTATAGAATTCTTGAGGAAGTTAAACTACCGGGAAGCACAGCATTAAATAGAAAATCTGTTCTTTACCTTGACTTCTACATTCCATCCACTAAGATGGCGTTTGAAGTTCACGGTGAACAGCACTATGAATACTGCCCATTTTTTCATAAGAGCAAAGCAGATTTTTTGAAGGCAAAAGCCCGCGATGAAGATAAGATAGAGTGGTGCAACATTAACGATATCCAGATTGTAATCTTAAAATTTTCAGAAAGTGATCATGAGTGGCGAGAACACATTGAGGGCATCTGAGAAACTCTCAGAACACCTAAGTCAAATAACATCATATATTGATCTCAGTAACACAAAGTTTTCTTCATTCAGAGAAGAATATTTGCTGGTTGCAAATTTATCATCCGACGAACTTAAAAAGTTAACTCAACAGGAAGCATTTGATACAGCCTATTTGCTATATGGATATTCTACTTATATTCAAGATGAGATAAACAAGAACAAAATAGCATTAGCTTGGTGTAATGATCAGCTTGAAAAATTAGTGGTTGCTCATAACGACGAGTTTGGTCAATATACTAAACACGAAGTTAAACGACAAATTATCATTAAGGATAATAATTATGCAGCTTCAGTAGATAAAATGAGAGAGGTTGCAGAAGCAAGATTACAAGCACTAGATGGTAAAGTATATGAACTGAAACGCAAAGCAGACATTCTATTAGAAAAAGCTAAGAGGATATAATGGATCTTAATAATTTTTTAAATTCACTAAGTGACGAACAGAAGAAGCAATTAGCTGGAGCTTTATTAAGTTCAGTAGAATCAGAAAATCCTCCAGTTAAAAAAGAAAAAAAGCCAAAAATAAAGCAAACAAAACCAAAAGAACCACCATCAATTATTGTAGATGATAATTTCACAGTAACTAGAGCAGAATCAAAAGATTCTCAAAATAGGAGAAAAGAACCCGTGAGAGCCAGAAAGAATGAGTGGAAAGACACAGGCGAATTTAGGGATGTTAATTCCTCAGATTACGACCTAGCGCCTAGCCCAAGAAAACGCGAAGCACCAAAAAAGATTGATGTAGACTGTCATGTTTGTGGCAGGTCATTCAAGGCCGATCAAAGATTTGTATTTGGAGAATATCACCGCTGCAATAGGTGCGTTGGAAAATAATTATGGATATTAAACTAACAGATATTGGTGCAGAACGAGCAGTCTTAGCGTCACTATTGCAAAATGGTATAGACGCATATGTATCAATATCGCACCTTATTAGTCATAAAACTTTTGGTCATGCCAATAATCAGATTCTATATAAATGTATAGAGCGGATTATCACTAACGATCAAAAGGTGGATATACCATCTATTCTATCGGCAGCTTCTCAGTTGAATTTATCAGAAAGTATAAATACAACACAAGAGTTAAAATACATCAAATCTCTTTTCGACTTCCCAGTTAATAAAGATAATGCTCTTAGCTTTGCGATACAAATTAAGAAGTTTGAATTTGCTAGAAAGATTAAAGCACTAACAGCAAAAATACATAAAGATGTTGATGATGTTACTGGATCTGAATCTATCAATGATATTATTCAAATTCTAGAAAACCCAGTTACAGACTTTCTAAGAGAAGATGACGGTGGAGACACTCCAAAGAAAATTGGAGAAAACATCGGAGATTATATTACATTCTTAGAGGAGAATAAGTGTGATATCATTGGTATACCAACAGGATTCAGCAGATACGACGAGGCCATTGGCGGTGGTCTTAGACGTAAATGTGTTGACCTTGTTTCTGCTAGACCAAAAGTTGGCAAGTCAGTATTTGCTGATAACGTGGCTCTAAATGTTTCTTCTAAAAACGTTCCGGTTCTTATGCTAGATACTGAAATGAGCAAAGAGGATCATTTGAATAGATTGTTGGCAAATATAAGTGGTGTTCCGATCAATGAAATTGCTACTGGTAAATTCGTAGATGATGACGAAAAGAGAGAAAAGGTTCAAGATGCTGTTAAGCATATAGAATCTATTCCTTATTGTTACGTTAGCGTTGCTGGAAAGCCATTTGAACAAATCCTCAATCTTATTAAGAGATGGATTATTCAAGAAGTTAAGATGGATCAGTATGGCAAAACCAATGATTGTTTAATTATCTATGATTATTTGAAGTTAATGTCATCTAGTTCTATTACCAATAATATACAAGAATATCAAGCTCTTGGTTTTCAAATTACCGCACTTCATAATTTGTGCGTCAAGATGGATTTTCCATGTTTGTCATTTGTGCAGTTGAACAGAGATGGTATAACCAAAGAAAGCACCGACGCTGTTTCTGGATCAGATAGACTTATCTGGCTATGCACATCGTTCTCTATATTTAAAATCAAATCTCCAGAAGAATTAGCAGAAGATGGACCCAGTGCTGGAAATAGAAAACTTGTACCAATTGTTTCAAGACACGGTGGCGGGCTAGACGATGGAGATTATATTAACATGGTCATGGATGGATCTCATGCTAAATTAAAAGAACTAAAAACACGCAACGAATTTAAAAACCAACCAACTGGTGATACTGGATTAGCAGATTCAGATTCACTAATTAAAATAAGAATACAAGATGGACTTACACAAGCTCAAGATTCTATTGAACAGTAAAGCTGAAACTATCTTTAAGAAGCTAGGCATGGACTGTGAAGTGCTTGGAGATAATATTTACTCCAAATGTCCAATTCATGAAGGTAGCGACAACCCAAGAGCATTCTCATATTCTATAGAAAGAGGAATATGGAAGTGTTGGACTAGAGATTGTCAACATCAATACAATAACGACATATTTGGACTAATAAGAGGTTCGTTATCGAATAGCGAAGGCGTAGATGTTGGCTTTAAAGAAGCTTTAAAGTGGTCCTGCGATCTATTAGATTTAAAACGCGGCAAGGTGCATAGTAAACAGGTAGTAGAAGAGCCGAATGAATTTGTTGAACTTGTATCATTGCTAAATCACTCAATAGTTCAAAAAGAGCATAGTGAAATAGATGCAGAATGTGATCTAGCAATACCTTCACCGTATTTTATATCCAGAGGTTTCAAAAAAGAAACCCTAAATTATTTTGAAGTTGGGGACTGTGTTAATCCTAAGTCTAAGTTGTATGATAGAGCAATAATACCTATTCATAACGACGATGGAGCCAAACTGGTTTCATTAATAGGAAGATCAATGAAGGAATATAAATTACCCAAATTCTTATTTAGCCCCAAGGGATTTGACAAAAGATATTTTTTTTACAATCTTCACAGAGCAATCAACAAAGCTAAAGAAACCGGATGTTTATTTCTTGTTGAAGGACAGGGGGATGTTTGGAGATTATATGAATCTGGGGTGCATAATGCTGTTGGAATATTGGGTAAAACAATCACAAAAGAGCAAGAAGATAAACTATTAAAAATGCCAGTAACTCATCTTATTATATTAACTGATAACGATCAAGCTGGAAGAGAATCAAAAACGCAAATACAAAGACAATTGGGAAGAGTTTTTAAACTAACATTTCCTAAAATTTCAACAAAAGACATTGGCGAAATGACAACGGACCAAATCAAAAGTAAAATACTACCACAAGTTAAAGGAACTTATTAATGGCTAAGATTATAGGCATATCTGGGCGAAAGCAATCTGGGAAAAACACAGTAGCTAATTACATAAATGGGTCCGTGCTAATTGGTAAGGAAATGGTAAAAGACTTCTTTATTAACGAAGATGGTCAGCTTGTTATCAAAACAACTAATAGTAATGGTGAAGATGGGTATGGAATATTTGATGTCACCAGAAAAGATGATACATTTATTGAGTATGCTAGTAGAGAACTGTGGCCATATATTAAGACCTATCATTTCGCAGATTTGCTAAAGAACATATCAATTCATTTGTTTGGATTAAGCCCAGCAGAGGTTTATGGTACAGATGATGACAAAAACAAAGAAACAAATTTGCTATGGGAAAGTATGCCAACGAAAGAAAAGAAAACTGGCAATGTAACGAATAGAGAATTTCTAGAATACTTTGGGACAAAAATTGTTCGCAAAATTAAGCCAGAGGCATGGGTTGAGGCAACAATGAATAATATTCTTAAAGAAAATTCTGAAATAGCAATTATACCGGATGTTAGATTTCCAAACGAGGTCAATGCTATAAAGAATGCTGGTGGCAAAGTTATCAGATTGACTAGAAACATTCACGATAGTAAGATAGAGTGCGAAACAGCACTGGACGAAAAGAATTTTGATTGGTCACTATTCGACCATGTTATAGATAATTCTAATTCATCAATAGAAGATCTATGTAGCAGTGTAAACAATCTCAAACAGTATTGGAACTAATATGCTAATAACATACATAAGATCTTCAAGTTATAATAATTATTCTTACTGCCAAATGCAGTATTTTATAACATATGTTTTGGGCCATCAGTCAACCAGCGGCAAGAAAGCAGAACTTGGAACTATTGTTCACAAGGTTATGGAAACACTAGCTGGTTTTAAAAAGTATCACCAAGACAATCCACGTAAACATAACCTATATGTAAAAGATGATGCCTTGGGCGATGTTGAAATTAAAAAATCAGAATTATTGAAGGACAGTATCGTTGTAGACTTACTTGATAAAAGCTATAATTTTTATACATCTGGATCATCTCACGCTTTTACAAAGGGTGATAAAGATACCTGTATGGGTCTTGTGTGGGACACATTAAGATATAATCATGGTCAATTTGACCCAAGACACAGAACTGTAGTTGCCCCAGAACCTCATTTTGATATTCCAATTGATGAAGATTGGGCGCATTATGAATATGAGTTTCCAGATGGTAGAAAAATCAAGGGACAATTAGCTATTAAGGGAACTATAGATCTAGTTACAGAAACAGCTAAAGACACTATTGAAGTAGTCGATTGGAAGACGGGTAGACGTTTAGATTGGGCCACTGGCGAAGAAAAGACATATGAAAAACTATGCTCAGACCCTCAGTTATTACTATACAATTATGCCATTTCGAAGCTATTTCCTCATTATGACCACACGATAATGTCTATATTTTTTATTAAAGATGGTGGACCTTTCTCTATGTGTTTTGACAAAGCAGATCATGGTAGATTCTTAAAAATGCTTAAGAATAAGTTTGAAGATATCAAGGCGAATAATACACCAAAACCCCTGTCACAAAGTAGAGATAGCTGGAAATGTACTAAGTTGTGCCATTTTTACAAAAACAACTGGCCGGGAACAGACAAAAACATGTGTATATACATAGAGAATCACCTAAAGGACGAAGGTATGGAGAATACCCTTAAAAAGTGTACAAGAGAAGGTTTTGACATTGGTTTTTATTCCGCTCCCGGTTGAAAGAAAGATATTATGAAATTAACTATTGGTATGGCCACTTATGACGATTTTGACGGTGTGTATTTTACGATACAGGCTCTCAGAATGTATCATGATATATGTCAGTCAAATGATGTAGAATTTATAGTTCTAGATAATAACCCCAACGGTAAACATGCACAAACTCTTTCTGGGTTTGTAAATGGATGGACCGGCGGAAAAGGTAAATATATACCAAAAAATGATAGAGCTTCATCTTTTAATAAATACAGCATAGTCGAACACGCCTCTGGGCAATACGTTCTTATTATAGATTGTCACGTACTGTTAGTCAAAGATTCTTTAAAGCATTTAATGGATTACTATGATAGTCATCCAGACTGTAAGGATTTAATCCAAGGTCCACTACTTTACGATGATCTACAAAATTATTCCACAGAGTTTGCTCCGCAATGGAGAGGCGACATGTATGGAACTTGGGATACAAACAGAGAAGCTCACGATGCCGGATTACCATTTGAAATACAATTACAGGGCATGGGATTATGTTCTTTTGAAAAAAAGAACTGGCCGGGAATAAATCCACACTTTAAAGGATTTGGTGCAGAAGAAGGGTACATATCTGAAAAATTCAGAAGAAATGGTGGGAAAAATATTTGTATCCCACAATTAAAATGGGTTCATCGATTTGGTCGCCCAGACGGTGTAAAATACCCATTAATTTTAGAGGATAGAATATGGAATTATTTTATCGGATGGTTGGAAATAACAAAAGACCCAAATCACGAAATGATAACATCAGCATATGAACATTTTAAGAATAAAATCCCGCCGGGAAGTATAGATAACATTTTAAATCAAGCTAAACACTTAATTTTGGAGAATTAATTATGCCCATTCCAAATAGACGAAAAGATGAAGATAAGAATAAATTTGTTGCCAGATGTATGGGTGACAAGGTTATGAAAAAAGATTATCCAAGCAATAGCCAAAGAGTTGCTATCTGCTTGGATCAAGCAACAGCCGATTGTGACTGTGTAGAAGCTGCTGATTTTAAAATGCAATTAGAAAATTATGGCTATGAAGAAGATGTTAATGATGACAATTTTTATATTCCAACACAGGCAGAATATGAAGACTTTGGCGAAGAAACAGAAGAGTGGGATATTGCTGAAGCAAAACCGGGACTATGGGAAAATATAAGAAAGAAGAAAGATCGATTAGGCAAAAAATATAAACCAGCAAAGCCGGGAGATCCAGATCGCCCAGATAAAGATGCTTGGAAAAAAGCTCAGTCTGGTGATAGCGAAATGGCTATTGATCAAATAATGAAAATGAGCGATCAGATCATGGAAGTGGTTGCTAGACTAAAAACTATGCAGATACCAGTAGAATTTCAAGATTGGACAAAAGACATGATTTCCAAAGCTGAAATCTATATACAGAACGTGTATGACTTTGTTAAGTATTACGAGCCGGGTAAATATGAAGATGAGTATACAAAAGAAGTAGATGAGCCATCAGAAATGGAAACTGAAGATTCTTATGCTTCAGAATATCAAGGTCGCAAAGTGACATTAAATAAACCATTTAGAACATCAAATGGCCCAAAGAAGTTTGCAGTATATGTTAAGAATGAAAGTGGCAACGTTGTTATTGTTAGATTTGGCGATCCAAATATGACAATCAAGAAGAATATTCCAGAACGACGAAAAAGCTTTAGAGCTAGACACAACTGTGAGAACCCCGGCCCAAAATGGAAGGCTAGATATTGGGCTTGTAAAAGCTGGTAGTTGAAGTAAAGTTGTTGGTTCGGCGGTATAATAGTTTGATAGCAGTCGCATACACATTGAAATTGACAAGGACAATATATGTTGAATTGGTGCCCACTAAGGAATTACACTCATTACAGTTTATTGAGGGGTTTTTCAAAGCCAGACGAGTTAGCAGCAAAGTGTAAAGAAGAAGGATATACTGCTTGCGGTATTGCTGATTATAAGACAATATCTGGGGTTGTATCTTTTTATCAAGCTTGTCAAAAGAATGGGATAAAACCTATCATTGGTTGCTCATTTGATGACTGCGCTTTGTTTGCTAAGAATAGTGCCGGTTGGCATGATCTTATTCACCTAGTATCATCTATAGATGATGAAGGTAATATATCTAGCACTATTTGGTCAAACACTCTAAAGAAGGGCAATGTAATAAAGGTGTCTAATGATGCCTCACTATTTCCCATTAGTTATTATGTTAAAAAAGAAGATGCGACATTGCATCGTATACTATTATGCTCTGAATTAAAAACCACACTTCCAAAGATTCAGAAACAAATACGCAATGGTGATCTACCAAAAGATATAGAATATCAATTTACTCACGACGATAAAAACGTTTGGTCAAAGGAAGAGGCACAAAAAGCAATTAGCTCAACATCATCCAAAAATCTAGATAATATTTCTAGTATTATAAATGAGTGTGAGAGCTATAATATTCTAAGCAAGCCCAATCTTCCAAAGTTCGCTTGTCCAAATAATCAATCAGAAGAGGATTATTTGAAGGAACTATGTCGCGTTGGCTGGAAAAATATATTAATAGATGGTGATAAGGTTTCTAAACCAGAAGATAAAGAAAAGTATCTAGAAAGATTCAAGGAGGAATTTGATGTTATTAAGGGTGCTAATCTATTCGGTTATTTCCTCATTGTTAGAGACATTATACACTATTGCGAAAGTCAAGGTTGGTTGTGTGGTCCCGGTAGAGGTTCAGCGGCTGGATGCCTAATCTCATATCTTATTGGAATCACAAAGATTGATCCAATAGAATTTGACCTACTGTTTGCTAGATTTTATAATGCTGGGCGAAATAGTGAGGACCATATCTCACTTCCAGATATTGATATGGACGTTCCCGGCAAGAAGCGTGACGAAGTTATATCTTATCTTAAGAATAAATATGGTCATGATCACGTTAGTCAAATGATTTCGTTTGGTAGGCTACAGGGAAGAAGTGCTATAAAAGAAGTTTTACGCATAAATGAAGCGTGTTCTTTTGGTGAAATGAACACTATAACAAAGAGTATTCCTAACGAAGCTGAAATTTCTGACCAACTTGCCGACATGGATGACGATAATAGATCTATTATACGTTGGGCACTAATTAATAATGCCAATGAATTAAGGGATTTTTGCCACATAAACGAAGATGGTAAGCTAGAAGGAAATTATGCTGAGTATTTTGATCAAGCTATAAAGATTGAGGGAACATTTAAAACACAGGGAAAACACGCCGCCGGTGTTGTTATATCAGCTAAGAAATTGAATACCGTTTGCCCGATGGTTAAGCAGCGTGATTCATCTGAAAAGATTGCGGGATTAGAAATGGCAGACCTAGAAGCTCTAGGACATGTCAAGTTTGACGTTCTAGGAATTAATTTACTAGATAAAATTATGATGATACAAGACTTAACTGGAGTATAAAATGGCCACTCAGTGTGGAAAATATATTGGTCAAAAATTTGGAATGTTAACTGTTCAAAAAATTACTAGTAAAACCAAAAAATCTCATTATAGGGCCGAATGTTTGTGTGATTGTGGTAATACTGTTATACGCCGCATAGATTCTCTAGTACACGATAAATCAAAAAGTTGTGGGTGTTCAGCATTCAAAACAGGGTGCGAACATGCCTTATATAGAGGATACGAAGGTTTGAGCCTGAGACGCTGGTCTAAAATCAAAACAATGGCAAAAGATCGTGGATATAATGTCAAAATAGATATTAAATATGTCTGGGATTTGTATGAAAAACAGGGAAGAAAATGTGCGATAACTGGAGTTCCCATTATCTTCTCTAAACAAAACAAAGACAATGTTGGCACAACAGCATCTTTAGATAGGATAGATAATAATAGAGATTATATTGAAGGAAACGTACAGTGGGTGCATAAACGTATAAACATAATGAAAGGTAATATGAATACAAATGAATTTTTAAATATTTGCGAGGCTGTAGTTGCAAAAAATAAAGAAGAAGATATATTTGAGACACCAGTACACTATACAAGAAAGATGTTTTATGGCAAATAGAGATTATATTATATTCGACTTTGAAACAGGCTCAAGAAATCCTCACAAAACCCAACCAACTCAGATTGCAGCAATAGCTCTAGATGGTAGAAACTTATCAGTTAAGGGACAATTTAATAGTGAAATCAAGCCCATATTTGACGATGAAGAGGCTATATCTCTTGGGCTAGATCCACTTCAAGATGAAGCTTTAAAGATAACTGGAAAAACTAGAGAGGCTCTAGCTGAAGCTCCCTCAATTAAATCAGTATGGTCTAAATTTGTAAAGTTTGTTGATCAATATAATTGGAAGGGTGATCCATTTTTTGCTCCAATTCCAGTTGGATTTAATATCCTTGGTTTCGATATGCACATTGTTAATAGGCTATGTAGAGAATATGGTCCTTGGGATAAAGAGCGAGAACAACAAAAACTATTTAGTAAAGTCTATAAAGTTGATATCATGGACAATGTTTTCGTATGGACAGAAAGTGATCCATCAGTTAAGTCTATTAGCATGGATTCGCTACGAGAAAGAATGGGTCTTAGCAAGGAAAATGCTCACGATGCTCTACAGGACGTTAAGGACGAGGCCAATATATTTATCAAGCTCATGAAAACCCATAGATCTGTTTATCAGAATATTACTTTTGATAAAGCTTTTGCTAATGGTGGACTGTATGTTAAATAAAGTTTGCAACAAGTGTAAAAAGGAATTACCAATTGAACATTTTAGCAAACATAGCGGCAGCAATTATTTAAGACCAGAATGTAAATCTTGCAATAATTTGCTAAGTAAAATACGAAGCAGTCTCAGGAAAAAGCATGAAACCCCTCCAGAAAATTATCAATGTCCAATTTGCAATAGAAGCGAGCATGAGATATCTTCTGGTGGAGGAAATAAAAAAAGCAAGTGGGTGCTAGACCACAATCACCAAAATAATAATTTTAGGGGATGGTTATGTCACACATGTAATATGGGTATAGGTTCTTTTTCTGATAATATTGATACATTGTACAAAGCTATAGAGTATTTAAAAAATGATTGACTACAACGACAAGAAGACTTGGCAATTATTTGCAGAAGGTAAAACTAAGGGTATCTTTCAGTTAGAAAGTAATCTTGGTAAGGCTTGGGCTAAAAAAGTTGCTCCAACAAATATTGAAGAATTATCTGCTCTTATTGCTATTATTAGACCGGGAACGTTAAAAGCTTTCGTTGATGGAAAGTCTATGACCCAGCATTACGTTGACAGAAAGCACGGCAGAGAAGAGGTTGTATATTTGCATGAATCTCTGGAAGAAATCTTAAAGCCAACGTATGGGGTTCTAGTTTATCAAGAGCAGTCCATGCGTATAGCTCAAAAGGTCGCTGGCTTCAATCTACAAGAGGCCGACGTTCTTCGTAAGGCCATTGGAAAGAAAAAGGCTGACCTCATGAATGAAGTTAAGAAATCATTTATTGAGGGGTCACAGCGAGTTGGAATGGTAACAAAGGAAGAAGCGGAACAGATTTTCGGATGGATTGAGAAGTCTGCACGATATGCTTTCAATAAATCCCACAGTATATCTTATGCCGTATGCTCATATTGGAGTGCCTATTATAAAGCCCACAATACTCCAGAATTCTTTTTATCGTATCTGTATTATGCTAATGAAAAGCAAGATCCACACCAAGAAGTTTATGAACTTATTTCTGAAGCAAAGCTATTTGATATACAGGTAAGAACACCTAGTCTTGCCAATTTCGATACAAAATTTAACTTTAGACATGGGAAGATATACTTTGGGATTAAGGATATCAAATCTCTCACTGGTAAAACTGGCGATAAATTGATAGAAGCGGTCGAAGAATCAGAAAAGCTTGCTGGTAAAAAAATTACTAAATTCTCATGGTTAGAGTTATTGATATATTTTAGCCCCAATATAAGTTCCACTTCTTTTAAAGCTTTAGCCTCAATTGGTTTTTATAGAGACTTTGCAGAAAAGATTAGTAGAAATAAAGCGCTGTATGATTATGATATATTTAAGAATTTAACACAGGCTGAGAAAACTTGGGTTTTAACTCAATACCCGACTAAAAAGTGGTCAACATTTATGGATTGTTTGAAGGATTTGGCACCAACTAAAAAAGAAGGTGGTGGAACTAGCAAAGCCGATAGAAGACAATTTATAGAGAATGAACTACAATTATTAATAAATCCACCATACGACTTGGAGGATGAACCAAGCTGGTTAATAGATCAAGAAATTAAATTCTTAGGCTGTCCAGTTACAATGACTAAAATTGAAACATCCGATACTTCCGCAGCTAATACAACATGTAAAGATGTTGTTAACGGAAAAAAGGGTAAGGACTTGTGCATAGTTGCCAATGTCCAAAGAGTTTCGGATTATAAAATAACAAAGGGTGAATCAAAAGGCCAAATGATGTCATTTCTAACAATAGAAGATGATTCATGTATCCTTGATAGCGTTATAGTATTTCCAAAAGTTAGAGATAAGTACAAATATGTGCTTTACGAAGGAAATAATCTAATTTTCTGTGGGAATGTAGCCGACCACGACTCGTCCTTTATAGTGAACCAAATTCATGAGATTTGATGTGTTTTTTCAGCCTGTACCTGCTAATATACAAAGATAGGAGATCAATAGATGAATATATGTTGTTTTACTGGATATTTGCTAGAAGACCCTCGCATATCCGACATTGATGGTGTTACTCTTGCGGAATTTGTCATGGTTGTCTATACTTATAGAAAAACCAAGAGTGGAGAAAAGAACAGAATACCAACATATGTTAGATGCGAAGCTTGGCATACTGGTGCTGAAACACTAGAAAAATATGCCACCAAGGGAACTAAGCTAAATGTTCACGCTTCTGCCAAGAATGTTTCAAAAGAAGATCAAAGAGTTTTGTTTAGAATTAACGAATTCGACTTTTGTAATCAAGACTTTGAAGACTAATGACCATACCAAATAATATTCTTTTAACTTGGAAAGATCGTCAAATTCCAAATTATGTTATTAGCAATATTACAAAAATCAATCCTAATATAAATATTAGCTTCTTCGATGATAATGATATTAAGAATTTTCTTGAAAGTCATTACGGAAGAAACTATGTGGATTTTTTTAATTCAATAAAGCTTGGTTATAACAAGGGCGATTTCTTTCGATATTGTTATCTATATAAATATGGTGGATATTATTTTGATATTGATATAGAACATGTTTTACCAATTTCTGAAATAGTGGATAAAGATACAACATTTTTTAGTATTATATCAGCATTACTTCCGGGACACATATTTCAAGCAATATTATTCTGTGAACCAAATCATTTAATTATCAAAAAATGTATAGATGACATGTTTAAGTTTGGCCCAAATCCTCCAATAACTTCATCGTATATTGGTCACACAACAACTTGTATGTTTAATAATATAGGATCTTTTTTAGAAGATGTTCCAAGAGAGGGTATCTTCACTAGCAATAAAGAAAAAATATGTTTGGGAAAAGAACGTATGTATAATAGTAGATACGTATGTACTTATCAAAATAAAATAATAGCCTTTTCAAGATACAAAAACTATAATAGAGAAATGGGATTTTTAGAATGAGAAAAAAGAGAATTCTATTTTGTAGCGAAGCGACATTTTTAAATACAGGATATGCTACATATACTAGAGAGATATTGAATTATCTACATAGTACTGGTAAGTATGAATTAGCGGAAATGGCTTCTTATGGTGAAAAAAATGATCCCAGAGCAGCAAATATTCCTTGGAAATTTTATGGTGTTATTCCACCAAATAATGCTAGCGAGGATGAGAAAAAACAATATCACTCCTTTCCAACAGCGCAGTTTGGAGAATTAGCATTTGAGCCAACGTGTTTGGATTTTAAACCAGACGTTGTTTGTGATATAAGAGATTTTTGGATGTTGGATTTTGCTGAACGATCACCATTCAGACCATTCTTTAAATGGTGCATTATGCCAACGGTCGATGCTCGACCACAAGCTAGACAATGGATAGCAACATACCAATCAGCAGATGCTTGTATAACATATTCAGAATGGGCTGGAGATGTATTAAAAGATCAATCTGGTGATAATATTAACTATTTAGGGATATCGCCACCATCGGCACATCCAGCATATCAACCAATTGATAATAAAGAAGCGCTGCGTCAAAGTTATGGTATCGATCCAGATTTAAAAATTGTTGGAACAGTTATGCGTAATCAAAGACGCAAGCTATACCCAGATCTATTCCAAGCTTTTAAAACTTTATTGGATAGCGTTGATGATAGTTCGAAATATATGTTGTATTGCCACACAAGTTATCCAGACTTAGGTTGGGATATTCCAGAATTGTTACAACAATACCAGCTATCGTCCAAAGTATTATTTACATACATATGCGCCCAGACAGGTAAACCATTTCCATCTTTATTTAAAGGTGCTATTGCTCAATCTCCATTTACTGGTCAGTATGGAGCAACTCTATCCAATGTAAAGCAAGGTGTTGACTATGAAGATTTATCTAAGATTATAAATCTATTTGATATTTATATTCAATATGCTAATTGTGAAGGATTCGGTCTACCACAGGTAGAAGCTGCCGCTTGTGGCGTTCCAGTAATGTCCGTTGACTATTCAGCTATGGAAAGCGTTGTTAGGAATTTAGGTGGCATACCATTAACGCCAAAAGCTTTGTACAAAGAATTGGAAACGGGATGCTTAAGGGCGGTTCCAGATAATGATCTAACGGCCCAAAAATTAATTGAATTTTTTAATCAACCAATTAGCATAAGAAGAAAACATGGATTTGAAACTAGACAAGCGTTTTTAAGATATTATCAGTGGAATAAGAGTGGAAAAGTTTGGGAAGATTATTTTGATAGCGTAGAAATACTTCCAGAAGAATTAACTTGGAAATCTAAACCTAGAATTATACAACCACAACCAAAACCACAAGAAATACCAAAAGGAATGACCCATGAAAGTTTAGCTAGATGGTTGATAACAGACGTTTTATGTGAGCCAGACAAAGTTAATTCATTTATGGAAGCTAGATTAATAAGAGACTTGATGTATCAAACATCAACAGCTACAACTGGTGGAATGTATTTTAATGAGAGCGCTGCCGCTTTTGATGGTAAATTGTCAAGAAGTCCATTTAATTTTGATATAGCATATAATCACATGGCTAACTTGTGTAATAGAAGAAATCACTGGGAACAAATAAGAACCAATTACAATAAATAATAACATGAAAATACTATACATTGGACATTATAAAGAAGGAAGTGGCTGGTCTAAAGCTGCTATAGATTTGATATTATCTATGCACAGCGTTGGTCTTGATGTTACTTGTAGGAATATAAAGTTAACAAATAATAATCCAGAAGTAGATCCAACGATTATAGAATTAGAAAATAAACCATTATCTGATATAGATATTTGCATACAGCATGTGTTGCCACACCACATGGTAGGCACTCAGAAATTTAAAAAGAACGTCGCCTATTTTGTTGCAGAATCTAGTACAACTCTATATAATCCTTGGTTTATTTGTTTGCAACACATGGACGAGGTTTGGGTTCCTAATAAGAATTTGATGGACAATTTGATTAATGATGGACTAAATAAAGAGGTCAGGGTTGTTCATCATGCGTCAAACAATTCAAAAATGATTCAGCCAGATATTAAATTTACATTCCCTAACAACAGTAATTTTAAATTTTATTATATTGGTGAATTAAATGATAGAAAAAATGTTGAATCAATTATTAGGTCTTTTCATAGCGAATTCGCAAACTTTGAGCCAGTATCTCTAGTATTAAAAATAAAAAAGCATGGAGTGTCTGCACAAGAATTAACAAAATACTGTGAACAAATATGTACAACTATTAAAAAAGAACTTAGGATGCACAAGGATGTTGATAGTTATCACAAAGAACTTATTATTGCTGATGATATTGACGATAAGCATATAGATATATTGCACAATTCGTGCGATTGCTTTGTTGCCCCAAGTCACGGGGAAGGATGGTCTATACCAGCTTTTGACGCTATGAGATATGGTAAAACTCCCATATGTAGCAATGAGGGTGGCCCAAGAGAGTTTATAGATAGCAACGATAAGAACACTGGCACTCTTATTAATGGCATATACTCTACGTGTAATCATTCTGATCCAGCCTTTATGGATATATTTACAGGTAGAGAAGATTGGTTTATTCCAAGCGAATATGAAATTAAAAAAGCCATGAGATTTTACTATGAAAATCGTGACAAGATAGACAGGAAAGCTGGCTTTAAAACATCAGAGAAATTTTCATATAAAACTATTGGTAATACGATAAGGGACATTCTAAATGATAAATAGTATAAAAAGGATAATCAACTGCTGTAATAGAGATATTAATGCGGGATTTAATATATTAACGTTTCCAACCCACGAAAGATATGAAAGTCAGTTAGCAAAAACTGGGCATAATTTTTATTCATTCAATATCAAGGATGGCAAAAAGTGGAATAGGGAACAAATAACTCCTCCAGAAAATTATCATATTCTTCCAGAAGGATATATTTGCGAATACATACCTTATGATTTTATTTTGGTGCAAAGTAAATTTTGGCAATATCAAGTCGCACAGCAAATTAATCAAACTCTGATGCTTCCGATAATTGTATTAGAACACACTTTACCAACACCGCAGACAATATCAGAACAAAATATACAAATAATGAAAAAAATGGTAGGAGATATTAATATTTTTATCTCTGAATATTCTCAAAAAGAATGGAATATAGAAGCTGCATCTAATGTTATTCATCATGGCATAGATACTAATACTTTTAAGCCATTGGATTTGGATAAAGAAAATACCATACTGACTGTTGCTAATAATTTTGTTAATCGTGATTACTGTCTAAATTATAGCGGGTGGAAAAGAGTAACTAATGGATTACCAGTAAAATTGATTGGGGACACAAAAGGATTATCAGTATCAGCTTCGTCTACAGATGAACTTGTTGAGGAATACAATAAGTGCGCTGTTTATTTTAATAGTTCAACAATTAGTCCAATCCCAACATCTTTACTTGAAGCCATGTCTTGCGGTTGTGCCATTGTGTCCACTGCAACCTGTATGATACCAGAAATTATACAGAATGGAATAAATGGATTTATATCAAACGATGAAGAAGAATTGAAAGGCTATATTAAAATATTACTAGAGGATGAAAACTTGAGAAAGAAAATCGGAAATGAAGCTAGAAATACTATACTAGAAAAGTTTTCTCAAGATACATTCATAAACCAATGGAATAACGTGTTCAATAAAATTTACGAGGTTTCTACAAAATGAAAATTCATATAACAGAGAATATTGAAAATATAATTGAGGGCTATAATATGTCTCCTATTATATATGGAAAAGTAGATATAGATAAATATCCAGATAATTCTGTAACAGAAATTATAGCCATAGACGCTATAGGTTCTATTCCAGTAGAATTATTGAGTAATTTCTTAGATCAAGTTGTTAAAAAGATGAGAATGGGTTGTACTATGACTATTGGTGGCATTGAATTGGGCTTATTAGCCAGAAATGTTGTTAATGGAAGAGTAAATAGTGAAACATTCAATGGCTTGGTATTTAAAAATAAATCTATATTTAGTTCTGTGGATATTGTTAATATGTTAACACAACGTAATCTTGTTATAGACAACGTAAACATAATAGGAAATAATTATGAAATCAAGACCTCAAGACCCACAAATAAAAACTAATTGCAAAACTTGTCAGTGTGCTATATATGAAAATAATACTCAGATAGGATGTTCTTTTAATAGAATACAAAAGTTTGGCGACAATGTAATCGAAGCATACGATGATGAAAAAGAATTCTATATCATCAAACGTTTCTGTAATTATTTTAGAAATCAGAATTGGAATAATGGCGTTTTAGATCTTGAGAAAATTAAGCATGAGTCATCTGTAAGTTTTGATATTATTATTGATTGCAGCAATCTAGATACGGAGATGGATACTGAAAGCGTTATACAAATATTGAGTGATATGAACTATTATACAAATAAAGTAAATATCATACTTTTGCATCTCACATCGTGCGATAAAAATATCAGAAAAAATATTTTCAAGGTGTTCTGCTCTAAAAAGTGTCAAATTGTTGAAACTGTTGACTTAAGTGAATATCTGCATTCTTTTGCAATTTCTTCAAAGTCAACGTATCATATCTTGGTAGATATGTCCAACAAGTCGCAACTATTGAAACTACATAAATTAAATGATGCAATCAATGATGACATTAAGCAAGCTATAGTATTCAATATAAACACAGTTAGGGCTATATCAAATATTGTCTATAGAATAGAAAGTTTGTCAAACGAACAGTCCGATTACAAAGTTAATGTATCCAGCATTGTTAAGAAATCTTTAGAATCCAATTTATCAATAGATATATTATGATTAAAAATAAGTGTATAACGTCTCCCAAAGCTAAAAAAGCAATACAAAAAAATTCAGATTTTATCACTGTTATTTTACTGTGTGATTCTCCGGGATATAGAATGAGGTCTTATGGGCCAACTTCTCTGATCTCCATATCTAATAAAAAACTAATAGATATTCAAATAGAAGCGATAAAACAAACATTTGATAATTTTGAAATAATATTGTGTGTTGGCTTTGATGCTGAAAAAATTTGTAAATATGTTAGATCGAAGTATTTTAATTTAAATATAAGGTTAGTAGAGAATCAGCTATTTAAGAATTCTAACTCATGTGAGGCAGCTAGACTAACCATGAACAATACTAACAACACAAAAATAGTTATGTGCGACGGTAATTTATTACTTAATTCCAACGTATTGTCTATGGTTGAGGATGTTGATTCGTGCGTTTTTACAGAATCGTCGCCATGCGTAAATTTGGAAGTTGGCCTAAATATAGATGAAAAAAATCAAGTGCAATATTTTTCATTTGGTGCGCATAAAACTTGGTCAGAAATACTATACTTAAATAATATAGAGATTATTGAAACATTTAGAAAAATTGTATCCTCTCAGGACTATAAGAATAAGTTTATTTTTGAAGCACTTAATGAGCTTATTAAAACTAAACACAAGTTAAGATGCTTTACTAACGATAAAAGCGTCAAGAAAATAAACAACATTAAAACATATCATTCAATAACGAGGTAGTGATGAAAGTATTAGTAGAAAATTATTCATCTGTATATTGCACAGAACCTTTGTATCTAAGCACAACCATAGACTCTATAGACGGCTGTTCCTCTGCTATATTTCCGTCTGATAGCAAGATGAGTGTTTATGATAAATTTGACTTAAGTAAGCCAAATGTCTACATAACACACGCGATGTTGTTAAACAATGATATTATATCTTATCTTGTGGAAAATAAAGGTATCGATATTATTATGAATATTAGCGGTTTAGATCAAGAGCAATTATCTCAAGCTGAGAAATTGTTTTTGTATCATAATCTCAAACCCCTTTTATTTTTTATCAATTATTCTCATCATGGCCTTGTTAGTAAAAATTTTAATATTTTTACACTCCCACACTGTGCAGATATATACTTAGGCGTGAATAAGAAGATGACATATAATATAGAAAATGGTATTTTGGTTTCTGATAAATCTCAAATATCAAAAAGAGAAGGAACCTATCACTATATAGCAATCAATAGGAGTTTGAGTAACGATGTTGATATTTGTATGTCAACTATTCAGTTATCAAATATTTACGCAAATTATGATCGCCTAGTAATTAAACCTTTTAAAAAAATAGTCCCTCAATATTTCTATGATGCTGTATTTTATGGAAAATCGGTTGTTTATGAAACCGACAAAGCTGATGATCCAATGATAGATATTCTAAGGGCGGCATTCAAAGATTTAGATCCACAAGCTCTAAAAACAACCGTAAAAAGTAAACATACATGTTTAAATAGAACAAAATCATTATTGTCGCAATTGCCATGCAACGATATTGTCATTAAACTAGGCAAAATGATGGAGACAATACAATGGGAGTAACAGTTATATTAAGTGGATATAAAAGACCATATACTTTACAGGCTCAATATGATGCTATATTAAGGCAGACTTATAGACCACAATCTATAATGTTATGGGTGAATGTAGTAGAAGATCTAAGTAACTATCCCCAAGAAGTTATTAATAATTGTGAATCAATTGTTTCTAATGGTAATTATGGGGTATGGGGAAGATTCTCAATGGCTCTCAATGCTAGAACGGACTTTATCAATATTATAGATGATGATACCATTCCCGGCGACAGATGGTTAGAGAATTGTATCAATACAGTAAATATTCAAGATGGTATTTTGGCAACTAGGGGCGTTATAGCAGATAAGCAAAATGATAAGAGTTATCCAGCACCTCAAAGTTATAAAGCTATTGGATGGTGTGACCCTAACGAAGAAACAACTAGAGTTGATATGGGTTGTCATTCTTGGTTTTTCGCCAAACCAATTCTAAGAGCATTTTGGGCTGAGATGCCACTTAATATTCCAATGAATTATGGCGAAGATATGCATCTATCATATATTGCTCAAAAACATTTTGGATTATTTACATACGTTCCCCCACACCCAAAAGATAATAAAGAGTTGTGGGGATCTATGCCAGATACAGCATCTAAGTATGGAGAGGACAAAGCGGCCATATCTTGGAGTGGAGAAGCTAATGCTGGAATGAATAGATACTGGAATTTTATTAGGAATAACGGTTATAAAACTATAGCAGATGAATCATGAAACTAACTACTCCACCAAATAAAAGTTACCAAGAAGATATCAAGATATTCCATAAAGCATTGCTAAATAAAGAAAACTTTAGTTTTTCCAAGTTCTGCGATGGAGAATGGGCTGTTATAAAAAATCAAGCAATAAATAATAAAGAATTTTGGTTTGATCCAAACAATGCTAAAGATCAATATAAACGATCTAGTTTAATAAACGCTTTCCAGTTTGATCACCCAAATTATTTTGTTGGAGTAACTTGCGTTAATGTATTCGGATTAGAAACTCACAAAGCAATGAAGCAAATATGCGGGCTTCCAGAATATAGATTGACATGGGCAGATATTTGGGTAAACTCAAATTATTCATTTTATCTCAGAAATATAATTCCAATTTATAGAGAAAGACAAACAGTTTTATTTTGCAATTCTCAGTCTCAAGTATCTAATTTACCATTTGAGCCAAGAGCAGTATTCAATATCTCTTATAATGCTTGGGAAAACGATTGGTCAACAATAGAAGAAGCGAAGAAATATATTACTCAGAATAATATACAAGATCATATTTTCTTGTTTTGTTGCGGTCCTTTTGGTAATATACTATGTCATCAATTAACACAATTTAATGATAGAAATACATATTTAGATATAGGATCGACATTAAATCCTTTATTGAAATCCGCTGGATTTGAGAGAGACTATTATATGGGCAACAACTTTTTTTCAAACTTAATAGGAGCTTGGGAATGAATCTAGGAATTTATATCAATAGTCTTGATAATCATGCTCAATTAAAACATGTGGCAAAAATAATTAATAATTCACTAGGATCAGAGATTAATGATGCTAGCATATTTTTTGACGGTGTTGCTAGCGTTCCATTTAAAATAGATTGTGGGCTTTTCAATTCAACAGATTTATGGAATTTTAATGGATGCTTAATAACAACATCTTTGGACAATGCTTTTACAGCACTTAAAATAGTCAACAATATAGAACTGTTTTATTATTATAATTGGGGAGAGAATAAAAATATTCTTTCTTTAATCAAACTACTTAAGAATAACGTCAAGGTTATATGTAGAAACCAAGAAGATGCTGATGAATTATATAGACTAACAGGAAAAAAATGCGTAGGAATTTCTGAAGACTTCGATAATATAGTTACTATCATAGCGGAGAATACTGATGGACGATTTAAAGATCGTGAAAATGTATGTAGATCAGCATAAGAGTACATACGAAATTGCTGAAGAATGCAATACTTATCCAAATAAGATAAGGCGTATTCTTTTAAAGAATGGCGTTGCGCTCAAAACTAAAAGTGAGGCGCAAAAGAATGCTATTGAGCAAGGCACAGCTATTCATCCAACTAGTGGTAAAAAAAGAACAGATACTGAAAAACTAAAAATCAGTTCTGGTCTTCAAAAATATTGGGATAATATGAGTGAAGAATTATATGACTGTAGAATTAAGCAAGCTAAAACAAGATGGCAGAATATGTCAGAAGTTGAGAAAGATAATATGCTTTCATCAGCAATTAAAGCTATTCAATTAGCTGGCAAAGAAGGATCTAAATTAGAAAAATATTTACAAGCAGAATTGGGCAATGCTGGCTATAGGATTGAGTATCATAAAAAGGGCTTGATAGTCAATGAAAATCTAGAAATCGACATGTACATCCCAGCACTCAAGACTATAATAGAGATAGACGGACCATCCCACTTTCTTCCAATATGGGGAGAAGAAAAACTGCAAAAACAAATTAAAGCAGATTTTCATAAAACAGGCTTGATTCTAAATAAGGGCATGGTAATTATTAGGGTTAAGAACTTGTCAGATTCTGTATGTTTGGCAAGCAAAGAAAAATTGAGGCTTGACATTCTTAAGCAGTTGAGTAAGATAGAGAAGTCGTTCCCAAGTAAATCAGAAAGGTACATTGAGATAGAAATATGAATACCACACAAGATGAAGATTTGTTCGTTGGTGTCGAATTGCAAACAGCTTCCAATACTGACACATCCGTTAAGAATGTTGCTCAATCCAATATTCCATCAATGCTTTCGTCAGAATGGCATGATTACGCAATGACATTGTTTGATCCATCAGAATTGATTGATGGTCATCCTCTAGTCGCTGGTCTAAGGCGAGTGTCAGAGCTTGTACTTGGTCCAATTGTTTTTAGCGGACCAACACAGGTCTTTCCAGTTCAAAGAGAAGATCATCATGGTCGAGCAACTGTTGTATTCTCAGTAGAATTTGCAAATGGCATGAGATATGCTGAAGTTGCTGATTCTTGGGAAGGTAATACCGATGATATGTTCTGTGCGTTCGCGGTTGCTATCGCCAGCACAAGAGCAGAAGCTAGAGCTTTGCGAAAGGCTCTCAAGATTAAGGGTGTTGCTGCCGAAGAACTTACTAAGAAGGATACCGCGAAGATCGTTCGTGATATCTCTAACACAAAGGCGAGTAGCGATGGAGATTATAATGAACAAAGTCGCATGAGCGATGCACAATATAACTTCATGGATATAAAGTGTAAGCAACTCAATATTGATGGACAGAAACTATTCAAAGAATTTAATGTTGATAGTGGCAAGAAGGTATCTAAGAAAGTCGCTAGTGATATTATTGATAGACTCAATGATTACCAGCGGGACAAAAACTCAATTCCAGCATCTATAACAGGTTATAAAGAAGGGTGGCGTGACTCATGAAAATTTCATATACAACAAAGAATGGTAGAATCCAAGCAGAGTTTAATGGTGAATCAGCTAAGGATCTATTTACAGATATTAACAGATTCCAAGAAGTCTTTGAGGAAGATACTTGCGGAAAGTGTGGCAACACTGATGTAAAGTACGTTGTTCGAACTGTCGATGATAACCAGTACTACGAACTTCGCTGTGGTAGTCTTAAGTGTGCCGCTAGGCTATCTTTTGGTGTCAATAAGAAGGGTGGCGGGTTATTCCCAAAGCGCAAGGATGGCGAAGGAAAGTGGCTACCCGACAATGGTTGGGTAAAGTGGAATCCCAAGACTGAACAAGCAGAATAATATAAGGAGATATTATGAAGTATATTTATGCGTCTATTATTGCTCTATTTTCAACGGTTGGATATGGGTATGAAACCTTGGTTCCACAATATTACGGTCAAACCGTTGTGGTTCAACAGGTACAGCCGGTAACACAAGTTATGGTTTATCATGCTCCATATTTTACCGTGAGTGTTCCGGTACAGGTGGTAACTCCGGTGGCGGCTGCTCAACCGGTTCAGCAAACCTTTTATTGGGGCTATCCATATCAACCAATAGTTGTAAACAACACTTGGCAACACCATAGGTGTAGGCTGTTTAATTTCAACTATTAGGCCAGCTAGCTGGTCCTATGAATGAAAAAAGAAATGGGGGTGGCTCAAACCACCCCCTAACTTTTATCTAATTAAAACAATCTCTTTAGCTTGAGATATGTTTAGTGATATTTCAACAATTATCATAGATATTCAACAGTAAAATATAGGCCGTATTGGGTTTTGCTACCAATGGTAACTGGTTCTGAACTAATAGCAGCGTACCAATCGTGTCTATCAGATTGATAAAGACTTCCTTGAGTGGTAGTATATCCTAAAGCAGTATTAGTATCACTACTATTTGTATTTTTACCACTTGGGCCGGGAGAAGGTGTGAATGTCATGTCGGACATAGCATCCGTGGGGTCGAATTCATACCAAGCTGTTGAATCTCTACCCTTGTGATTTAGATTTAATACAGTGCTTGTTGTAGCTGGATGCCTAGCCTCATAAACATACGTAACCACCCCACTAGCATGATTTGCTATGTTGTTACGATCAAATATGCGCAATTTGCAATTTTGAACCTTTACGGGTTCTGAATGATTAAAACGAATATTTAATGGGCATAAATAATTTGGTAGAGCGTCTAAGTTGATAGCAGTGGCACTATTAACACTAACTGTTCCCTTTGTATTTACAGTTCCAATGCTGCTCATGGCAGTATTATTTAATCTAGCCCCTTGAGCAGTTCCTAAAGCGTCAGTTACAAAGGTGGTCGTTTGTTGCTGACCAATCGGTACAGAAATGCCAAAACCATTTCCATAAAAACCAATGCCAGAACCGGCTGAATGATTAATTAATTCGCCGTCACCAGTAACGTCTTTAATATTTGCGTAAAATTTAATTTCAGCCATAAAAATCTCCTATATTGTTGATTCTACGTAATATATACACGAAAATTAACCTGCACTTATTTCTAAAACGACATATTGCCTATCGCCGTTAATAAATCCACCAGTTTCATATAAAATTGTATGCATAATATCATTATGGAAAAAATAAAATGCTTCATATTTACCATCATTGTTTTCTATTAATGTCAATTTGGTGTTAAATTGACCCTGTGCAACACTATATCCATCATCGCTACCTATGGTTAATCTGGGTATTGATTGAATTCTATCTTGAGGTGAAGAATCTAGCATTAATTTATCATATACTATGCCAGTTTCAACTTTAATTTTAGCATTTTTCCCATTCACGCTATTATCTGATTTATGTCTAACTATTGATGCAAAATCACTTGGTAAAAATCCAGCACCATATGTTTTATTTCCATTTGAATCTTTGAATTCGATGCTTGTAATTGCTCCAGTGCTTGATACTGATTTGACTATCGCTTTTGCTTCTTTTGCGAAAGTAAGCTCATCATTAATAGCATAGCCTTCCCCACCATTTTCTATCTCGCCTTTATTAATTCCTATTACTCTTTTGTAGTATCTAAAACCGCCACCGGTAAGAAGCTGACCTCTTCTAATTGGATTAATTCTCCACTCTAATTCTGGCCTAAGAACAGCTTTAAGATTTTCTGCTGTATTATTATCAGCACTTGTCCATCCATATCTATTAATTATAGCATCAACCGGAATAGGCTGATTGTCTATTTGAGAATCTGACGGATGCCCAGCGGTAGGAATTCTAAAATCTACTGATGTAATAGACTTGTCAACACTTTTTTCATATTTAGCAGATGATAACGACGATGTATTATATTTTGCTGGATCAGTTTTTGGATCCCAATCACCTTCATAAACTATTCCGGCATTTTTAATATCGCTCCCAACGTTACCACCAATACCAGATGAATTAAATGGATTAAAATGAAGTATAGCAAAATATCTGGGATCATATATTGTTTGTTCATCTGGCCACTGATCAAATATTCTTACATGAAGCGCGGTTGTTCCAAAGTCATTATAACTATCTGCAAGAGATCCCCACTGTCGAACACTCCTGTCTCGAAAAGCATTTTGACTACCACCAAGCACTATTCCACCGCCCAACGGTATAACTGAAATAGGAGTAACTTGACCTCCAGATACAGTAGTCCTTGGGGTTAGTCCAAAATATTGATTTGTTGTCAAATTAATTGTTCCACCTTTTTGTGCTGAAAATTTATTTCTAGCAGCTATAATACCAACTAAATTAGATCTTTCACTTCCACTTGTCTCAGAAAATATAAGAGGCCCACCAAGAGGTGCGGTTCCGGGAAATTTTACATATTCACCATAATAAATTGTTTTATTGCCTTTTGATGTTACTTTGAATAAGTCTGGCCTAAGACCATCACCTTCCTCTCTAGAAAACATATCACCAAAAAGATTACCAACAGGTTTTGAAAAAGCTCGCTGTATTACTTCATTAAATTTGGGTTTTTGTCCAGCAAATTCATCGTCAGCACTTATCGCAAATTCTGCTTGCAATGGAGAAAATTGTATTACATTTGGAGAAACAGGATCTAAAGCAAATAAATTTCCACTGCTAGCAGCATTTGCTAACCATGTATATCTATTTTTATCATTTAGAAACTGAGTATAACAATCTAATAAATTTTTATTTTCAATTTCTGCTTTTACTAAAGATTTTAAACTTTCAATGGGATAACTATATTTACCATCAAATGATCCGTTTAGTGCTACCTCTGCTGGAAGTTGACGTAGATTATAGTCGGTATCATCCGCAAACATAAAAAGATTTTCGGATGCTATTAAATTATCTTCTGTACTTTTAGAAAAAATTTTGGTTCCATCAGATCCACGCAAAAATTGAGCGTTGGTGGCTCCTAGTGGATAAGGTATAAAAGCTTTATTAGGTCTATTTTTAAGAGCATATACTTGTGCCGCGCTATATCCATCTGGAAATACAGTTCCCCAGAATACTGGCATTTGCGAGTATTTCGCCTCTTCAAATTCATCAATAATAGTACTTGGAGAATGATAAACATTGGTGCGTCCAATAAGATTAGCAGAATTACTGCCACCAAGCCCATTTCCCAATTGATCAAATATAGTACTTTGAACATACTTTGTGTTTGGCACAATGTCGTATGATGATGATTCTGGTAGGGGTGCTTTTAATGCTTCTTCTTCTGATAAAGCAATGTTGATATTTAATTTTGCTATTGTATTAAGATCATTTAAATTTGACCATTTTTTAATATCTTCATTTGTAATTGCTGGTTGAGTATTTTCATCGCCTCCAAGTTGTAACATATGTCTATAGTATTGTATTCTTCTAGAATTTTCGTATTGAGTTGGCGTAATACTTCTTCTGTTTGATTCTCTATCATCTTTAAATAAAACGTCTGAGTTTGCAAGTAATTTTGTAAAAGACCACCTACCTACTTTTAATGTTGCGCTTTGTGGTTCTAGCGGCTGCGGCGCATCAAATCCTTGAACAATCCATTCTCCATCGATATGTGAACACATTACTATTGACCCACTTTTAAAACTTCGCAGTGAGCGATTAACAACTCTAATTTTTTCAATTTTTTTTTCGTCGCCACACGTTATACAGTTGGGACCGAATAGATGAGGATTACCATCTTCAATAGATAGTGGCATAGCTACGCCCGTAGTAAATTCACCCATATAATTATCGCTATCGGCAAGATAGAAATTTTTATCTTCAGCAGTATCCGTTAATGCAACAGTAACATTTTTAATGTTAGCTTTATCAATATCTGTTAATAATTTTGCTAATATTTGTTGAGTGCCAGATTCCCAAACTCCTAACGATTTATTGAAAGACATTTTTAGTGGGCCACTGACCATATTGGTTACATTTTTATCATCATTTTCAGATGGAGATGAATAAAAACCTATATTGTTTTGTTTATCTTTTGGATTATTAGTATTCTTTGCTCCATATTTAGCACCAGTTGATCTTCTTGGTACACCTGTAACCAAATTGGACGCTTTGTGTGCCAACACTCTTTCTCCGGTTAGTGCGTCAGTATTATCTTTAAAATATAACCTTAGATTAATTGGAAAACTTTCACCACCAAGTATTTCATTAATAGTTGAATCTAATTGTAAATAGCCATATGAGCTATTTTGAATTTCACGAACGCTATTGAGTGTATCTTCATCGGTATGATTTTCTTTGGTTTTTAATACCTCAAATTTATTTATCAAGTCTATCATCTTATCATTATCTATTGTTTCCTTTTCAAAAGTCTTAGAAGATAGATTAAATTTATAGTAATATCTTGATTGTATAATTCCATAAAAAGCTTGAAGAAAATCTTGTTGATTGTTATCTTTTGCGGATACGAATAAAGTTTTAAGAGTTGAATTTATACTTGTTTGTTCAATTTCTATATAATTATTTTTACAATGAGAATACAAAGAGGGTAATGTAAATTGGGGCAATCCAATATAAATAAAATCTTGATTATCTGTTGTGAACAAATAATGCAATTTACTTGTATAGTTCAATGTTCCTGTAAAAATAGACATGCTAAGTCCTCCAAATTGTTAAATTATCATTATCAAAACCGTCCTCATACATATCCTGCTTTGCGGCGAAATTGCCATCATATACACATGGCATGTTTGGATGAAATACTTCTTTTGCTGTTGCGTAGTAGTTGTCACTCATCGAACTACCAGCAGAGTTGTAGCTTGATCTTGCGAGATGAAGATTGTCTGCAAAATTAGAAGCAGTATTAGATAAACTTGAATTAGACTGTAAGGACACTTGAGTATCATAAGATGTTGATGTTATTTCGCTGCCAGTAGCCCCGTACATACCGGCGGTTCTTCCAGTGTGACCAATATTGCTTCTTGGAGTTACAGTAGCTACCATAATATTATTTTGATCATTAGGATTAAAAATATCATCCAACCCATCGTTTTTCGTCATGTTGGCTACGCTTCCAATATTATCATATATACTTTGATAATTTGTTCTCGTGGCATTTTTACCAAGACCTTTTCTAATCAAAGAGTTTTTTTCATCTCTTAGTTTTTGTCTTTCTCTACTTATTTTACTAATATGATCTTGTTTTTGTTTTTGTAGTTTTCCAAATTTAGCTGTATATAAATCCATTTTGCATGTTGTTTTGACTCCGTTTTCAGAAACGTCTACTGATAAGTTGGTAACAAGAGGACCGCCATTCAATAATTCTTTACCAAGAGTAATACCGAAAGGTGCTGAAGGAATAACAAAACCACCCCTTTCTGTTTGTAATAATAAGCTATTTGCAAATTCTGCTTGTAAAATTCCAGCAGCATTCATCAACTGATATCCAGAATAATTCCAAGGAGCTAAATTTTCGTCTTTTATGAAATCAACTTTACCAGCCACATTTTCATAAACTTTTGCTTGAACATCAGACTGAGAAGAAACCCAAGGACCATAACATCTTTCTTTTGACATTAACGGCAATACAACCAAATCTGGATATACTGGAGATGGAACAGCAGCATTTATACGTTGTGGAAATGCAAAATTTAAACCATTTTGAGCTACTTTATAAGCTGCTCTAGCCGCATCTAGTGTCATTGGATCAAATTTAAAATTTGGATCGTTTAATATATTTGGTTCATTGCCAAAATATGTTGGTTTGTCAAATCCCCTTAATCCTTTTATAACGTCTAGATGCAAAATGTGTTTTAAGGCTATGGCATTACCCTGCTGAAAAGTTGAATCTCTAAATCTAGCATCCATCGTGGGAGAAATTCTTGATGGTAATGTTATTAAGGCATAAACGTGGCTTGTGTCAAGATTTTTCGTATCAGTATCTATTATATCACTTTTTAACACATCGCTGTATACAGACTTAAATTCTAAAACCTCAACAATTTCCCCATCGGTAGTTTCTGGCACATAGTGAGATTCATAATATGAAAAACTATTTTCATAACTATTTGTTGCGCAAACGTAAATTTTATTTGGCTTAGAATATTGACCTATATCCTTGACACTTTGTCCATAAACAGACAAAGATTTTTTTTCTGTTTTTGGTATTAGATAAAAATGATCATCTAGGTCACATTTTACAAATGCTACTGTTTTTTGTGGAACTTCTTTATTGAGATCATTTGGATTTGGGAATGATAAAAATTTATCAGTTTTTGTATTATCTAATTCATTAAGAATGTCTGGAATAAAGTTATTTTGTTCAATTTTTTGTTGAGTAAAAGAATCTGGACTTAATCCATCTAAAGATAAGTATTGACTATTATCAAATCTTACATATGCAGAAATTCTATTGCCGTCGTTTAAGAAATTCTTGATATCTTGTGGGACTAGTCCTTGATTTACACCGAGGCTTTTATTGCCTTTGGTATTTTCATATAAATCAAAATCTATATAACCACCTTGTTTTGATGGCTCATAATTAAATTCATATTCTTCACTTATTGGATTCCAATTTGAATATAAAGCTCCTTTAAACTGTGAGTATGCAATATTATCTTCTCTTGTTAGGAAAGATCTTATGTTATTATATGTTAACTTTCCATCAACTTCACTTTTTATCTTTCTTTTAAACTCTTCGCTATTTTCATAATATGGATCATATGTAATAGACCGTGGACGAAACCCAAATGGGCCTTTATCATATTCATTTACCGAAGTGTCGCCATCTTTTAATTGTATATTAGGACTATAAAACAAATTAGCTTCATTTGGAATTCTAACCAAGAATTTTTTACCCAAACATTCTTCAGCGACCTGTTTAACAAAATTATAAACCCTACGAGAATTTTCACTAGTTTTTTTGGATAATCTATTTAATATTTTGAATGTTTTTCCAAGATCAGTTAATGTATTGTCTATTAATCCTATAACATCATTTGTTTTATTGCCTCCAGCTATTCTAATGCCTTCAAGCCAATCATAATATGCTTGTTCTTCTGCGCTTTGAATTCCATTAGGTCCAGTTCCATCATTTATTGCCGTCCATTGAGTATTAACAAGGTTTGAAAAATCATCAGCAGAAGCATTTTGAAGTGCTGCTAAATTTGTTAATATTGTATTGTAAGTATTCTGTATGCTGGCTAATCCTGCCGAAGCAATGCCAATTTTTGTTGCTCTTTTATAATATAAAGGATAGCCGTATGGTGGATTACAAGGACTTGATGGTAAATCATCGCTTCCAAATTTTGCTCCATCGGTATATGTATCAAACACAGATCTTGGAACAGAAACGCCATAGTTTTGAGATATACTAGGTCTTGGTATAACTCCTCCGGGAGCGCCCGCTGGAGGTGCTGGCGTTTTTCCCAAAGATGCAGTTTCTAATACGTCATCTTCTTCTGTGCTTTCCATATATACATCATTATATGTTTGTAAAAACTCTGACCATCTTTCATATGAAATCAATGATGCTCTTAGTTCCATTTCTGTTGCTACATAATAATTGCCAACACCATTAGCATTTAAACTTGTTGAATCAAGTAATATTTGCTGATAAGCACCAAATCCTCTTGGAATTGTAGCCACCCTATTTCCATGATTTCCTAACAATCCGTAGTATGGAATAATTTGTTGATTTAATGATGTTTCAAATTTCCACTGATTTCCCAATAATGATGATGCTTGATTTTCTTTTCCGGCTTTTTGTTTTCTTATTTCTAAATCATCTCTATCGGCATTAGCTGAGAAATAATACATATCAACTTCTTGTGCGCCAACAATAAACTTGTCAGTTGTAACATTAGATAATTCAAAACCAACATCTTGATTTTCTACATAAATACCTTGCGAGGCAAGATTATCGATATACTTTTTAATAGCCCCGTATTCTGGCTGTTTTGATCTATCAATAGCATCAACCCTAATAATTCCAGCTATAATTTCTTTTGGTTTATCATCACTCATAGCTGTATTATTAGCACTATGAAATCTTTTGCATGATGGGTGATCAATAATTGGTAATAATGTTACAAATAAATCGCTACTTGTAATATCGCATATTTCTAAACATAAATCTAATAGGTTTATTTGATCAAAATCAAAGAAGTAGTAATCCTCTATCTCTTTTAATCCACTTAAATCTACAATATAATTAAAACCACGAAAGTTAATATATCCACCAAAACCAGCATCTCTATATTCTTTTGGTATTTGGCCATCGATTCCTAATAAAGAATTAAGCCCCTGTCTTAATCTATAATATGGTATTCCTTGGCTACTACGTCGAGCAAAGCCGGTTCCAGTAATTGGAAATCTTGGTGGAAATTCTGATGCACTTTTATATTCGACTCCAGCTATTGTAAAATTAAAATTAGAATTAGTATTAGTAAAGGTGCTATACATATCATAGCCAGAATAAGAATAGCTCCCATCGCTATTAATATTTTTCTTTAGCACATCTGTAAATTGATAATTTTGTTGCAATTGTCCAGATAAAGATTCTGTTGGATTATATTCTAAAAATCCATAGATATTAAACATATTTGCATGTTTAAATATTGTGCCAGCATAGTTATTTAATATCAAAGTAGTATTTGCTAGTATCTCTCTTGGGTCAACAACTTGAACAGAGTATGCTGGATTTGCAGATGGTCCACGATTTTGAATATATGACTGAAGAATGCCGCCAAATGTTAGATGATATTTACCCCTGTATATACTATTTAAAAATTTAGTGTTGTCGATAATGGTATTATTTTGTAAGTTTACATATTGACCATCACCAAGAGATGTGAAATTGTTTTTATCATAATTTCCAACTATAACGGGCGGAACATCTACGAAAGTGTTCGTATTGTATATATCGTCAAAGACTTTTTTGTATGCTTCTTCTACAGATGCATGATTTGTTCCAAATTTAAAAAATACGGGAGAACCTACTGGGGGTGGAGAAAATCTGTCATATAGCCCATTATGATAGACATCATCGCCAACACCCTGTGGCGATCTATCTGATTTATTATATTCATCGTTTATCAATTCAACGGATAATTGGGAACTATTATCTCCAAAGCCCCCATTAAGATTAAAAGATCTTATGGATGCTCCTAAGAATGTTTGTTGTATAAATCCCAAGTTTTCAGAAGTCCAACCGCCAACAGAAAAACTTTGTGGTATAACACCACTATTTATTGGCCAATTTGTGCCGTAATACCCAGAGGCGGGACTTATAGAATGATCTCCAGCGGGTCTTGTCATAATGATTTTCTATATTTTGTATTGTAGATATTAAAACCAGAAACAGCTAGATTATAAAAGCTTGATGTGTCTATTTCAAAAGCGTATGAGGAAATTTCTAGTATTCCTTGTCCACCTTTAGGACTTATTACATAATGAATGTATGGATTAAAAACTTTAAAGTCATTTATAGATAGATCTCTTGATAATGGAGCGTTTGATAGCTTAGTATTTTCTGTAAAGTTAAAACCATTGCGATTTAATACTGGAACTGATGTTGTAAAAACCGTGACTATTTCAGCCTGAGAAATATCTTCAAAATTGGCTTCTCCAGAAGCTAATATTCCACTTGGATATTCTGAAAGAGATTTTTCCCCAGATGTTAATGGAGTAAATAGTCCCATAATTAATGATCCAATTCATATGTCCAATTAAGACTGATGGAGTATCTTCCATCTTTTGGGTTCCAACTTTCCGATGGTGGACTCAAAAAATATTTTCTAATTCCCGGCTCATTTGCTGGACTTAGTGCGCTAATCAATTCATTAATCTGAGTTCTAATTGGCTCATTTAAACTAGGTTTCGATAACACAAAACTATTTCTATTTCTACCATATGGTAAATCCGTATAATCTACTACAAATTCGATTCCAACGCTTCTTTGATATTCTGTGCGACCACCAATGTATTGTAAAATTGGTCCGGTTTGTCTACCAAGAACTGGAATTACAGCAAAAATATCTCCGGGATAAGTATCATTAATAGAAATATTTTCCGATAATACGCCCGACATGTAATTCATGGGACGATTATCAAATTCAATATTATACGTTATCTCTCCTGTGAATTCATTAACTCCCAAACTTAAACTTTTTGGTTGAGCATTTAAAACAGGGGCAACAGAATTGTCCGCTCTTTTATACAATGATGATGTTAAACCATATTGTCCGTTATTACTAATTTCACGATATTTTGCAAGAGCATTTTGATATGGGGAGATGCCTACCGGTCCAGTTCCACCATATAAAGATCCGCTAGATGGAACAGTGCTTAATCCTTTAATACTTCCCTGTATTGATACTGATATAAGTGGAGCATCTAGACTACTACTAATATTCATATTATAGTTTTCATATGCCGTTCCACTTGATAATAACCAAGTGTCAACCAAACTATATTGACCGTTTGTTTTGTCAATACTTTCAGTTCTTGAATGATTATATCCTCCAAAAGCTTGAGAAATATTAAGAAAATCTTTAGCGAACACTTGTTCTATATCAAGGCTAGGGTATTCATCATATCCATTACTAGACTTAGCTATTTTTTTCTTTATGAAATTCTTAGCTTGTTGCCATCCCTCATATCTATGAACTTCGTTAGACTGTCCCGATGGGGCATATGTTACTTTACCTGTTGCTGAAATATTTCTAGTAAGTCTATAAGTTCTAATGCTTGTTATACCTATATTATTTGATGTGGTATTTGTTACTGCATTTTGATCATCTACTTCTATTGACCAATTTTCTGTAAAATCTTCTATAAAGCCACCAAACTCATTGATTAAATCTGTTTGTTTTTTTCTAACATTAGAATTGTAAAAATTGGTATTAGCATCAGCGCCGCCGGTTGCGAAAGTACTACCCAGTGATCCATCTACAAAAACTTTGTTCTGCTCGTCTAATAATACATCAGCTCTTAAGGTGATTGTATATCTACATGTATTTACATATATGCCTTCTTCAAAATTAATTGATTGAACAGTTGGATAGCATGTAATAATGGGTTCATCAGATCCACCGCTATCAGTATTTCCAGAATCAACAGAAATTGGTAAAATTTCTATTTTTTGACCATCAAGAGCAAATAATTCTCTAAGAGCGTTTTGTTTTTGTAGTATTGATCTTAATTTTTGATCAAACGGTACAATTTGTCCGCTTGGTCTAGTATAAACGCTAACAAAAGAGCCGCTAGGCTGAATAGTATTCGCTACATATATTGGCGATCCTTCATCGTCAATAATCGTACCAGTAAGAGTAATGTCATAGGTGCCACCAAAAGTACCAATTTTATTCCTTTGTGCGGAATAGGATATGGATACGAACGGGGTTGGTCTAATGACACACGGAGACGTATGATTATAATATACTGTTATCATTATTTTCCTCTGATACGCAGATTAAGTGTGTCAGTATCTGTTCCTATCCCACTAGCAAACAGAGTCAAACCAGAATTAGATATTACCGTTGGATCTGGACAGTCGGTAAATAAATACAGGCCAGACGGTATGCCCGACGCAAAACCCGTTATAGAGCTAGTGTACATTCCTAAATTATTATACACAAATGCGTTATCATCAACATTTGTATACATATTCATATTATTATCAATATCTACAGCTTTACCAAAATTGGTTAATATCATACCTTGGCTAATCGGAGTACCATACATATACTGGCCGTCTATCGCAAAAATGTACGGTCTGTGCTGAATAAATCCCTTAGTTACTGGATCTTGCCCAGAAGCTTCAAGGAAAATCTCACCTTGATTATTACTATAAATAACACCACTAGCAAGATATGATTTGTTATTATCGCTATTATTCTTAAAGCTGATATTAATTGTTGGATTTCCGTCGATTAAAGTTTCTCCAAAAACCCTAGCATTGAGGAAACTATCCTTGCTGGGGCCAGATGCTGGCTGTTCTCGTAGCATAACGTCTAAAGCGTAGGATGCTCCAGCACCATTTAGTGGCTGAGTTGATGAATGATTTCCGCTTATGGCATACTGATGAAATGGTGAGCCTACGACAATCGAATAGTCTGAATCGGTTCTATTAGCCATGTCTATAGCCACAGAATCCCCATAATAACTATTAATACGTTCTCTTGAATTGTACCCTTCGGCAACAGATTTTTGAACTAATGTCCACTTTTGTTTTCTTGTTGGCCAATCAATAATTCTATTTTCAAAAGTAAAAATAGCACCATTATTTAATGATATATTTCCACTTGTTCCAAAGGCATCTCTATTGGATTTACTTCCTAAGTCATAGAATGATAAGTAGTAATTGTCGAATTCTTTGTTGAAAAATTTCACGCCAAAAGAACCAGAATTAACAATTATATGATTTTCATAATCATGTCCGGGAGCGCCAATAACCATTGTATCATTATCAATAGCAACATCGTAGCCAAATCTATCACCTACGATTGAGTTTCCAGAGTTGCCGCTGCCAATGTTTATACTTTCTGGTCTAAGTTTTTCAGTAAATTCCCAAGGAGTTTTTGCTCCAAGAAGGCCGCTACCATTGTAGGTTTTTTCAAAAATATAAACTGATCCTGCGCCACCATTATATCCAAGTTGAATACCAGAAGATAATCCTCCACTAACATAGTGATTCCAAGGATTTATAGATTCATCAGAAAATGCAGCAAATGGTGAGCCAACGACCAATTTATTGTTATATAGATCTATTGAGTAACCAAATAGATCGCCGGGGTATCCAACTGAAAATCTATCAAAATTTAAATAATCGTATCCGGTCTTCTTCATTAATTCTGGCATACCTCCAGCGAAAGAAGCGTCCTCATACAATACGCCTTCTATGACTCCACTAAATTTAGCTGTTGCTCCATAAGCACTTTGTAGATTTGCAAACTCTGCTATTTTTTGTTTTATAATTTTTTGAATTTCTTCAAAATCCATTGCATTATTATATGGTTGCCTTGTTCTTAAAACATACCTTGGATCATACTTGGATTCTTTATCGTCAAAATTTGATAATAGCGATTGAGACGTAGAGCCATTATTAAATAGATAATTAATTCCACTACTATTATATAGTGCGTAGTATTTCTGAGGACTTCCCCTTTCTGGAGCTATAATTTTCGTCATGGTGTTAAATTGTCTACCAAAATTACTATTTCTTGGTGACGTTGGATACATACTTGTTAGAAAACTAATTGTATTTTGTGAAATTAAATCATTTTCGTCTATCATACATGGACCTTGAACAAAGCTAGAATCAGCAAGAACTGTAATTCTTGATCTATTATTTCCAGCTAAGAAAGATGATATTGATTCTTGCGCTGCTACCACTGGTCCATCAGCAATTAATTTGTCATTCATTTTGTTTTCAATGCACCTATCAGAAGAACAATATTTTGTATTATCTGTGCTAATAGGTCTAAAGGCTGAAAATGTTATAGTTTCTTCTGGAATAGCTTCTCTGGTTTTAATCTCATCGAAACCATCAAGAATTGGGATCTTTGTAACTTGTGTCAAAACAGTTTCTATAACTGGAATTGATGCTCCAGAAACTGCTAATAGCCTAGTGCTTTTTGGTGCGTAAGTTTTATTTTGATTTAATAATCTTTGATTGTTGCCATCAAAGTACATTGTTAGTGCGGACATTCCACTCGGTATTTGAACATTTATAGAATATGTATTGACAAATCCAATCGTAGCTGGAGATAAACGTCTAAAAACGCCCACTGGTGCGTTTTCAAGAGTAACGAATTGATCACTATTAATATCTAGATCTACTATTGGGGAAGACCTAGGCATAGTTGGATATGGTAAACCAGCTTCTGTATTGGCATTTGATATAAAGACATTTAATGGCTCTGTTTCACTACTAGTTTCAGAAACTGTGTCAACAAATATTTTATATCCAGATCCAGCAATTACTGGGAAACTAACCTTCGCAACGCCGCTTTTCATTTGCCAATATCCAATTAACTTTCTTCTGGTTGCCTTTATGGAATCATCTGCATAGCAAACCCTATTATTTATATCTTGAGTTTTGATAGGGACAAATCTTATCTGGCTTATTAATTGATATGAGGTTATCTTTGTTTTTCCATTGCCAGATAGATCTGATGATTCATTAAATGCTAAAGTTTGAAATCTTGTTTGTGCAACTGGATATATATTATCTTCATCTAAAAAGTGTGGTGTGATTGAAATACCCAATAGTGAGCAAAGTTGTGATGCTGTTCTAGCTTTACTTTGCACACTGGAAAGATTATTACCATCATATGTTATTACTAGTTTTTTATTTCCGATACTTAACCAATTCTTAATGGAGTTGATTTCCTCGTTATTAGGTAGAGTATCTGGATTTGCTATCCAGCAAATATCGTGTGTTGAATATAGTGTTTGTACATTTACATCAACGGTGTGTCCAAGGTTAATAAATAATTGATTTAAGTGAGAGTCATTGTAACCGTCTCGGAAATTTGTTCTATTCGTCCATCCACCAAGTTGTGCTATATTAGATTTTAAATTTTCAGTATTATAAGCTATGTTGGCATAAAAGTTTATATTCCTATCACCTTGACCATTATATAGCTGTGATCTAGATTCTGTTACAACGCCAGCGATTAAAATAACTTTTGACGATGAAGCTTCATAGTTTTGTTGGGCGCAATATGTTGAAAAATCATCCAAGACAAATCTTTCTATAACTGTTCCTTCTCTAGATGTAGCAGATGACTGTAACAAAGAATCTCTATCATCAAAAAGCTCTGGATCAAAAAATCGCCCAAGACTATTTGTATTTCCATAATTTGTATTTAGATATGTATAATTTCCGCTACTCGATGACCAGATAAACTCAATACCACTTCCGATGTTTGTATTATCAAAATTGGTAAATGATGTTGATTCACTTCGTGTTTCATATCTATATCTTGGAAAAGATTCGTATCTTGCTGGAATTGCTGGATATGTTATAGTATTTACAACAGATTCTGCCGCAACTAATAATGGAATTGGTTCTAAATTTGTAAGATCATATCTTGGTGCTGATATGTCTGATTGAGAGCAACAATCTGGAGTAAAAGTCTTGAAAACTAATGGCCAATTAACTGGATAAATAATCGTTGGTCCAGAACATCTATCACATTGCTCTAACCATTCCGCTCTTAAATCGCCATTGTGTATAAGTGGCATTTGACATTCGTGATTAAGAGGATTATCCCACATATCTTTTAAGTCGCATGGCATAGTATATCTATAATCTGGCAAATGCATTCTAATATCAGCAACGCCGTAGCCTCTTAAAGTTTGTGGCTGAATATAAGTTGATGCTCCTTGTGATGGTCTAAAGGATGGAATTACATTGAAATCACATCCAGAAACTAAAGCTTCGTATTCATTTCTAGCTGGATGAAGTCTCATTCTAGATTTTAATCCAGATAAAATTTTATTAATTATATTATTTGATTTTAAGTAAATTCCATTATTTTCCCATAATGGATCATTGCCAACAAGCACTAGATTCCTATCTCCAAGCTCTAGCCACTTTATAAGTTTATCTAAAATTTCTTCGCTGAGAGCGTCGATTTCTGGCGTAATAATAAAAGCTAATCCAGCTTCTTTTGGTATATTTAAATCTGAAAATTCTGTTTTTTCGAAATTATAATTTTGAAAAATTTGAGACAAGTATCTAAAATGTCCACTATTTTCTGGAGAACTAATGCTTTCTTCTAAGTTTCCGAACTTTGTGAATTCTACAACTTTATTATGAGGATAATAATTTCTAGACTCAAATAATCTTACTGCTCCAGCATTGGTATTTGATTGCCAACTTGACTTTATAGGTCCATTTAAACCATCGATATTTAATGGTTCATTATATCCATCATTCTTATACCACACGTTGCCATCATCCCACTGATTTAAACTATCAGTTGGTGAACCAAAAGCTACGATAGTACCGTCTTCGTTAACAGCAACACTATATCCAAGTCTTGGTGTTGGAAGGAATCTTTGCGGGATAAATTCCCAAGTTCCAAGTATAGACAAATCTGAGTATCTGAATGATTTGATATTTATATATTCATTGATATTTAAGTATCTTCTAGCTTCGAATCTTTCTGTTGTATTTAAAGCAACATATAGAGTTTTACCAGCTTCTAATAAACCAAGACTTGCAACGTTAGTTATATATTCTAATCTAAGTTTTGCGTATCTACCTATGCCACCGCTTTGAGAACTCTTTAGATTGATCCAAGGGCCAATGTCATTGTATAACCTTACTTTTTCATCGTTATTATATTCATAAATTTCACAAGCGTTATTGATATAAGGTGATCCAATGGCTATTACTTCTGTATTATTACTAATTGCTACAGCGTGTCCGAATCGGTCTGGAATACCATAAGAATCTGCTGGAGAATCTATTTGTTGAATTAAACTCCAAGTTCCACTTTCTTTTTCAAATATATAAACTTTACCGCCACTAGTTGGCACATAATTAAATTCACCCAAATTAGGATTGAAGTATTGACTTCCAACACCAGATGTGATGTACTTTACTTGATCGTTAAGCACAAGTCTTCCAGTATCAAGAGTATGGTTAAGGATATCTTGACTCATTTTTATCCAATTTTCAGCATCATTAAATGTTGGAACAAATTCTGTAATCGCTCCAGAAGATTGAGTTCCATAAAAATCAGATACTCCACTTTCAAAACTATATTGCTGATAGTATGAAATAAATTGATCTATTGCGCCACCACCATCTCCATTTAAAGACTCTTTACCTAAAGACGCACTATTGTCAACATAGAATCCAACTATGGGTGGTATATTATTATTTATTAAGTCTTCATTATATGGGAATGCTTCATTAAATGCTTCTTTAATTCCACTAAGTATTTTCTCTGTTTGTAAGTCACTTCCTTGTCTACGATGAATCCTCTTTTTGGTAATGAATGTTGGTTTTGGATTTGGGAATTCTTCTGATGGTGCGCTTTCAGTATCGTCAAGGGTTGGTTCCAGTATTATAAGCTTTACATCAAATGCTGTTGATGGACTTGAAAAATATTTAAAGATTACGTCTTTATCTTTTATGCTATTGAGAACATCGACGTATGTTCTAGTGCTTTTTCCTTGGCCTACAATTGGTGTAAATTCATCAGTAAAAATCATTAATCCAATTTGAACACTTGATGGATTTACGCTTTCAAACGTGCGCGACCATAGTGAACTTGGTCCACCAACAACGAGAACTTCTTTATTTGGTTCATGTAAAGAATTATTTCCAGAATAAATTGCTAAATCTAAAGAATGTCCAAACTGTCTACCTTCTTGTCCAACTTTCCAATATCTTTCTGTGATTGGCTCAAATCCAGCAACTAGAGTTCTTGTTGCTGTTGTGTAATAATCTCTGATATAACCAGATGGCAAATTAATTTGTTCTTCTAATACCCAAGGAGATTTATGTTCATTGATATTTAATGACCAAGAATTTCCGCTGGGCGCTGGTAGTCTTCTATAAAGAAATACTGTTCCAGCATCTTCAAGGACATAATTTACTGGATCAGAAACACTACTAAGTGGCGAACCAATTGCTATTAGATCATTGTTTATAGCAACTGATTTACCATATTGAGCATTAACTTGTCTTCCACTTGCTACATATGGTTCATCGCCAATTAATTTAATTCCAGATTGACCAAATCCTTGAATATAGTAATTTATATCTTCTATTTCTGGTGGAACTGATATATAGTTGTTGCTTCCGGTTTTTCCAGTAATAAAAACTTTATATGGAGCATTTGGTATTAGATCTGTATATTTTCTAATACCATAAAAATGTCCACTATAACCTATTGGTGAATTAAATCCGCTAGTAGATAGATTGGTATATGTATTTTTTGCTCTAAAAATTCCACCATCAACGCATAAGTCGTTATACCAAGTTTTATCATGAATAGTGAAACTGCTTTCTTGACAAGAATTTTCTGTTCCACAATTACCGTAACATATTAAGTCTACGCCGCGAATTTCGTCATTAGCACTTAGTGTTGAATATTTATTATCATCAACTGATATGTTCTTTCCAACGTTATCACTATTCCAGCTAATTCCGGCTTGTTGTGCAGTGTCTTGATTGTATGCTAAATAGTTTATTACGAATAATGGTAGACTATCTTCTAGTTTAGTAACTGTGTAATCTTGTGCAGCAACGTATAAATTTAAAGAATTTTCTGCGCTAATAAAGACATCTCTTAGCTCTGTATATAAAGACATTCTACTGTTTGGATAACGGCTATCTCCAGCAGTATTTGAGAATGCGTATAGACCTAATGAGCTAATACTGTAATCAGATATTGGTTTATTACTTAAGAATAAAGAGATATTTCCAGAGGTTGTTGGTGATGATAGTGAGTTCTTGGTAAATAGATTGATTCCCTGTTCATCGAACTGATTAAATCTACCGTCAACGAATAATATTGGACCAAAAGATGGAGAAGCTCCAAAAATATCGAACGATGAGTAGTTGCCATCTGAACTATCAATGGTTCCAATATTCAATGTGTAAAGCGGTAGAGTTCCACTTGATAATACCGCTCCAGAACACATTAGATTCATACCGTATCCATTGTTCCAAACGGAAGATGCTGTTGGAATGGGCATTCCGCTGGAAAATAAATTCAACCCACCAACTCCACTTGCATTATCCAATCCATACGAATACAGATTTATGTTTGCCAAGGATATAGATTCACCACTACACACAAGATTAAATTGAGTATTATTACTAGGACCGGCTGTTACGCTATTAGCTTCAACGAGAGCATTTTCTAGTCTAACATTTGCACTATGGATTTTAATAGTAGCATCAAATGGAGATCCACTAGGATATACTAAGTCATATTGCAAAAACATATCATTAATATCAGTAGAATAATACTTTGTATCAAATTCTGATGTGTTTCGCTCTTGATCAAAATTAGCCCAAGGCTCGCTGGTGTCGATTAAATCGTTAAAATCAAAAATACTTGATAGTTTTTCCCAACAACCAGATGGGGCTAAATAGTGGGTGTGTCTATTAATTAGACCCCAATTTACTTTGCTTGGTCTATCAACAGGCTCTTGATTTTTAGTATATAAACTTACAATTAACTTGGGGCCGATATTGCCATCATTCCAAACTACATTGTCTAATGTTTCGTATTCAATTATTGTATCAACAACCATAGCGCGTTCTGCAAAGTCGTATCCTCTTGGTAAGGTTTTGCATATTCTTGGTGGCAAAGACAAGAAATTTGGATTTGCATCTGGAATATCAGATAGATTAAATCTTAGGAAATCATTTTCTATTTGAGTGTGATAGCATACTCCAGATGTTGGAACGCTTGATGGAAGAATAGAATCGGTTGTCAGGTTATATGCCGATCCATCGTGTTTTAATCGGTGAATTATATAGTCAGCACCAACTCTTTTTGTGAATGAGTTGTATGCTGGTGAAAATGCGCATATCTTAAAAGCTCCAAGATTCCATTCTGATGTATCATCATCTACATATTGCCATAATTTAAATTCATCTTTATCATAACTCTCGGATGGATTCCAAAATTTATGCTTAATGGTTTCAAAGAAATGCTCGACTTGCATTTGTTTGTATAGTAAATCGACTTGTCCAGCATTATTATCTATTAAGTTGGTTCCGTCATCGTTATATGTAGAGATGCCGATATCAGTGATAAATAAATTACTACCAATGCCACTGCCATCACTGTAGCCAAACTTTAAATGACTATTACCAGAGGTCAATATGAATGATGATGATTGATCTCTCAGGTGATGGAATGTATTTGTTGAACTTTTTTCGTTATCTGTATAAAGCTTTAGCTTATTAGATAGGTTGTCATTGTATGTTAAAATAACAGATATTGGGTATTGATATTCGTAATAATATAAATTATCTTGAACTTTTTTAATCGATCCATTTGAAGCTCTAGCATAACCTGTTAAATGGCCATTTTCATATCCCAAACTAAACTCTAGATTTTGACCACTATCATATTTAGCAAATATTATACCACTATTCCATAGATTATATCCAACGCCACTCATATTGATATCTGGACTAAATCTTGCAAAAATAGAGAATCCACTAACAGTATCGATGTTTCCAAAATCAATATAGCCAGTATTACCAGAAACTCTTACGGCATTGTCATACGAATCTGATATTAATCCATATAAAGAATCATTCTCGTAGCCATCTATAGAAGTCCAGTCTATAGTTTTATATGGTGTATTTTCTGAAAATAGCGATGTTGAATTGAATCTTAGTCCAATGTTTTTGATTTTATTATACGATCCAATATACTGACCACTAATTGGTGCAATGTGTGGAATACTATCAGAAACTATAAAACCATTACTATCGTTATTAAATGAGAAATAACCATTTAAAAATGGAGTATTGAGTTGAGGATTATAGAATGAGAAGTCAAACTGATAAGGGTCGAATGGGCCAGAAACTACATTTCCCTCTACCCCTCTCCATCTTCTAGAATAGTTAGTCTTTAATGTTGATGGTGTCTTATAACTATGTGGGATATCTTCAATTAATGAAACTGGTGCGTATTCTGGACCAGTATTTATAAGATCGTCGTTGCTTTGTCGTGTAGATGGATAAATTTTTACTGTGCGAGAGTCTAATTCTCTGCTACCTTGACCAACGGTATGAAGCATTAATCCATTGGAGGGCTTATAATGAATAACAAGCTCTATCTTTGATATCGAAGCGCCGCTTGGTATGGGATAAATATCTAGATACAGATTCTCAAACGAGGAACTCATTGAGTAATCTTTTGACTTTCCTATTGCTATACGATCTTCGTATATTTGAAGCGGTATAGTATAATCAACAAACGATGTACTATTAATAACGGGCGATGTGGCTAACTTATAGTGATCGCCACCATCATTATTAGTTAAAGATGATGTGTAGAACTCGTCTTTGTCAGAAAGGGCTTCTGATGAAATTCCTAATTCATTAGTTGGATTAAACCCAGAAGATGATGGTAGTGTTCCAGTTCCAGAGACATTTTGTAAAAATCCACCAACCGCTGGAGTTATATTCAATAATTTATCATCGCTATAGCCAACAACGTCAAGAACATAATCTCTACTCCCAGAAGCTTTTCTTGCGCGGACTTTTAGCTCTATAGAGTCTATAGTGAAAAAATTATCAGTGGCCGCAACATTGCTAAGTGCCGCAGAATCAAAACTATTATCTTTACCAAAACTAAAAGCTCCATTTTGATATTCTATTACTCTTGTTGGAGCTTTGTGGCTAAACTTTAGATTCAATTTGCCAGAATCTGTTATTTCGTTTATGTAGTTTAAAGTTATATAGTCGCTACTAGAATCGTTAATAAGAATATTATTTAATACATTTGATCCACTGGCGCTTGTATTATATGTTGAAGAATTACTAGACTTCCAAGTACTATTAACTTGCGGATATATATCCGTATCGAAGTCATTTGTAAGTACTTGAACTGGGAATATTGATCGTGAAATTCTTTGACCAATTGGGGCGACTTCTGAATAAAAATTAAGATAGCTATCTCTGAGTATTCCAACTCCACCGCTGTTACAAATCTCTATAGAAGAAATTCTTAAATTATTCGTTGGGATGGATGGATAATTTTCTGGTGAGGATAGGTTTATTCCAGAAGTAGAACAGTCATTTTCGTATCCAAAATTAAAGCCAGTATTGAATGGGTCATCTAAACAAGTTGAATTTACATCTATATTAAGAGTGTATCCGCTACCCTCTTCCATGAATGGATAATCTTTATCCCATGTGTGAAGTAATAGATTGTTTACATCTGGCTCTGAAATATAGGTTGAGTAATTTATATTCTCTACTGCATAATTAGAATCACCCCTAAGAATAATATCTTTATATTTTATGATTAGATTACCAGACGGATCTTCTAGTCTAATATTTGACAGGGTGTATTTTGGGGGAACGTGGGATATATAGTTCTTAGTTGGGGCCGATGCTCTTATAAATAAGAAGCTTTCTTTAGCAACTTGAGTAGGTGTTGTTACTTCAAATTTATATCTAAAATCACCATCGGTAAATATAGATGATGGTTGAATATATGAGTCGATTTCGTCAGATATTCTGGTGCTATTTTTGAAATTTTGAGTATAGTTACCAGTAAAAATACCCTCATCGATACTAGAATAAAGATTGCCTGTCCCCAAATTTTTATTAACAAAATAATTACCATCAAGGACAGTTACTATATCTTTAATGGGGTATAGTTTTTCTGTGGCTTGAAAATTATCTATACTATTTATTTTGGTTATAGATCCAGCAAATTTATCTGTATAAGAATTATACAGTCGGCTTGATGAAGATAATCTTCCAACCAAATTGCCAGAGACTGTTAGTGTGCCGCGAATATCACTATTAGACGATTGCGGTAATTCCTGTAAACCAAAAGACATATTACTTTTGGCTTGAAAATCACCATCTACCGTTAGAGTTGCTGTTAAACCAATCCTTTTACTAAGATTAGGTTTTAATTTTCCTATAGCAGATATTCTAGCAGTGGGGGATAAAGTAGCTAATGTTTTAGCTTTAAAAGAACTTGATGATTTTAATCTACTAGTTCGTTTTATCTGACAAGATATACAATCTAATGACATAATTTTATCCTAATACTGATCCGTTATTTTGTATTCCGTTTTCCGTTGGGTAAGAATTCTTTAGTTTCTCAGAAACTTTGCCCATTACTCGGCTCTCTAAATTGTCCGCAAAAGCATTCAACATATTTCCACCCATAACATTAACATCGACTTTAGTATCGGCTATTTGGTGAGATATTGTGGTTGGTAATGACTTGATACTTTCTGCTACTCCGTTAACATAACCCATCACTCTGGTTAGTGCTTGTGTTAATTTTTCAAAAGATTCCGTAGATCCACTTCCGCTACTAGATGATACACCACCTCCAGCATAATATTGAACTTTACCACCTCTAGCAAACCCCATGACGGCAGAACTATTAGTCATGCCACCGCCCGTCCCGTTCATTTGTTGTAATATTTGTAGATTATTGCCACGATTAACAGCTTCTCTTCTGACTACAAATTCTCCGGGAGTTAACATTGCGGGAACAGTATCGGTTCCTCTTGGGATAAACATTCCACGATTAGCGTATATTAAGCCACCATTTGCTTTTCCTAAAGCCGCAACGGCAGCTTGTCCTCTTTCTTGTACTTTATTATAAATAACTTGAGCATCCCTGACATTGATTGTGGCCGATTCTAATTGCATATTAGCCATCTCTGCCCCAAGCTGTCCAGTTTCTCCAAGAGCGGTGCCATAATCTCTCAATCTAGACTTAGAAGCTTCCTCTTCTGCCGTTGTTCCGCTAGCAACTTGTGCTAATCTAGGATCAGTGACTCCTCTAGCACTTAAAGCAGAACCAAAAGCTTGTTGAGTTAAACCTCCCTGTCCAGCTAATTGAGTGCCGTATAAAGACTGAACACCAGCTTCTTGCTGTCTTCTAATATCTTGTGCTGCTAAACCTAAAGCTTCTGGACCAAAAGCTCCCATCAAAGATTTATTCCCAGTAGCTATAGCGGCAGTTGCCCCAACAGTAGCTTGTGTTTGCATAAACTTGTCAATATCACCAGAAACAAGAGCATCTATAGAATCTTTTTCTAATTTATTTTTTTCACCAATTAATTTGAGATTTTCTTCTTCAAGCTTAACAAGTTCTCTTATAGTATTAACTTGGTCTTTTTGAGCTTTTTGCAAGTCTTGTTGCATTTCATTCATTCTTGCGCCATTAGCTCCTTCGAATCCGTTCTGCTCTGTTCTTGATCCTTCAATTGCTGTAAATTTATCTAGAATTTCTTTATTTCGTCCACGAATGTCTGCTAAACTTCCAGTGTTCATATTTGATAGACCTAAGTTATTAACATTGGCTCTATCTAATACGTTCTTTCTTCTTTCTTCATTTGTGACTACTTTGCCGCCATATTTACTTTGTAGTTCTCGCCCCTCTAATGTTAAGGATAATGCTTCTTTTTGAGCCTCTAAAGCATTTCTTTCTGCTTCTATTCTTTTCTTTGTTAGGTCAATTAATACCTGTTCGGCTTTTTGTCTATCTTGAGCAATTTTTTCAATTTCTTCAAACGCTTTTTTTTGTGATTCTGATAACTTATCACCAATAACACTCTTATCTCCACTTAGTAATTTTTCAACGTCTTTTTGATCTAACTCTAGACCTCTAATAACAGATTTTAGATTATCTTTGATTGCTCCTTCTGGTAATCCATTAGATAACTCTTCAGCAAATCTATTTTTTAATTCATCTGGGCTTAGAATTTTACCAGTAACTTTCATTTCGTCTCTTATTTCATCAAAAGCGGCACCGTAGTTTTGCTGGGCTTGGATAAAGGCTGCGGTATTGCCTTTAAATTTAGCAACATCGCCGGGAGAAACTCCAAGGCTAGAAAGATTTTTACCGACATTTTCCATAGACTGTTTGATTTCATCTGGGTCCATAGATGCTGCCGCGCTACCCATTGCTTCTTGCAAAAAGGCAACATCATTAACGAACGAAGAGCCACCAACTTCTAAACCAGCAGCAAACTTAGTCATACTCGCTGACTGTGCGCTACTTATAGAAGTTGCTGAACGTAAACCCAAACTCATTGCGTCCAAAGCTGCTCTTGCTGTTTCAATTTCTTTTGATAAATTTTTAAAACTATTTTCTAACTCTTGAGACATTTCATACGCTGCTTCTGACTGTTGTTGCAGCAGGTTAGCGGTGTCATTATCGCCTTTATTTCTAGCTTCTATTGATTGATTAGCTAAAGATAAGCCTTTTGCTCTTAAGGATGTTGCTGATTCGCCACCGCTAGCTTGAATTTCTGCATCAATTGTTGCTTGATCTTTATTAAGCAATATTCCCGATCTCATAGCCTCATTAGTTAGAGGTCTTCGCATCTCAAACGCTTTTCTTTGAGCATCCATTGAAGATTTGTTTAATCCTTCGTTTTCTTTATCAATTCTAGCATTTCGTGTAGATGCGCTTTCAACGTATCCTAATGTTGCGAAACTTGCTACATTTCTACCAAAACCTTCAAGACCTCCTTGATTTTTATTTGCATTATTTGTTTGTATCGCTTTTTGATTAGCTTGTTCTAAATTATTTGCTTCCGTTGTAACATTTCTAATTTTTGACAAGGCATCTGCTGCTGATATAGTTCCTCTATTGAAATCTTCCATCGCTTTTGCGGCATCTTTTTCGCCTTGTTCAAAAGCTTTTTGAGTTTTGGTTGCTTGAGCTTGAGCTTCTGATAAAGCTACTACACTGTCTTTAGTATTTCCACCAAATAATTCCGATATAGCTTCTGATAGACCCGGATCTTGTGAAGCAATTAAAGTTCCAAGACCAGCACCTATAGCCGCTCCGATTGGGCCACCAAGCATAAATCCAAGTACGGCACCACCGCCACCTAAAGCCATTCTGCCAGTATTTCCAGCTTCTAAGCTGTATTGATCAGATGCAGCTTTTCCAGCAGCCTCAACGTCGCCACTTTCAATAGCTTTTTTCTTTCGAACTTCTGCATCACTGAACGCTGTTACCGCAGCATTAAATAAAGATATTGCAGTTGTGGCAACGGCTAAAGGTCCAGCAAGTCTACCAAACTGAAATGCAACTTTACCTATCGGGCCACTCAAAGACCTAAAAATATCGCCAGTTCTTCCTTTAGGTATAAATTGTTCTACGTCTACTCCGGGGGAGCTTCTTAAACGTCCGCTTTTGTTACGTCTTAAAGCTAGTCCTCTAAGTATATCTCTGTCGGAACCAGATCCGGGATCTCTATAATTTAATAATCCCGGAACCCTTTGCCCAATACCAGTAGAACCGCCACGCCTAAAAGCATCTATGCTATCACGAAGATCTGAGCTTCTAGCTCTTCTATCAAACGGTCTAGTAACTTTGCTTTGAAAATCACCTCCGCTCTTCCCAGATAAAAATTTACCAACACTTTGCTTTGTAAGAGATACTCCAAATCCTTCTAAGGCGAATACAACTCCGCCAATTGTGGTAATCATACTTAGTACAGAATTACCAAACTTTTGCATAGCTGAACTATTATCATCAATTGGTGGCAACATAGCTTGTAGTGCGCCAGACGCTACGCTTATACCAAGTCCAAAATTATTAGTAGCTTGTGTGGCTCTTTGAGTTGCTTGAGCTTGTGCGGCAGTGTTTACAGTTGCTCCGGGTCCACTTGGGGCGGTAACGGGTTGAACACCCGTTCCGGTAGATCCACCAGCAAATTTTTGAACTATTCCACCGTTAGCATATTTACCAACCTTATTCATGCGATTAAGATTGCCATAACCAATACGCTGTGCGGACGATCTATTAACAACAAACTCGCCGGGAGTTAATAGTGCGGGAACAGTATCTGTGCCAACCCCGCCACCGGTTGCGAATCTAGCCACGCGATCTACTCTAGAGCCTTTGTTTCTAATAGCATCTATTGCTGGCTGTTTACTGCCGCCCTGAGTAAATATCATATTCTGAACTGGAATACCAAACTGCGAACTGAGATATTCAGCCGCGCCCTTAACTCTTTTTGACTTGCTTATAATGCTTACTTTGCGAGCATCTATTTGTCCATTTTTAATTGCAATTTGTAATTCTCTACCAAACTGTGTAATTGGGGCAGTTTGTAGATCTTGAAGACGCTTTGCCTCATCTCTAAAATATGTATTTAGCGATGCGTCTTTTGCTCCCGGAGTTGGGGCTTTGGCGTAAGCTGTATCGCCAATTGTTCTTTTGAGTGTTCTGTCAACATCAACCGCGCCACCGCCAGCCTTGATTAAAGCTTGTATTGCCGCGCTTGGCCTTGGAAGAATTGAGCCGGATGCTTGTAGTATATCATCAACAAGCGGAGCGTTTTCTATACCTTTAGCTCTACCACCCATAGCAAATTTTTGAATTATTCCACCAGCAGCTTTTTTAGTAGCTAAATCATTTTTAACAAGATATCTATCAACTTGAGCTAGAAATTTGCTGTTATTTTTACCGCCACTACCAATAGTTCTAGTTACGTCTGTTGGTATATTGGAAGCTATTCCAAATTTTGATGATACCGCACCAAGGCCAGAAGGAAAATCTAATGGTGAATTTATGCCGTCTTTTTCAAAGGGCGCACCAACAAGTGCTAATGAAGATTCTAGATAAGCACCAGCAGCATTATAAAATCCAGCTTTTTTGATTACATCATTAATAAATCCTTGTTCTAGTTTTGGTCTTGCTCCTACGCTTGTTGCTAATTTTGTGCCAATATTTTTAATGGTATCGATGAACCCACTTTTCATGACACCTTCATATTGTTTGGATTCTTTTTTATTTAATCTAGCGCCTTGGATAGAGACTTGTGTTTTTGTTTTGGGTGTAATGCCAAGCGTGGGACCGTAAGCATTTCCAAATAACCCAACTAATCCAAACTTGGGAACATTAGCAAGTTTTTCTTGATTTTCAAATCCTTTTTTTCTTTTTGCTAATTCATTAGCAACTCTAGATGCGCCAGCCCTTGATAAAGCCGTATTTCCACTGAGCGATGATAATTGATCATCTGATAAAGATGCAAGATTGGATCTAGCTGGGGTTCCAGATCGTGGAATAATAGCTTTGCCACCACGATCAAATCTTTGTACTTCTCCACCCCTGTTCATGCCAGCTAAGTTACTAGCACCTAACTTTTGAACACTACTTTTTCGTATAACAAACTCGCCGGGGCTTAACATAGCTGGAACGGTATCTCTATTACCAACGCCGGGAACCAAACCGCCAGTGGCAAAATGATGAACTTTTCCACCTTTATTAAAAGTGCGACCAGATTGTAATCCAGCGGCAGTTGCTCCAACGAATGTTCCAATTCCTCTAATTGCCCTAAAAGCAGCTACTGATGCAAGCAACGGAAGTAATGGCTTAATTGAGTCTGCAACTTTAATTAAAGCACTTGCAAGCGTAAGTGCTGTATTAGCCATGATCTGAAATGTCGAAGTTTCAGTAACGCTACGAATTAATGCTAGAAATTCTTCTCTTACTTTTGCTATACGAACAGCTAAAGCTGCTTGTGCCGAAGCAGCATCTTGAGATAATGAATTATTAGCTTTTGTAGCAACATTCAAAGCGGCTTCTGCTGTAGAAAATTGCTGTAATAGTGGAAGAACTTTACCAATTTGTCGGAATCCACCAAGCTCTTCTGCGACTTTGATAAATGTAATATCTCTTTCGCCAAGACCAGCTAAACCTTCACTGAGTCTTTTAACAGCTTCGAATGGTCCAACGAATTTACCTTCTAGGTCTACTAGATTAACACCGAACTGTTTTAAAAATTCAATAGTTTCTGGTCGTTGAATACGTGTGAAAATTGTTCTTAAGCCCGTACCAATACTTTCAGCACTTTCGCGGGTTGTTGCTCTGACTGATGTAAATAGGGCGAGTAGTTCATTAAGATCACCGCCAGAAGATTTAAACACACCGCCCGTTCTACGAATAACGTCGATCAAGTCGCTAGCTTCAACGGCGAATGCGCCAGCAACAGCATTAATTGATCCTAACTGGCTCTCTAAAGCTCCAACGCCCTGTCGAAACTGAGCAAGAATAGCAATAGCACCTTCGGCAGTTTGCGTTATGCTATCAAAGTTGGGGGCTAGTGCTGCTTGTGCTAATGAATTAAGAGCAACTTTGGTATCGGAAGCACTTAGGCCGGCCTGTGTTAAAACCGTAGTAACTTCTAGCAATGACTGTGATGATACACCAAACCCTCTTGCTAAATTAGTAATTTCATCAGTTAAATCTCTTAAGCCGCCCACGCTTTTGCCGGTGACTTGGGCAACCTTAACTAACTGACGCTCAAAATCAATAGAAGTTTGTATAGCATCGCTAAGTGTGCTAGTAAACAAACCTACTGCTCTAGTAGCTATAGAGAAAGCGGCAAAACGGCGAATAGACACAGCAAAAGCTCGACCCATCCTATCAGCAGCCGAAGTTGCTTGATTGGTGGATTGAGTTATTTGCTGTATCTGTTGCTGTGCCCGTGCTGATCCTTGAACCTGTACATTAACGTTAATACCATTAAGTTGGCTCTGGATTTGGCTAACAATTTGCGATACATTGTTAGGGGCTTGTAATTGTAATTGAGCGGTTAATACGAAACGTGCCATAGTTTCCTAACTTTGGTTAAGGCCGCTCACTATCCATTAACTATCCGAAGATTTGGATTTCTTTACTTTTACTACCGCCTTGGCTTCTTCTATAGCTTGGTCGTTATCATCCAAATATGTTATACTTGGAATGTAATTACCAGAATCATCTAGAATATTGCCATCTTTATCTGTTCTTTGACCATCACTATTGATATAGTAACCCTGCTTGTCAATTCTGCGTCCTTCTAAATCTACTGTTTCGCCCTTTTCATTGACTAAACTAAGATTTTCGTCTACATAATTGAACATTTTAAGGAACTTATTTTCGGGCAATTTGGACTCAAAATCCTTATCTACCGAATAAAGCATACCGGCTAATGTTGTAGCGGCGGCATACCCAATTTCATCGTCAGATCGTCTTTGATAGTCTTCTAAATCATTATACACCTTATTGCCATTTTCATAATATGCGCAATTAGCAACTAAAAAGTCGAATTTGCTATTATCAGAAATAGATTCCGCTGTATTTTGCTCTAGAGATAATCTTTCGGATATAAGATCGCGCAACTCATTCCTCTTTTTGCGCATTTCTATAGCAATTCTTTTACCTTCTGATGCTCTGAGTTTACCATTCTTGCCACCGACGTAAAGCTGTTTTTCTAGACTAAAAATAGTATCAGTTATTGACTTTTGCTTTTCGTCCTTATCTTTATCCCATACGCCTTGGGCGTTCATGAACTTTTCAAGTTCTTTCTTAGTCATAATTCCTTCACGAACACAGTCTGTCCAAACTTTCGCACCAATTCTTTGTGATGCTGACATTAGTGTGTTGCTTGGCTTTTTAACGTATAGTTTGATTGTTTCCTCTTTACCATTCTTAGTGATTGTAACATCAACAATTTTTTCTTTATCCTGTGACATAATTTGTCCTCCTTAGTTCTTTGGTGGTTGAATAACTGGCATTTGGATTGAGTATCTTAACCATTCTACGTCATATTGAGCTAATTCAGCATCAATATTACGAGCTTGATTATTACCCTTATCTAAAATTTCCGATCTAATCTTGTTGTATAAATCTTTGAGTTGTTCTTGGTCTTTGGTTAGTGGTTTATCAGAATTACTATTCCATAAAAACCCTAGATTTTCTTCTATGCTACTTAAAGCTCCTATCATTGTTGTCTGAATTTTCTTTTTAAGAATTTTTGACAAACGTTCTTTTGAGTCAAGCTTGTATTTTGCTTCTCTAATTTTTTTATAGTCATTTATCTTAATATAATCTTCTGGCAAATTGTCCATTATATCCTCCTTTAATGTCTTCCTCTTAGTTGATTAGTTGCTTTCATTTGTAAATTAAGTCGTTCGTCTGCAAATTGATCTTGGGTCGCGGTTCCTTTATTTTTAAGTAATTGCTCTCTTTGTTTTTTGATCATTGTTGCGTGTGGATTATTTAATGAGTCAATTTTGCGAACATCTTTATCATTATTTGCCATTACGAAAACTTCTGAAGAATTCTTGATCTTGTCGTTTTTAACTGAATTTTCAAATTCTTTTTCGTTTATTTCTCTCTCCCTCTTTTGACTCTGTAATATAAACCAGCCGTCTAATAAATCATCGTCTTGTATTACTTCTTTTTGTGGGCAGTCCATAGATTCTTGAATATTATCATATGTTTGTGACCATATTATTAAATTTTTTTGATTATATGTCAATTCTTGATCTGGGCTATTATTAAATAGTTTTACTTGAGCATTTTCTCTAATTACCCATAAAGATTTCCAAGGTTCTGATCTAGATAATTCTCTTATTTTAGATTCTGCTATTGCAGAATTTTGATATTCATCAACAATATATTGTAGTGAAATAGTATCAAAGTCATACAATTCGTTGTTTTGATAAGTAGTGTTTCTTATTATCCATGCTAATTTTTCATACGAAGCAAAACCTTCGCAAGTATTTAAATAATATTGATTTTTTTTATTGCTATGAGATATTAACTGTTTTTCTCCAGCCCTAATATATAATCTGATCTGTTCTCTTAGTGAGTCATTATTTCTAGCGTTATAAATTTCTATTTTTAAACGCTCAATGTCTTTATTTAGACCTTCTAATTTTTCATCGTCTGATTTTGTCCATAGATCTTGTTCTCTCATCCATTGGTCAATTTCGCTTTCATCCATCATCCCGTCAACATAAGCTTGCTGAAATGATTCGTTATAAACCTGACAAGCTTGAACGTATTGATCAATAGTTGGTGGAATAATAACTAAATTTTTAACAAAATATTTTCCAGAACGTATGAGGGAAATAAAAAACTCCCGCTCATGTTGTTTCATAAAAACCTCACAAGCGGGAGCTTACATGTTGTTTCCTTTTGAATCCTATTAAATTATCTTATCACTAACTGAATTACAAGCCAGCGGGATCTTCTGGATGAGTTACAGTTAGTTGATTATAAGTTGAGTAACTGAATTTCATAGACACGTTACCACCGCCAGCGTCACCGCCGCCGTATGTCACGGATGCTAATCTATTTTTATTTCCTAGATCAAATATTGTACCGTCTTGAAGAACCATTTTGATAGTTTCTTCGATGGTATTATTACCTTCGTTTCTGGTGCCAATATATGATGGCTTACCTTCTTCGTAAGCCGAAACGAAATCTCCAGAAATTGAAATAACATCAAATTCACATGTTACTTCTACTGGATAATTTGGCGCACGATAATAAGGAGCTTTACGACCAAGCTCTAAAATATTATCACGACTGAGATCAGTACTAATTGTGCAGTTCTGAACGTGTACCAACGGTGCGCCGGTAAGACTAGCTCCTTGAGTAGCATTGCCGGGATTTGAGTTTTGAGAAACACCATAAATTGATTGTGGTAGAATGCAACTGCCCATTACTACGTTTTCTCTTCGCTGAATACCACCCTGAGAGTTAGTTAGTGCTAATGGCTCGTCTGTACCTTGACCACTATCAGTTAAAAGAGCAACAACGGCGCTTGTGATTTTTGGATTTGATGTGTTCCAAACCTTATGATTTCCAACAAGAGTAACTGATTCTGTTGCGTTACCTTCTGTTTGTAGTGTGTAGCTTAGATTACTAAAATACATACCTGACATATAAATTTCTACAGGGGCATTACCACTAACTGCGTCTACAGCGTCAGAATAAATGCCAAGAGCAACACAACATCTTTCTTTAGCGCGACTAACTAAACTACTAGTTGTAGCTTCTGAACTAGCTAAGTGATAAATTAGAGGATATCCATCAAGAACCTTTTCTAAGGTTACTTCGATCTCTGGTAGACCTTCAATATTTTCATAAATTTGAATTTGGCCTAGTTCGAAAGCTTGTTCCAAGTTAAAATTTGTATTTACGCCAACGCTCTGAACGCCATGAACGGCAGTCATGCCGCCGACAAAGCATGGCTCAATGGCTACAGCTTGACAGGCGTAGAAAATTCTATTATTTGCCATTATTTCTCTCCTATAATATTATGGGAAAACTCTAATTATTTATACACAAATTTATATGGTTGTTTCAATTGATTCAGCGGTCAATCGCACTATACCGGCGTATATATTCATTAACTGCATTCCTTGTACTATTGAGTTTTTTAACCTCAATTGTCCTCTTGGGTATTTTTCTAATAATTCTGGATACCTCAAAGCTCCAGAGGTTGGAACGCCCATGTAATTTAGTGGAAAATCTCCGCTATTTGCTATATTATTGCTATTAAACATGTATATAGTTTTATCATTTTGTAGCGAGATAATATCTACCAATTTATTTCTAGTAAATTCATCTTCAGCCAAACAGTGAAATAATAGGTCTGTTTCAACGAATTGTCCACCACCCAATTGATATCCACGAAGGGTTCTTCTTGGGACTATTTCTACGGCTATAGCTGGCAATTGAACCCTGAGTTCGTTTGGGAGTTCAAAATCACCTTTATTTGGTATATTGAAATTATTATTTAAATCAAGTGATTTATACTGAATTTCAGCTAACCAAGGCAAACTATTGGCGTATATTACATTTATGTATTTATAACTATATTCTATTTGAACTTTACTGCCGGTAGGGATTGGATTGTCAAATATTACTCTTCCATTATAATAGTCTACTTTGTGGGCGTATGTTCCAGTACTGGAAGATGGGCGAAAAGTATTATCTACATAAACGCCAGAAATACCCGGTATGGCATTATTATTTCCAACTATTGGTGCTGGTCTATAACTAATACCACTTTGCCAAACCCAATTAGACCTAAATGCATCCCAAGCTTGTCCACTAAGATAGTTTTCACTTGACGATATTTTTAATTTGCTATAATCTAATCCGTCTGGTGATAATTCATTCAAGTTTACATTAAAGTAATTTCCTTTTTCTAGCAAAGCCCAATCCAAAAATTCAACAATGTTATCTTGAATTTCGTTATTTAGCGTTGTGCTAAAAACATCATTGAATCCTTTAAGATTTAGATGATTTGCCATATTTTATCCTAGATATTTATCAAAAATATTTGTTAAAATTTTATCTTGATCGTTACCAGATAATGCTCTAGTAACAAAATTATCTGTTTTTGTACCAGCGAATTGTGGTGGGACTCTAAATGCTCCACCTTTTATCATGTTTCCCAATCCTGACCTTCCTAGTCCGGTTGATGGATTATATTGATAATTTGAAACTATTATAGCATCTCCACGAATAAGAAGCCAATCTAACCAGTGTAAGTCACCGCCTTGGTAAATGGTGTGACCTTGTGGTAATCCAAGTAAATTTGCAAAATTTTCTGGTTGAATATAAACCTCAAAACCACCCCTTGTTAATGAATTATTATAGCTTACAAATTTGAATATTAATGATCCAGTAACTGAATTTACGATTGCATTTACTATATCGCTAGCACTTCCAGCTATGCCAAAGTATCCAGCCAAAGAACTATTGTCTTTTGCTAATAATGCAACAATTTCTGGCTGATTTCTCAGCCAAGTTGGAACATGTGATGAAATTTCAGAAATTATATTTTTTGAGTTATTATTTAATTTAGTGTTGATATATTCTGCTATTGCTGAATTAATATTTTTTTCTATACTTTTGATTGAGTCTGTTATTTTTAAACTAATAGTCATACCCGACTCCAAAAACAAGCAAAATATCGTATTTGTTTTAGGCCAATTGGGATATGTTCTCCAGATCTTTCAAATTTCATTTCTTTATAATCTTTGATATCTTTATGTACAATTAATGACTTTGCTGCTAATACTCTTGGTAGATCTGTCATATACCCTATAGTTTGTATAGAATTATCTGGAACTTTAATAGATCCAGCAACTCCAATCCACTGTTTTGGATCCCAATATACTTTGAGTTTAATTTCTGATAATGTCTCAATTTCTCTAATTGTTTTTGTCCCTATGTCGTAATCTCCACCGCGAATTCTATGAGCATTAATAGAATTTTTGTCCGGTATATTGTTATTTGGATTTTTGATTGTTTCTTCAATTTTATCTATAGAAACAAGCTGACACGTAACTCCGAAAATATCAAATGTAGAATCAATAACTTCGTAGTATTTGTCGAAAACGCTTTGCGGTATAGTAATAGCCATAATTTACCATCCTGTTAATGATGATCTTTTCCAGTTGTTCGTTGATGTACAAACATAAATATAGTTACTGTCCCAACACATATCCCCAGTATTGCCTATATCATTTCCGCTAGCTGGAGTTTTACTTGTTCTTAATCTCATTATATTACTATTGATATCAAGTCTTGCCGTTGGTTCAAGTATATCAAGACCAAGATTTCCAGCTAAATAATTGTTGTTAGGGCTAATTTGAAATATACCCCAGTGATTATCAGTATTTTCTCCACTAGCTGTTAATACTAAATCATAAGCATTTACTATTGTGCCACTTAAAGAATAGCAAGATATGCTTACTCCAACGGCGTTGTTTGTTATTGGACTTTGTGGAAAACCATCATTGTGGCCGTATGTTATATTTGCTCCGTATAAATCTTGTAATACTCCACCATCATCGGGGGCTAAATTTCTATGATTGATAGTGGTTGATCCAACAGAAACTCCAGAATTATAAATTCCATCTTGTATACTAGATCTAGAAATATTATACGAACCAACATTGTTATATTGGCCACTAGTTGATATAACATTATTACAATCAGTAATAGTTCCGTAAATAACGTTTGCGTTGTTATTAGTTGTTCTAACTGATAAAGATGAATCACTTCTTGGAGTATAATTGATACCAACGTAACCAGTTATCCCCATTGATAACGAAGTATATTCTGTTATATTTTGTGTTTTATTTTGAAAATAGCCAGAGATAGCAGTATCATTACTTCGCAAAGCTCCAGAAGCAATAATTAAATCATTTCTAAGTATGCCGGAAGTTGAAACACACATCCCAGAAACTGCTGATAAATCATTTCTAAGAACCCCAGAAACTGCGGACAAGCTGTTTCTAAGAACGCCAGAAACTGCTGATAAATCATTTCGAAGAACTCCAGAAACTGCTGTTATGCGATTATTTAATATTCCAGAATATGCTACCCATTCTTCTTCGGTGATGTATAGTGAATCTAGGTCTGGTATATCTTCTAAAATTAATGGTCTAAAATTTGGATAGGCTGGAGAACATGGTGGAGTACAGCCGCTTGCTGGTCCAGCGAAAACTAATCCAGCTTCTTGCTGTCTAAATAGAATATATTGATTAGCCGAACCACTAAGTTGTATAACAGCATCACTACCAGTTAAACGACTAATTAGAGAACGGTCATAAGCATATTTATCTGTTTCATTTCTTACATAGTGCGTTAGTTGTCTACCGCCACCATAAGAAACATCTCCATTATTTCCAGATGGAAAATAAACACCAGAAGATGATACTATTAAACCAGATGTTCTAATTATAGAATCGGGGGCGTCACCCCCAATATCTATAGCATAAGATGGACTTGTTTTATTAATGCCTAATCTATTATTTGTTTTATCCCAAATAAGACTAGGGTCATAATCTAAAACGTGATCGGAACCCCAAAAAGCTAAACCGCTACTTTGAGGAACTGTTAATCCAGCTAATCCAGAGCCAGTATAAACAGAGTGAGTGGCTGGATAGGTGACATAAACCTCTTTTATTCCCTCGACAAAATTAATTTTGGCATTACCATTGGTACTTTTTATGGGAAATCTTATTAATTGATTGTTGGTTATACCGTCGCCACTATCATAGTCTGCTCTTTGATATATCCCAGAACCTATTTCATAATTTGTGCCATCTGTGATAGCATAAAATACTTCAGAGTTATGAGAATACGTAGAACTAAAAGAACTAAATCCACTAACTGGTCCAGACAACATCATGTTGCCAGTACCAATTGTATAACTAAGTTCCTTGATTCTATCAGCTAGATTGATAGGCATAGGATTAACCAATCACTGTTGGTGGTACACCGCTTGAATTTCCAACATTAAAACCAAACACTACCAAGTTATTTACTTCTGCGTCGAAGAAAACTCCTGCTTTATCTTTTACGTGAAATGATACTGACCTTAATGCACTAGCATCATCACCGGTCCTGTAAAATGTTCCAACATCATTATTATCGAAATCGTCACCGTTATCTGCACTTGATCTTGCGTTACTTGACCCGTGAGCGACATAATTATTATCAAGCAATACGCCAGATGTAAAATAAATTTTAAACTTTCCAGTGGCTACTTTTTCTAATGTGTGAATATTATATGATGACTTAACTACGGGAGGACTAACACTAGAATCAAAATTAATCCAAGCCTTGGCCACGCCATTGGCAGTATTAAAAGTTGAGCCATCTTTGTCAAATGTAAATTTGCTACCACTTCCAACAATGATATTTTCAATTGTTGGTGCGACATATTGAAATTTAAGTCCACGGTCATTGCTAGAACTTACTTGCGAATTACCGCTAGAGTTCACCCAAGCTGAACCTGTACCAAGATTATTTGACATAACCCTAGCACCAGTTAGTGGCATATATTGAGTGTGGGGATCACCGGCTGTTAATCCAGTCAATGTATTATGAACAATACCACCGGCACCGGGATATGGAACATATTGTGTACCTCCACCGTTTGGAAAATTAATTCCAGATTCAGCAATGAACATACCACCAGCGCTTTGTACAATTTTAGCTCTTACATTAGCAGAAAACGGATTTGTAGCATTAAAATCGCCGCTTGCGACAATTTGATTAATAGAATCAACGATATCCTCTAAGTTATGCCTAACGTCATAAGCGGATATAAGTCCCGCATTATTGTCGGCAAGTTCACTTCCAATAGTATTTAATAGATCTTGTTTTGATTTGATTGACATGAAATCCTCCGTTAATATCTAAAATAGCCGCCTCTAAAGTCATAATCGTTGTGGGTACGCGCAACGAAATCACTACCGGTGCTATATGGACCGAGAATAGCTTTACCGGCTATACTTCCACCAGCGCGATAGTCAAGTAATAGTTTAGCATACTTATCATTTAAATCTTTGTATAAGACAGATAGTGTTCCAGCTACGCCTCTTAGATCAATAGCTGATGGGCCGTCTTTGATAGAAATAGCATTTGAAGCTTCTGATCTAACTTCTCCGCCAATTATTATCATAGCTGATTTAAGAGAAACTAAATTTATGAAAGCGTTATCAAATGTTGCTTGATCTGTTGGGTCTGGACTTAGGTGGCATTGCTCTATATTAATAGAGTATACGTTGTTTAAGTCTACCTCTAAAGTTACTATCTGCGCACTAACTAATATTGTTGTTTCTATTCTTCTATCATTATATCTATAGCTGTCAGGATCTACGTCATTGACGAGATACCTAACCATCGTTGATAGTTGACCTTGCCAAGACATATTGTATCCTTATAAGTTGCAGTGTACGGTAAAGTTATAGATATCAGTATAAAAAGTTCCGCTAGCTAAAGCTACTTGTCCCTGCAATTTGTAAAGACCAGCTTGGTCTAAATCCCCAGCAACAGTGTCGTAATAAATTTTCCCATCAGTCCCATTGGTATAAATATTAGCACTTCTACTTATTAGCGAATCGTCTGGTTTTTTGAAAGTGAAGTTTAGGTATGGAGCGCCGGAAACGTTTACGATATCGCCATTATCTTTAATTGTCGCTAAAAAGCGCGTTCCAATATCATTAAGATGAATTTCACTAGCCATGTTTTTACCTATTAAATTAGGATAATATTACTATTTTGGTCTATATTTAGCGTTATGTTGAGTACGCGAGAAACTCCCAATTTTAAAACCGGCTGGCTATCTATGTTCAAAATTATATTATATATCTCATCATTAAAATATATGGTATTTGACGTAGAAAATGGTAAAAAACTAAATTCAAACATATTTACCCTATATTCTCTAATTAGTTATACACTATAATTATAGTGCCGATGCTTCTACCCATAGGCAAGTATTTTCGTCTAAAATGTATCCTTCGCCGGGATAAGGTGGAACAAAAGCGCCTTCTGGACTATTGACATCTTCACGAAAAATGTAACCTACGCCAGCATAATTTTTCCTATATGGTGTTCCTCCGTTGATATGTATTCCCTTAATAGTATTGAAGGATGTGCGTTTGCAAACTTTATTTTGTATGTTAGAATAGTAAATCTCCCAATCAATATCTAAAGATTCATTATTTCCAACAATAACTTCGGTCACAACATTATTTTCATCTAAAAAAGCGTAGTGTGCCATAATTAATAAAAACTCACTGTGTCTATTCCGGCTGTAATAGTTACTATTCTACTACTTCCAGAAATTGTTGATGAATATGTCAAACCAGCCCCAATATTGATATTTAAAGCTGAGTTAAATTTTAGTATTACTACGCCAGAGCCACCATGACCACTACCTTCAGTAGTAAAGCAGCCGCCACCGCCCCCACCGGTATTTGCAGAACCAGCTACCGCTGGTGATCCAGAAGCTCCACCTCTACCTCCACCTCCATCAGATGGATTTACAGCAGCGCCAGAGCCGCTACGACCAGAGCCACCACCGCCATATCTTGATCCAGTAATAATTGATAGCTTGCCCAAACCCCCTATACCTCCAGCATTGCCACCAACGCTTTGTCCAGCAGCAGCCATACCACCGCCACCTCCACCACCGGCAGTTCCGAATGATGCACATGTGCCACCAGCAAAACCGGGACCAACTGTTACTGGTGGAGTTAGAGTCCCAGCACCAACACCGTTACCACCACCACAAGCTCCGGGATATGCCTGTCTGGTCTGACCAGCAATAGTTCCATTAGATGAACTGTTGCCGCCGCTACCTCCACCGGAACTAATGATATTGCCAAATATTGTTCTATTTCCAACTGTAGACCTAGCAGTGTCAACTGACGAACATGCTCCACCAGCACCGATGGAAACCGAATATGAATTGCCAGCCACATGAACTATATCTATTTCCATCACACCTCCACCGCCACCTCCACCACCACCAGAGCTTGTTGCTCCACCACCACCACCGGCGCCGCCACCGCCAACAATCAAAACCGTAATAGTTTTGTTGATCAAATTTCTAACATTTGACTTACTAGATAAAGATTGGGTTTGGGATTTTATACTCATGTTATTTCGACACCAAATAAATTAAAGGCTACGACTCCAGAATTAGCATAAATAGAAACAACGTCTGTTTGATTTAAAGATATGCCTAGAGTTAATAGTACAGAATCATTAGCAGCTATTGGTGAATCATAGCAAAGATAATTTTTGCTAGTTACAGCTTCTCCCGTTGGACATATAGCAACCCTAAAAGATGTGGAACTACTGGCTGTATTACATATAGATAGAGTTGAGCAAATCGTTTGAGTTGCAGATGGAACTGTATATAGTGTGCCAGAAGTTGCTGTTGCTGGATATAATTGTCCTAATACTTTATGAGTTTGTGGCATATTAACCTCCAAATAATAAAAATGGGTGTATTGGCGTGAATGATAAACGTGCGTCGTTTAAGGTGCCACTAGTTAAATCGCTAGCAGAAGAGCTACCACCGCCGCCAGATATGCCACTTACGCTAATTGTGTAGTTACCAGACGTAGAAACTATTTCTATATTTGTTCCAGCGGTTAAATTTTTAACTGGTAATAGTCCACTAACACTAGAATCGAAATTCGTAATATCAGAAGATGCATGAGAGTGTGAGCTAGAAGCATAATTACCAGATGGTTGCAAGCCAGTAACGGATATGGTATAATTACCAGTTGTTGGTACGATATCTATATAAGAACTTGCTGTTATATTTTTTACAGGGAGTAAACCGCTAACAGAACTATTAAAATCAGAGATATAAGAAGAAACAAGGTCTGAATTTTTCCATAAACTAGAGGAACTATCATATTTAATAATCTGATTGTTGACTACTCCACTAATAGCCACATTATGTAATTCTTCTAACTCAAAGCCATTTTGAACTTTAACAAATACTTTTCCATCATTGAGTTGTTTTCTTATAACATATCCAATAAATACCATGTGATACGGTGCGGAAGGCTTATTAGTGGTTCCATAAACAATGCCGCCGGATATTGTTGGAGATAACCACATTGTATCACCGGCTTGATTTGCATTACTAGTATTCAAGCCTTCTAAAATACCTTCGCAAACAACATATCCAAATTCATTTATGCCAAGATCTTGTCTTAATAAACCGAGAGTTTTACTAGATCCGCCCTCGGAAGAGGCTATAGCTAAAGTAATAGTTGGATGATCACCCTGTGCGCCATTAACATAAACAGCTTGTCCCTTGCTTAATGCAGATCCAGTTGTATTTTTAACATAAGCTGATAATTCCGTAGCATAATTATTTATCCAAGACAGAGAATGCGAGGTGTTATCAACTTTACTAAGTATTTGATTGGCCGTTCCTCCGCTGGGAAGAAGAGCAAAAGCATTATTTGTAAAATATGGATGACCACTAATATTATATATGGTATTTGATACGTCGCTTGGGGCAGAAATTCCAGAATTAATTGTTAAACTATTTATACTTCCACTTGGGATAGTTACGTATCCGGTGAATGTAGGGCTTGCTATTGGAGCATATATGCCATTAATTAATCCGCTAACTGAAGTATTAAAATCTGTAATATTAGAACTAGTATGAGTGTGGGAACTTGCTGCATAGTTACCACTTGGTTGTTTTCCATCTAATGCCAATTGTAATCCGCTGACATCAGATATTATATGCGAATGACTTGAGCTAGCATAATTACCAGAAGGTTGCTTGCTATCCAAGGAAGTCTGCAACCCGCTTACATCTGCTATCAAGTGGGTGTGACTCAAGTTAGCGTAGCTACCAGAAGGTTGCTTGCT